CTAGACTGAATCAGCGTTCCACGTGGAACAAAGTAGCGGAAGGTCTTAGGATTTCGGGGTGGTTTCGAGGGAGGTGTGGGGTTTGCGTGATGGGACACCACCAAACAAGAAAAAAAAATACCTCCCAAACAAGAAAAAATACCTACCAAACAAGAAAACCGCCTTTCAAGCAAGAAAAACACCTTTCGAACAAGGGGAAACCGCCTTTCAAACAACAAGAAAAACACCTTTCGAGCAATGGAAACGCCTTTCAAACAAGGGGTATATTCCGATCAAATGTAAAAGTTTACAAGTGGTAGGAGTTTCCCGTCAAGGCAAGGCGGTTGTGAGCGATGGCGGGTAGATATTTTTTATTGGTATGGGGCGATGCGGAGGAAACCAAGGGAAACGGGAGGCGGCGATGGCGTGGGGTAGGTCCCGCTAGTCGTCCGTCCCTGTTCCCCTTTGGCGTTAGTGTAATATTAAAAATCTGATAGTGATATGACGAAAGAAGAAGCAAGGAACGTATTTGGCGGTAGTATAGTAAATAATCTGCTGTCGCTAGGGGCTGAGCCTACCAACGTGGTAAGGCAAGACGGGTTGATAGAATGGAAAAGTGATGGATATATAGAGGTAGGAGGCGTACAGGTATGGGCTTACTATTACTTTGAGGATGGAGAGGATGTTGATAGATGTGATTGGGCGGATCATATGGAGATAGAGGTAGAAGAATGTTGGATTTAAAACCGATTGATGGTAGTGGAACAACACCAAGGGGAACGGGCGGCTGTGTCACGGCGTGGCAGGCTACGGGTGTCTACCGCCGTTCTTTTTGGAGTGGTAATATAAAATACTAATAGTATGGACGAGATTATGAAATTACAAGATGAAGCGCTGCTTTATCTGCGTGATAATATCACAAAGGATGAGGCGTATTATGTCCTTACGACTGACAAGGATATGATAGAGATTCTTATAGCTGATAAGAAGGACGGAAGCAAACGTATCAAGATTCTTGATATGGAATATACTATCGAGAAGGATGATATGTTATTGTTATTCGATACAGATGGGATAATAGACGAATGTCTTTTGGTTGCCAGCTACATAGGGGTAAATATGTATTTTCGCAGACAAGATGTCAACGCTATTTTGAATAACATCAATAGAGAGAAAGTTATGAAATATCCTTACATAGCTATTCAGTTAGATAATATACAGACTATAGAAAAGCGTAGGGTTGTTTTTGAGATCACCGGGCATAGGATGGATGATAACAAAGAGAGAATAGATTTTATGTTTATTTATTTTATGGCAAGATTATGCGTATAAGAAGAACTGTAAAGGAAAGGGATATTGTAAAGGTATGGGTATTCGGGTACGATCGAAAGCTTATAAAATCGGCGGCGGATTCCGGGTTCAGAAACATGTCGGAGGTATTATCTTACGCTAATTGTATGGCAGGAGATAAACCTGTAGATCATATTAGGGTCTCGAATGAGAATCGTGGCTGGTGTGGATCGTATACTATATATGGTAGGGAGATAGATTAGTTTGATAGTTAACAACAAAGGAGGTGCGTATGAATAATGTTATAACAAACGCCAATGGCGTGAAGGTAAAAGTAAGGGTGTATGATATTGGCGATGGGGAGGTAGATAGATACACGATAATATGTGTAAGTGATAAGGGTAAAGATAGTAATGGGTTGGTATATTATCCTGTGTTTGCATGCAGCGAAAATCCATTTCATCCACAAGGAATAGGAACATATGTTGGTGATTATTATCCATATAGGAGACATTCATACAATTTAGGGAAAAGGGTTAAAGATATAATGATCTTACCAGAGAAAGTGATAGAGTATATAAAATTGATAACAAGATAAAATCATGGAAGGAATAACTTACAATAATTACGATTTGGTTGCTTTTGAGCAAAACGGCGAGATAGTGGTGGCTGTGACGTTTTACAGATATTATAGAAAGAAAGCGCATAGCGAGGTAAATTACAGGTGGAAAACCAGATGTCCGGAATTGGTGGATAAGATTGTAAGACACCGTACCAAGGTGTTTACCGGCCAGCTTATTCAGTTAGCGAAGGCGTATGGGGAGAAAAGGGTCATTAAATATCAAAAACAGGAGGAAGAGGTATGTCAAAATACGACAGGGACGCTATAGAAATATATATACTAGATCATATAGATACTGATAATTACAAAAAGCAGTTTAGATATGATAGGGAGTATCTGGCTTTTATGCTTAACGTGTTTAAGGATGAGTATAAAGAACATATCAAAAGGGATGGGATTAAGAAAGCTTTCGAGGACTACATAATGAGCGTTCCGTCTATATTCAGGATCCATACAGCGGATTGCGATATCAGGTATTTATTACGTTCATGGGGAGTGGAGTTCGATGATGATGATGATGAGATATACATCTTGTACAAAAAGATCATAAGGGAGGTCTTCTTTAAGATGTGTAATGATATGAACATTAGATTTTAGTTTGTTAATATTGTGACCATAACCTTGGCGGGGTGGAAGGATATATCATAATCGTACGTGTGCGGATATGATCCGGGGTCAGTTCCCGGCACCTTGGCATAACTTAAATATAAGTAGTATGGAAGATAATATTTTAAAAAGAGCGGCAGCGGAATTAAAAGAAGCCGGTTGCAGGGTTTTCGCATGGCAGGATGATACTTATAATAGAGGTTGGAGTAAGGGTGATTATATAATGTTGTATTACGCCTTCCCTGATTCACCCAACATCGGGTATCTGAGTCATGGAGAATATGGAATGAGTGTAGCATATAGTAGAGCCTATATACCGAGCCGTGGAAGTGGATCGGGGTGTTGTGTCAAGGAGGAAGCTACGTTTGACCTTGAGACGGCGTTAGACGTGCTGAACGGGCCGTTACCTAGGTGGTGTAAGGCCTATGGGGTTTATCCAGAACAATATAAGGATATTGATAGATGGTACAATAGCGATAATTATAACAAAAAAATATTTAAGGAAATTTGATATGGAGGTAAAAGATTGGGAGAATCTGGTTTTGAATACAGAGGTAGGATCACATTGTTTTGTTACGCTGATTGATGATAAGGACATCAGTAGAGGTTATGCGCAGATCAGACGTGCGGAGCATTTCGGGTATAACATCTGTTTTACAAGGTTATATGGGAATAAGTTTTACTTCGAAAAGATAGAGGAAGGTCGTACGCAACAATACATCAATAGGAGGAAATAATATCACTATCAGATGACGAGGCGACAGTTTAATCAGTTGATAAATGAGCTAGACGGCAAAAGCCCGTTTATCGTATTACATAGGGATGCCGTTGCGCCTAAATACGTGGGCGTGGAGGTCTCGAAAGAAGGAGTGGTATATAACTACTCGGTTATAAGCATAAATGACGAATATAAGCCTAAAAAGGCTCTTATTTCGAAGATATTGGGTATAGCTGATAATCTTAATGGCGATAGCGGCTTGAAAAAGGAATGATTGAGTGTATTTATGACCATAATAATAAAAGTTGTGTACTGATACGAATGATATTGGACGGAGGATAAATATGGCAGTATGGTAATAGACAGGTTTATGTCTTAATATCATAATATTCTGCTATTATATCCTCTTTTTGGGTAAGGAGTATAATAAATAATATAAATATCTTGGATATGGGGGAAATTAACATAGGTGATAAGATCGTGAATAATAATTTTGATATGGATAAGATATGACAAGATACTTGCTTATGATGGCTATGGTGATACTGACACCGCCAAAAGGGAGCGGTGGCATGCCCCTCGCCCCGAAGCCGGCCGTGATCGAGGCACGGGTATGGGATAAGCTGGCGGCCGCCCTATCTTTCGTGGAGTCAAGGGATGACGATCGGGCGTACAACGCCTCATCCGGGGCTTTAGGAAGATGGCAAATGAAAAGGGTATACGTTGATGAGGTTAATAGGATATTACGCCTCAAACGGCAGAAAAAGCGGTACAGGTATCGTGACAGAACGAATCCTGTCAAGGCTAGGGAAATGTTCGAGATATATCAATCTCATCATAATCCTAAAAAGGATATAGATCGGGCTATAAGATTGCATAGGGGATTACATTCCCCTAAATATATTAAGGAGGTTAAACGTAAATTAAGGGAATAATATGAATCGTGAGGTATTAATAAGTATCATTAATAGAGGTAGAATAAGGTTTATCCCAGTAAGAAGATGTTTCTTATGCGATGAATATGTAGGATATAAATTCGTTAGGATGTGTGATGGAAGTATGATACCGGTATTTTCTAGTGGATGTAGGTGTTGTGGCATAAATAATGGGACGCTATCAGAAAGGACTTGGGATGAGGTGCTTGATCTTGTCAAAACGGTACAAAATAAGCCTATGAATGAGAGAACGGAGGAAGATGAATTTATATTAAATAGTTTAATATAAGGAGGTATTGTATATGAAATGGGTGATAATAAAAGGCGTTAGATACCCTATCTCCGTGGTGTCAGCCTTCGCTGCGTATTACGGGGATAATCCCTTTTTGAAGATAAGGATAAGAAACAAATATCACATAATTTATTTTGATAATATGGATTATCTGAATATTCAGATAAGGTATTTGATTAACAACTATCCTGACTTCGTGCAGATAGGGAATTGGTATATATCCAAGAAGCAGGTGATGTCGTGGGCACCCAAGGGGCAGGCCGTGGACGGATCGGGCTGGGTTATATCCTTCACCCTGTCCTTTGGTTTGGAGAACAGTACTCAAATTAAGTTCGACAAGGAAGAGGAGTATCAAAGAGCTTTAGATAGTTTAAATGAGAAGTTCAATGTAATATTATGAGTTGTATCATGAAAACCATGATACTTAGAGGAGTATTGAGACTGATAGCGATCAAGGCAAATGATGTTGTTTAATTAAAAAATAAATTGTTATGGAAATAAGAGAGCATTTATCGGTTTATCTAGAGAGTGGATATCTTTTTGACGATATGTCAGGAAGATTAAAGTGGTTTGAGATTGATAAGATCTTGATCAGTTTTACATATGGAGTAGTTAGATATGTAGGAACATGGGGAGGATGTAGGGCTGAGAAGACATTAGATGGGAAATTATTTTATTCGTCCGAAGAATGTTTTAAAAAGGGCGAGAGCATTCCTAAGACAAGACTATCAATATATGATGTTTTTGAGTCATTATATGGGTTCATTCCAATAGGTGATGTGTGGAAATACAAAAACGGAAGAGCTGTCAAGTGTAAGTTGGAATGTTTTGATGTTGAAATAGATAATAAAGGAAAAATTTATTGTAAGGAAACATATTACAGAACATGTGAAGATGTGTATAAATTCAATGACTTGACTGTAGTTGACAAGAATGGAGACATGAGATTAGTAAAATCTTCAAAAAGTAAATTAATGCTTACTAATGATCAATTAGATGTTGTGGAGAGAATGAAGGGCATCATTGATGACATGGTTAGGTTAAAGATGATTATGTATATTGATCAAGACTATAATCTTTGTTTTCTACCGGGAGATAAAATAGAAGATTTGACAATGGATGAGACAGATGGATTTGTGGATACCACCGGTATAGTGACATCTATAAAATCTAAGGATGTAGTGGAGTTTTATGTAGAAAACCCATTCGTAAAGATAAAGGATGAATGATATCTGAATCTGGATTGTGGTGGTTCGTGAGAATAGCCACAATCATATCTCTAAACGTGAACATAAGGAGGTACGTATGTCATTCGATTGGCGTTAGGGATCTAGTTATATTAAAAGAGGAGGGATTATGAAAAAGATTGTATTAAAACTGTATGAGTTTGATGAGTTACCAAAAGACTCACAAGAAAGGATCATAGAGCGTGAGCGTTGGAATGTAATGGAGCAATGTATGGATGCTTATGACATAGACTATAAAAAGTCAATGGAAGCCTTTGAAGATCTGACAGATACTAATGTTTATGGTTGGGAAGTTGGATACGAGAGATATGATTTTAGTTACGAGTTTAAATACAAAGATCCTATTTATGAACATCCTACAGATTATCATCGTGATATATTCCCTGAGAATCTATGCGGCAAATTACTGTTCAGATATATCAACAACAATATTATGCCATATATTATCAAGGGCAAGTATTTCTCCACGTCAGGTAAATATATTGATGGGAAATACAAATACAGGCACAAGTATAGTAGGGTGATGTTTGACTATGGAGATAATTGCCCATTGACAGGGATGTGTTATGATTATTATCTCCTGAAACCTATAATTGATTATTACAATGCATGGTGTACTTATCCGGAGGATTTTTCTTTAGAGGATCTGATGAGACAATGTTATGATAACTTCTTCAAGTCATGGCATGAGGAGTACGAGTATTGGGCTGATAATGAAGATGCGATACGTGAGGAGCTTCATCATAATCAGTATGAAGATCGACTCTATTATGAGAATGGGGATGTGTATGTTGGATCATTAAATGAAATAGTATGAAAACACAAGAAGAATATGCTCGTGAGATCGATGAGATCGTTCGCCGTGATGTAGAGAGTTGCCAGATTGACTGGTTTAAGATTGATAAGGAAATATTCATGCTTCCGGAAAACAAGAACAAGACATTTATTCTCGGAACACGAAAGACAGGATGTGATTTGTTGATACTGGGAGGCACTAATTGTGATGAAAGTTATTTGGATGGGGTTTTTGGGTGTCTTGGTAATGAGAAATTCTATGTTTGCCAGCCAATATCTCTTTATGAGACAACACGAAATATCCAAGAAAGACCTGCCTTGTACGCTTTTAAAATAGCGACCGAGTATTTCAGGGCGCATGGAATGGTTCCCGTATTTGAAAATTCACATTGTAAATTGATGAGATTATGAATATAGAGGTAATAAGATACAGGCTCCCGGTTTATTGGGTTGGAGCCTTGATAAATGATGATTGGACGGGGTTATCTGACGAGGAAGCGCAAGAAATTGATGACTTTGTAAAACATGCAGATGGTTGTCCAGTTGGTGTGGATTGGGGAACAGAAGGTTTTTATTCGTATAATGACGCAAACGCTATTGGCGGAACTTGTGTCGATGTTATTTTTAGCAAGTATAATCAATAGTTAACATTCAAAACTTAATAGATATGAACAACTCTATGGTCGCTCATTTGTGGGCAAACGAAAAGGAAGAATCCGCAAGAGGTAGTAATCTTTTCTTTGAAGGTAGAAGTATTTATTCTTATGGTTATCATTTTGAGGTTGGAAGAATCGTAAGAAATAAGTGTGGTGAAAAGGCGTATTTGCTTAACGATAAGTATTATTCTTCTTCTACCTGTAAACATCAACATTGTGTTCGTAGTGCAATACCAACTGGTTCAAAAGTGTTTTCTGTTGGATATAATATGTCTGATGATGGCAGCATGGCTTTTATCACCAGTCGATTGGAGCTTATCAAAGAGGTTATCGAGAAATACAAGAAGGTTAGAACAAGCATGTCTTATAGGGATGTTTGGGGAGTATTTAGAAGTCTAATGGATTATATTGAGTTCTTTAATATGGGTACTCCCAAGAGCCTTCTTAAAAAGAGTGCAAACACCTGGATCGGAACTAAACATGAGTTATCTTACGAATCGGATAAGATTAAAAGTGAATATGTCCATGAGTTAAAGCGTGTGTTTGAGGTATTGCTAAATCATCAAGCGTCAGAAACTTTAGGAACGACCAATGTGATAGTAGATGAGATTTGTGGTGAAGGAACGTGGGCTGAGTATGTGACCAGATGTCAGAGATGGGAAGACAGTCAGGCGAAAAAAGAGGCTTTAATTTTTGAAAAAAGAAGAAAAGAAAAAGAAGATCGCAAGAAAAAATTTGAAGAACAGATCGAGATGTGGAAGTCTGGCAAGATTCTGGAATTATATCCACATTATTATTTGGAGGATGACCAGCCTAACGTATGGCTTCGCATTAAGAATGGTATAATTGAGACCAGCGGGAATATCAAGATAAAACGAACCGAAGCTGAAAGACTTTGGGAATTGATAAAGCTCTTCCATAATGGCGGTAAATTCCAACACGATATGGTATTGGATACAACCGGTCACAAATGGAAGATCAATAGCTATGAGAACGACCTATTGGTTGCTGGATGTCACAGGATTGCGTATAATGAAATGGAAAGTATTGCAAAACAGTTAGGATGGGATTAAGTGACGCTTGTATCATAGCGGTGCGATCACTATCAGATTTAGCGATAGCGCTTCCAATAGTATGTTTTGGAAACGTTCGAAGGATTAGATTTAGACATCAGCAGAGTCGTATGATTGCCTGAATCTTATTGCTGCGACCACTGCATCAACCACTGGGGGGTGAATTAAGTAGAAAATTTATAATGAAAATCATTGAAAAGTTATGAGTAATTTCAATAAAAAATATATAGAACATTGCGAAAGAAAGATACAAGATATTTTAAACGATGAAAGAGAATATAGTGATTGGACTCAGATCTGTTTCTCTATGAAAGATGCGATTCATGCGGCAGTTGAAGTGTGGGGGATATCCAATGAAGATGAAATACATAAAATGGGTTGTTTCATTAGAGAGATGATTTTCAAAGAGATACTTAATATACGGGAATTTGATATAAATTTTAAAAAAAAAGAATCATGACCCGGAATAAGAAATTGATCGTACTTAGAGGTACGGAGGCATCCAAAATATCATGGACGGCGTTGCCAGTGGAGCCGGCGTGTATAGGTAAGACGTGCGGAGGGAAGCGAGGCGTCCGCCCATGTTCGTTGGATTGGCTGGACAGGCAAATAATATATAAACACATAAGAAGATATGAATATTAAAAAAGGAGATATGGTATCTATAAAGCAAGATTTTATAGACCGGAACAATAGATATGAATATGATAGCAGGGATATATGGGAGGTCAAGGAAGTGTATAACATAGGTGGCGGATATCATGTGGCTGCAATAAACAATTTAACCGGTTACGGGAACGCTCATCTATGCACATATAATATGGATTTAAGGACTATAGATGATCTTAAAGCAAGATTGCCACAAAATGATAATATAGCTAAAGTGAAAAATAACAATATAAATACATGTAAAATTATGGAAAAGAGAATGATAACAAAACCATTTGACTTAGAGCTGGCAAAGAAAATCAGCAATGGTGAACGCAATGGTGAGATTGTAACGGTCGGAGATAATTATAAGGTAAAGTTAGTGTATTATAATAAAGATAGGATAGAATTTAGTACACTAGGGGTGATTTGTTCTGATTATGGTATAACATCAGACTGGTTCTCTGATGATGGGATAGGAACAAGAGGATGTAGGCTTTGTATTAATATTCCGGAATATACAACATTTAAGGATGGGGATGTATTGAGCAATGAAGAAGGTGATTACTTATTCATATTGAATACAAACGGGAAATACCTTACGTCTCATTATGCCTCTTGGAAAAAAGGGAGTTATTTACATTTAAATAATGGACATGCCGATCAAAATAATATTGAGAGATACAGATTTGCTACTGAGGATGAAAGGCAAAAGTTTATTGATGCTCTTAAAATAAGCAAAGAGCCTAAAGCCGAAATATACTTGAAACAATTCTTTGGTATTGAAATAGAACCAAAATATAAATTCAAGCCATTTGATAAAGTTTTAGTAAGAGATACAGAAGACGATGATTGGCACGTGAGTTTGTTTGCTAGGGAAATTGCTGATGCTCAATATAAAGAAGAAAAATATGAATGCTTAAATGGGACGGGATGGATCTATTGCATTCCTTTTGAGGGCAACGAACATCTTTTGTAAAAAATGTATTAAAATGGAAAATAAAGAACAGGATTTTATCAATCGATATAAAGATGTGCAAGAATCCATCGTGAAGGCAATGGACAAGGCATTAGAACGGGCAATAGGGAACAAGGTAATAGATTTCGAAAAGTGTGAAGGCAATTATTTGGACGTCTATCCTCTTATCGGGGCGGTCTTACAAATGGAGCTAAGGAAGGTGCTTGGCGAAAATGTGAATAAGAATATATCCAGGAATATGAAAATAAAGGCAACCAAGTACAGAAATGATTACAGGGTATGGTTGGACTATGCAGGAGATTACAGAAACGAAAATATAGAATAACATGAAATATCAAAATTTTATGTGCCCTTATGAGCTTGCATTAAAGTTGCATGAGTTGGGTGTAAATTCAGAGTCGGAATTTTATTTTGTGAAAGAGATGAAAGGAGGGGGATCCAAAACAGAATCAGTTACACAAAATACAATGAGATATTCATACAGAAAAGAAGGAGACCTCATACCGGCTTATATGAGTCATGAACTTGGAGAGATACTACCAAGTATGATAAATATCAGTAAATCAAAAATATGGGATGACTGGTTGCAATTGACACAATATTTCCCGAATAAGGATATCGAATACTACGAGGCTGCTTATGTTCGATACGATATTTACAATCCACAAACAGAAGTGTATAGTGGATTTGGAAGTACAGAGGTGGAGTCGAGGGCGATGCTGCTTATTGATCTATTGGATAAAAAAGTATTGACATTAAGTGATCTAAACTTAAAAAGTTTAAATAGAATATGAAGACAGTAAGATTATCTGACTTCTCGCCTTATAATAGGAATAAGGGAAAGACGCAAGAGTTGCGTCACAAATTCAGGAATCAAATACTTGAATATTGGGGAGAAGATACCGGAATCCTAATAGGAACAACCATGGTATATGAAAGACATTTGTGGAACGAGGAAGTTAAAGTAATATGATTATGGATGATAATAAGATAATGGAAGCGGCTAAGTTAATAGCCAACTCATCAGCGGCCTTGATCGAGGCTATGGGGATGATGAGCGAAAATATCGAGAGAGCTAATAGGGGCGAGTCTTTGGCGTATACCGAGGAGGCCTTTAATAAAGTGGTTATGAATAATGGAATAGATTATAATAGTGTTATGAATAGAAGTTGGATATGAGAAATGGAGGAGGACTATGGGTAAAGAAGTTAAGATAGGTGTAGGATATAAAGATGTGTTAGAAAAATCATTATCAGCCATCCAATATCTAAGAATACATGGATTCTCGACGTACATGGAATCGGAGGGGATTGTAAATAGGATAATGATGTTCAAAGATAAGAATGAGATGAGGAATCGAAAGATTAAATCAATTCTGTAATGGTTGATCATAATGGTAGAGAGATATAAGTACAAGTGTATTGATGCTTATGAGGAGCCGGAGAATCCAATGGAATGGTTGCCGTGTCCACGATGCGGCCTCCGGCCTCTGGTCTGGGAGTTCGATAACGGGAGAGCCACGGCGTGCGGGTGCGGGACAGACTGTTATAGTCATTGGAGCGTGCAGGCGGAAAGCGTTATGTCAGTAGTAAAAAGGTCTGATAATGGTCATTCGGCTGAGGCGTACGACATTGATGAGCTTAAAAATAACTGGAATCATTGGGTGAGGACAGGGGAGATACTGTTTACGCCGGGAAATGGGAGATGGTAATATAATTAACAATTTAAGACATGGATCATTATTTGGCTACAATTCAAACAATATTAGATAGATGTGATGATAACAACACATCTCCTAGTATTGATGACATGGAGATAATAAAAATAAACCTATGCAGAATAATTCAAACTCGTTACGGAATAACTCAGTTATGGTTCATTCCGTTGATAGAGAGAATCCAGAATGCTTGTTGTAAACATTACAATGATGTTGATATGTTATGGGAAAATTTTGTTAAAAAAATGACTGAATAGGAGGGATAAATATGAGTACAAAAACAAGTAAAGAATATAAAGCGATAAAGAATTATATCCATAATGAGCTTGGGCTTACGAAGGAAGATATAATCAATGCAATTAGATCTGATATAAGAAAATATGTTGAGGAGTGTATATGTAATACTTACGGGAATGATAATAATATAGAGCAGATGATTAAGTTTATGGTGGATAATGAGCTTAAAAATAAAGATTTTAATGTCATTCCAAGAATGGTAGAGAAAGTATTAAAAGATAAGATGTTAAACGATATAGAGATTGTTGTAATAAACAAGAATTTAAATGATTGAGGATATGGAGAATAAGGATATTTTAGATAAGGTAAGAATGAAGGGCATGAACCAAGGGATATGGCTGGCGGTTCAGGAGCTAGCCTACGACGGGCGATGGACGCAAGCCGCAGAGGAGCTGGTATCTTCTTGTGGATTGACCGAGGATGAATGTAGGAAGCTGCAAGAAGAAAGCGGATCGTTTAATGATGAGATGCTTGAATTTATTGATATGGTATTTGGTCATACGGATATGATAGGTGAAGGTGAAGATGATACAGAATAAATATGTATAAATATCAAATAGTAATTATATACAATAAAAATTATGAGCTTAATAGATAAACTAGAAGACTTGGTGGCTAAGGTAGACACCGAATACCAAGAGAAGATGAAGGCAGTGATCCGGGAGATAGTCCCGGGGATGCCGGAAGATAGCGTACGTCATGCCGCCGAGTGTATGTGCACGGACAGGATGGGGAGTATGATGGACATCGATCTTTATATATTAAGGGAAGAAAATAGGCCTTACAAATGCCATTATCTAAAGGATCTGCTGGAAGATAGGGTAGCTAGAATAAATAAGATGCATGAGGATAAAAGTTATACATATGATATAGATGATAATTATTGGTGCGCTACATGTGGTTCCCATTCTCATAAAGAAGATTCCAAGACAGGGTATTGTTGGCATTGCGATACAGATAGTTGGGTTAAAGAGGATGGGGCGGATGTAGGGATATAAAAATAGGCGATTATATAATATTCATATTTACTAGATATGGGAGAGAAGAAGATAAAAATGTGCCAAAAAAAAGACAAGTCTATTAAAAAAGTGCTTGAGGAGATAGAGAATAAGGCTATTGAATCTCGATATACGAATATGTATGATTGGCAGCGCAGGGAGCTTTCAAAAGAGGATCTGTTTGAGTATGCGGAGGAGATGAGAAAATGTCTTGATAAGATATTTGATTTGGCAATTGATGAAAGGCTTAAATAATTCAACACAAAATCATATAAGATGATAACTTCTATAAGGATAGACGACAACAAGAAGACTCCATTTAAATATATCCCAAAGATAAAAGCGTTCAAAAATGGCTCTGAGTTTATATTCAAGCCAGGCGTGAATGTGATTGTAGGCAAGAACGGGAGCGGGAAATCAACCCTCCTGAATATGATATCGAAGTACATGTTGTGCGAGAAAAAGATGTGTTCTGAATTACCGTCAGAAGCATTGTATTTCCAGGATATATTTGATGATGACAAGGTGCTTGACGGGATCAGTATTAAGTCGGATTATATTGGGAAAGTCTTCCATCTCCTACAGCAAACTGAAATGAGAAAGGATGATATATTGGATAATATCAATAATTTAAGTTTGTATATGAATGGGGCATCTAGGTCCTCTGGGGAGAAGAACCTTCATGCCATGAACTCGCTTTTTGATTTTGTGTTTAACCAAGATGAGTATGCGTTTCCGATACAGAAGCTTATGGAATTTAAGAAAAAGTCAAATGAGTTCTGGGCAAACAGGATCGACAATCTTTTAAAATACTACAAAGACAATCATGTGGTATTAATGGAGAAGGATTTTGAGTATACAATCCTTATGGATGAGCCGGACAGGAATTTAGATGTTGACAATATCATGGATCTGTACAATGTATTGTCATTTCATAAACCGCAAACACAAATTATAGCCGTAATTCATAACCCGGCTTTGATTTACAAGTTGAGCAAGTTGGATTGCGTGAACTTTATTGAGATGACAAGAGGGTATTTGAAGAAAATTACTGGTTTTATGAATAAAAAATAAGAAAGGAGATGAGAGAAGAATTGAGAACAATAGGATCAAAAGGACGCCATGTGTTTACAGCAACCTTTGTTAGATTTGGATTTAGGAATGGATACATTGGACCTGTAAAAACAATGCTTTTACAAGATGTGACACTTGATAGCAAAATAGTATCAGATCATTTGTGGTTCGATTTAACAAAAGGATTTAGTAGTGCTGATTTATCGCCAGGCGATGTGGTTGAGTTTTGCGCAAGGGTTAGTGCTTACGAGAAAGGATACAAGGGGCACAAGGATGATGTACTTAATAGACCGATAGAAAGAGACTATCGATTATCAAGACCGACAAAAATTAAAAAGATCGGGAAGAAATTAATATTAAAAGATGAGGGGGAATAATACATGATAATTATATGCCTAAAAAATTTATAATTTATTAAAATATAATGATATGAAAATACAAGTAGAATTAAATTTGGAAGATGTATTCGAGGAAGCTGTGTACAACGAAGCGACGTTGAAAGAGGAGTTTACTAGCTCGGTCAGGTTAGCTGTAGTACGTGAACTTAAAGAAAAGTTCAAGAATGAGTTGATGAGGGAAATATCCAATCCGATATCAGAGAAAATTGAGGATATAGCGAGGGAATCAATAAGTGATCTCATCGAGAACGCCAGCGAGAAGAAATATAGATTCAGGCTAGATTATATGGATGATGAGTTGACGGTGGATGAGTTTATAAGAGGTAGGATGAAGAAAGTTGTAGACGGAGGTATTGGGACAATGATAGAATCAAGAGCTAAATCTTTTGTTGATGAGTTAAGGAAGAGGTATGATATGGCGTTCGCTACCTTTATCGTAGATAACATGAGAAAGCAAAATATGTTGAAGGAAGATAAGATAGCTGAGCTGTTAAAGGATAATCCAAATGAGAAGTAGGGAAGATGCCAAAGGAAGGCGGCGATCGACGCTCATGACGCCGCCCGTACCGAAAAAGGTCGAGGTATTATCCCCGGCATGGTATAGGGCGACGGTGGAGTTTCAAAGCATGCAGGAGCGGGAGCGACTAGCTTTTTGCTCGTGGTCGAACAAACAATTATAAAATACATTGAAAATCAAAAGAATATATGAAATATGATACTATCCCCTCTTTAAAAAGAGGGGCTTTGGATAAAATCGTAAAAACCCTTTGCCCTTTAAAAAGCAAGGGTGGTACGGTTATAGAAAAAGGAGAAATATGTACTATAGTCAAAAGCTATAAAGGATATGGTATCCGTACCGATGACTATCGAACAATAACCAGAGTGGATAAATGTTGTGTTGAGTTTATGAAGGAATAAACATGAATGATAGGAGAAAGGATGATATTAACTATTAATAATGTTTATTTAATTTAATTCAAAAATAAAATGTCTACTTTTGTAGACACACAAAAATTACATATATGAAAAAGAGTGAGTTTGTAAAGGAATTGGAGAAGATCATCGATATGGTTAAGATCGAAGATGATGGTTTCGAGTATGGTGGTAAAGTCATCTTCTATAAAGAAGATGATGATAACTATGAAATCTCGGTAAAGAACATTGAGATGGATCTGACGGTAGAGGCCAACATTATGGCTAGTATGAATGATAGGACTTTCGCCTGCCTTATGAGTGAGGTCTATAAACAAAAGTTTACAAAGGCTATAACGATGTCGGAGGATGAGGATGATGAAGACAATTGATAAGATGACCGATCAGGAGATATATGATCTTACTGACGAGCAGATAGATAGATTGATCATAACAAGATGCGCTAAGGAGGGTGTTAGGTTTGTGGACGAACCTCCAGTTATGAAGGCATACGACTATAAACCTATTTCTCCATCTAATTTCTTCTACCTTTTAGAAGGATTGAGCATAGCTGTTTTTAATCAGGATGATGCTATTAAAATAGCTAAGTTCTTAAGTAAGTTTGATTTATACAAGACTACATACGATTTCACTATATCCAATGAGAAGATATATAATAAGTTGGATATAATCAATATCAAACATATTCCAATGTTTGATACAAAAGATGAGGAGTCCTACAAATCTATAAAGGACAAGAATAATAAGATTGAGGAGGAGTATAAAGATCAGGTAGATAAATACAAGAAGGATATAAAAAGAATGAGTGAAATCCATGCCGAGATCTGGTCGAAGGTAATCGATGTAAGAAATAAGATTGATCATATGAATCATCTTAGATTCCTTTTTGTAAAGGAATATCTTCCGTTGGTGGATCATGATACGAATACGGCTATGACGTTTTTTAAGAAAGCTTATGACGTGGATGATGATACGGAAAGATATATTCGTGAAGGGATAAAGGATTACCCATTGTTTAACAACAACATAGATTAATAAGATGCACAATTGGTTTAAATGTACGGTTTCTTATGAGACCGATGCCGAGAACGGCATGAAGAAGAAGGTAAAGGAAGAGTATTTAGTGGATGCCCTTTCTTATACAGAGTGTGAGGCTAGAATTATAGAGGAGATGAGACCGTTTATCTCTGGTGAGTTTAGCGTTGATATCAAACGATTCCGGATAGCGGAATTATTTGCCATGGATGGAGACCGGTTCTATAAGGTCACGGCTGATTATATTACGATAGACGAGAAATCGGGCAATGAGAAACGCAAGGCGTTTAACTACATCGTTCGGGCCAATGACCTTGATCATGCCAAAAAGAATTTCGAGGAAGGCATGAAAGGAACCATATCAGATTTCGTTGTCACTTGTATCAAGGAAGAGAAGAAACTGATGGACTTCTACGAGTTTGATGGTAAGATCAGGAATCCGGAGAAACATGAGAATAGTAAGCAATAAAGCTAGCTATGAGACCACATCATCCATAGCCGAGAAGTTGATGGAGATAAGTAAGATGGAGGGTACGATTTATCGTATCCTCACATTATCTAATAAGACTTATCTGGCTTCTAAGTTAGGGTATAGTAGGTCCGGGTTCTATAAAAAAATACAGAACAGGAATTTTAATATCCGGGAGCTGGCTCAGATATTCGATACGATCATCAACTTCAAGGATCAAGATTGGACGGAGGGTAAGATCGATAGGCTTAAGAGGTATAGGGCTATGAGCCTTATGGAGTTCAATAAAAGTTATAAAAAGAAAAATGCATGAGAGGTAGGATGTTGCCGTGTGAGAGATGTGGGAGGATGGTAACTATAAGGAGTAAGGGGCTGTGTCCCGCATGCAGAGCCAAGGAACTACCGCCAAAGGAAAGGACGGCGATACGGGTGAAGGCCAAGCCGAAGGGACGAAGCCTCAGCATCTTTTTTGGCGCTCATGTGGCAAGATTAAGTATGGTAAGAAGATCCCTTACGGGGATGTATATACCATGCCCCGGAGTAGGCAATATATGCCACTTATATCCTAAACGAAGATATAAGTCTGTCGCTGAGGATAATGATAATGTTATTTATTTGACGATAGACGAACACACGAGGTTTGACTATCTGCTAGACACGATGGATTTTGATCGGCTTTTAGAGGAGTTCGGTGACACATGGCTTTTAGTGGCCAAAAAGATGAGGGATCTCGCACCTAAAGTCGAGGAGGATGGTAAATTAAAAACCAGATTATTATTATGGATAGAAGAAAACAAAGATTACTTCTAGCTCTCGGATACGAGGCTATAAGTGACACGATATATAATAACGGAACGATTATGGAAGTCATAAGCGATCAAGAATCATTTGATGATATGAGAGTCCGTTTATCCAAAAAACATCGTGTGGTTATCACGGATGATGGCATTGTAATAGAGTTTGTTCATAATAAGCCAATGGACGAGAATGCGCCATCATATTATTGGCGATCATCATTACCAATATTAAGATCATATCATACAGATCCTAAATTTACCGCTTTCTTTGGCATATTAGACGTTTTGTCAACGATCCCAAAGAAAGATATGGTTGAGGAGGAAAAGCCTGCTGAAGAACCTAAAAACGAGCCTAAAGAGGAAATGGAAGTTGAGTATGATCTGGAGACCGAACAGCAGTATTATGCCGCTGAATGGATAAAGGATATCCCGACACCGGTGTTATATAGAATGACTGTTGCCGGCAAGCGCGTGTATTATGAGATGGATGTTGATGGGTATCCTATCATATACGATGGAGCCACTAACAATATCGCCAATGGGTATTGTGATACGTCCGGAGCCTTGGAGAAATGGAAGAATGAGATGAGACTCAAGGGCAAGGATCCTGATGAGTACGCTAACTATAGGGCTGACTTAGGTACTATCATGCATTATCTATTTGGGTTGTATCTGACCGGGGTTAACATAAAGCTGATCCCGACATGGATCAGGAAGGTGGTCAAGGAAGCCAAGCTAAGAATAGACAAGTATAGGATGGAGCGGATATTAGTGGATAATATGGATGAGTTGATAGAAGACCTAATATCATTCGCTATATTCTGTAAAGAAAGACATGTAAAACCTGTGTTGATTGAGAAGATGTTGAGGTCAAGGAGATTGAAAGTGGCTTCCTCTGTGGATGCTGTGGTGGAGATGGATAGCGAGCCGGAGATGGTGGAGATAGAGATCGAGACAGGAGAGTTCTATAAGACTGGAGCCAAGAAAGGTCAACCTAAGACAGAGAAAAAGAAGATAAAGAGATGCAGGAGGATATTCGCTATATTGGACTTCAAATCAAACAGGAAAGGCAATTTCTATGACGAGTACGCTTTCCAGCTTGAGCTATATAGAAGAATGATACTGGAGAACTACGGAAAGATATTGGAGATAGAGGAGATATATAACTTCGCTCCGGGTGATCCTACCGCCAAGACAAGCCAATATAAACTGAAGAGACAAACTGATAATCCTATACTTAACATGGCTACAGTCGTATATCTCCAAGGTAAGTATAAGTTCGAGAAAACCAATTATACGGTTACATCAAGAATAGGATCTTTGGATATAGAAAGTGATTTTGAATTGAATAACTTGATAAGAAAAGAATCACTGAGAGATTATATTTATCGAATCATGAGTGAGAGGATAGGATAATGGAGTTTAGGGAATTTGACAAGAGCGTTCACAGATATGAATTGGATCATAGTAAGCCAAGAAGAAAGCTGACGTGCCCGCAATGCGGCAGGGATAGATGCTTTACGCCGTACGTAGATGTAACCACCGGACAGATAGTAGGGGAGCAGTTTGGGGTATGTGATCATAAAAATAAATGTGGTTATTTTAAATACCCAACAGGCAATGAGCTTGGGAGCAATGATCTTTTTACCGATTCAAACAAAGTATTAAGGAGGTATAGGCCTCCCGTGGATCCGGATATAGCCAACTGTATCCCAGTAAACAAGATGTTTGAGACCCTTAATCCTTTCGAGACATCCGATCTTCAAGATTATCTATCCAATATCTTCGGATCGTATCATACCAATAGGGCATTTAACTTGTATAAGGTGGGGATGATGAGATTCGGGGACTGGGGTAAGTGCTGTGTGTTCTGGCAACTGGATAAGAATTGGGTGGTGCGGACCGGGAAGATAATGGACTACGGGCCTGACGGGAAGAGGGTAAAGGTTCCCATGGATCATGTATGTTGGGTGCATATACTGGACGGTCAGGATTACCTGCTTAGGCAATGCCTGTTCGGGGAGTTCCTTATCAACTTCTATCCCAATGACGCTCCGGTGTATATAGTAGAGTCAGAGAAGACGGCTGTTATCTGCAACATCGTGTACCCTAGTAGGTTGTTCATGGCCTGTGGCGGTATCCATATGTTGAAGAGGGAGATGGTAGAGACATTGGGTAGGAGGCGGATAGTCCTGTACCCGGATAAGGGCGACGCTTTCAACGAATGGAGAAAGAAGGTAGACAAGGATATGAGGGGGATGAATATAGAGATAAGTGATTTTCTAGAATCAAAACCCAATATAGATGAGGGGATGGATATAGCGGATTATTTTATAATTAAACAAATTTACAATAATGGCAAAGGTAGTTGATAATTACAAGGGATTCAAGGTGCTTGAAATAACAAGACAGGAGATGATGGATAAGCTTACCAGATATGGGTGCTTAGGTATTTGCGATATGTGTAACAGACCTACATCCGTAGGTTATTACGTGGCGGTGATCAATCAATGGATGTGCAAGGACTGTTACAATGATTTCATCAAGTCAATTGACAGGTATGAGGAGGACATGAAAATAGAAAACAAGAATTTTAATAGATTCTGCAATCTATTTAATGTTAAGATGGAGGAGACGGTATGAAAGAATTGTCTTTAGCCCAGAAAGCTATGTTAAACGGGTCCATATGCCCATACTGCAAGAACCCGTCCACTATGATAAATACGGTAGAGGGGAAGCAAGTAGGGTGCGAGAAGTGTGGGGCTTGGATGAGGTCTGATTCGATGGGTAAACCAGTAGGGAGATTGGCGAAACCAGAGCTTCTTAGGGCCATGGATATAACAGCTATTGAGATCGATAGGTTCTTGAAAGAGTCGAGTTATGAAAGGAAAAACTTTTACAAAGAGTTATCCAGTGAGCTAGGAATACCAGAAGAGCATGTGTCTCCGTATAAGATGTCCTTATTATCATTGCTTAATGTTATGAGACATATCAAGGTATATGGGAAGAACCATATACAGATACATGAGGGTACCACGATAGGTAAGGCTTGCTCTAGGCACGGAGCGGTGGCGATCGGGAGTAACGCCTGCCACGGATGCCCGGAGTTTCTGTTTCATGTGGTAGACAATACAACCAATACGGTAGTCTGTGATACAGACATGAGTTATGGAGATTATGTAGGTGAAAACAAATAAATTTGGGCAATAATATCAATAGAATAAAAAATGAAAGTAATTTTTATTCATAAGCCAACAGAATTTTATGTTGGAGGATCGGTGTACAACAAATCTTATTGCAAGGATAAGATGATAGAAAAAGGCATCAGCGAGAACCGGGCAGAGATGCTTAGTGATATAATAGGTCCATACGTATGTGTGTGGGAGATAAAGGACGGAGATGATCCTTACGAGAGCATGAGAAGCAGACTCGGAGATAAAGCCTCATATTTAGATGGAGAGGATATTATCGTAGAGGATTATAATTATGACGAGGAGGACGAGGATGGGGAGATCGACTGAATACTATAGGACACATCCGGAGGCCAGAAGAAAGAAAGCCGAGACGGATAAGAAGATCAACGCCCGCCCTGAGCAGAAAGCCAAGAGACGGGAGTTGGGTCGCAAGAACTACAAGACCGATAAGTTGAAAGGTAAAGCCTATCGGAAGGGAAAGGATTTATGCCATACGGCTAAAGGACTTAGATATAAATCAAGATCAGCTAACAGAGGGTCTAAATCCGATACGGCTGGCGATAGAAACGCAAGAGGATGAGTGAGGATAGGATATGGAGGTCATCCAAGGAGATTATCATGGATGCCTATGAGAGGATAAGAAAGTATCAGTCGGGAGAGCTTCTCCCGGCTCGTACTGGATACGCTTATCTTGACAAGGCGTTGCTGGGCGGGTTCTACCCACAACATGCGGTGGCTATCGGCGCTAGGCCCGGAGTGGGCAAGTCTTATTTGGCTCAGAAGATTATGAGCAATGTAATGAATGTTAATATCAATCCCCAAGCTGATGATTATGTATGGCTCAGATGTGAATTTGAAATGAATCCAGAGGATTTGATGTTACGTTCACTATCAAAAAAAATGGGAAAGGATATACAAGATATTCTCCTTAACGAGATGTCTGATGAAGAGATAAAGGAAATGCAGAAATGTCTTAAGGAGGAAAACTCCAGCAGAATAACATACATCCCTAAACCATCGACAGTAGACGAGCTTCAGAACTTCTTATGGAATAGTTATATGCCAGCGAACAAGGATAAGAAAATGGTGTTTGTATCCATAGATCATACAGCTCTTATACAAGGTACGGGTGACGCTAAGAGGAATATAGATAGTCTGATAACCATGTGTAATATAGCTAAAAGAACTTTTCCCAATATATTCTTTCTTATAATATCACAACTTAACCGTGATATTGAGGGAAGACGGGATCCTAAGGATCATATGCCAAAACAATCTGATTTCTATCAATCAGATACATTGGGGCAGCTATGTACGGCTATGGTAGCGTTGAATATCCCAAAGAGATACGGGTATTCATCATACATGCAATTCCCGCAAGGCTGGTATCCTAATCTGGAACGTTTTAAGAGTGAATCAAGGCGCTCTTTCCGTGTAGATGGACTTATATTCCATCATATAGTAAAAGTCCGTCAAAGATCATTAGAGGAGATTGACGCTATACATGTAGATATCATGAAAGGATATGAGCGATATTATCCTGACGGAGGGGTGGTGCGCCAAGAAAGACCGGGAGGCTCGGATGCCCCTGTAGGTAGCGGCAGGCCGGATACGACAGTCGTTACATTACCGCCGCCCCCAGGGATACCTTTGGAGCATCAATATATACCTCCCAGTGATGATTTCAATGTAGTACATGACGAAACACCTTATTAATCATGAGATTAAGGAAAAACTATTTGCTTGTCATTATAAAGGGAATGGAGATGCTATTAAAAGCCAATTTCTCTGCCGAAAACAAGATGGGTATACGAGAGATCATATCCTCGTTGAAGGAAATGGCCGAATACAGCATCAGGTACGTCATAAACCGGGAACGGGAGAAGGAGATCATGGGTATCTGCGAAGAGGTGTCTAAGAAGGTTCTAGAATATAAGAGAATGAACGACAACTCTATGGTTTTGGAATTGGAGAACCTAAAGAGGGAGGTTGTGGCGGTAGAGGATCTTCTTAGCTCTTACAAGGGGGTTCTTGACGCCGAACTGGTGATAGCCGAGGATGATATCAGGATCATACGGGACAAGATCGCTATAAGCCTGAGAGAGGATGGGTCGTGCAAGAGCATGACTGACGCAGATAAAAGAGCTAGGGTGGATGTAAGGTACGAGCGGGCGTTGGAGGATTATCGAGTCCTTCTAAGATGCGCCAATACGGTTAGAGCCAAGATGTCGGTTATAGGGCATCTTAATCAATCAATAAATCAATCTATATCAGTCGGTAGGGTTGGTATGGCTAATGAATCTTATACGGTAAAACAGTATGAAAAAGGGAAAGAGATTATCGAAAGCAGACGCCCTTAGGGTGTTGAGAAGAGCTTACGATCTAAGGTGATTATATACCATTTTACACAAAAAAAATGAGAAATGATATACATTTGTACGAAACATTATACTGGGTATCACCAATACCCTCTACCGGTTGCTCAAGAGTGAGATCGCCGGATTCTTTTACTAAACAAAACGTTTTTGATTTTACTTACCCAACGAATATTTTTTTAGGGTAAAACCTTATATCAAAGACCTCTTTTGCTCAACCGTCTTGTCCGAAACAAGGGACTATATGATTCGATTGAGTGAAACAAAATTAGAAAAGAAGAATATGAAATTAAATAACATACGTATGTTTTACAACATATCTGGTGTAAAATAGTATATAATAACCTATGTATATAAATTTTGAACAGATGATGACATCAGGATTAACGATGTCTGATGTCGGGTATCTTTTGATGATCCGGCAAAAAGAAGAGATGGCTAACACCATTCCAAAGGAGAAAATAGATAGCTATAAAGCATCTGGTTATATTGAGCTTCAGAAGAATGGGAAGTGGAAGATAACGCCAAGGGGAGGATCGCTGCTGATGCTGATAGAGACGCCCGGCCTGACACCGGAGGTCGAGGGGATCCGGGACCGTATCGTTGGGGTATATAACGATATGGGTAAGGATACAGGAGCTGTCAAGGAGGTGGAGAAACGGCTCGTATGGTTCGTGGCTAACACCAACTTCAAAGAAGAACCTATAGTAAGGGCCGTAATATCCCATATAGACCTTAAACGTGAATATACGATGAGGTTGGATAACTTGATATGGAAGCCGTCAAATGTCTATAGCGTACATATGAGCTTATCGGAATCAACGTTATTCGATACGATCATAAAGATGTATGGCATGACATCCGATCTGTATCTTAGGGAGAATAAGAACAAGGAGCTGGCATGGTTGTTCGCCGTAAGCCGACTCCCGGATCCTCCTAAGAAGATGGATAAGGAATATACTATTACTGGAGATGTTAAGATGGACATCGAAAGAATATCAGATATAAAAAAAGAATTAGGTAGAAGATTAAAAATATCGATTTAAGAGTTATGAAAAGAAATCAAGTATTAGGAGTAGTGATAGACGCAATATTTGCGAAAACATCTGAGTTTGATGATATTGAAGACATAAAGGAAGATAGTAACCTATCGTCCGATATGGCTATGGATTCATTGGATCTTGTTGAATTGATAATGGATATAGAAAAGATGACAGGTGAATACATACCAGATGAGGTGTTTCGCAATACCCCTTGCGATGAAATAACGGTAGGAAGTTTAACTGATATGTTGTATGTTTATTTTAAGGACAAATAATGGATTTCGGATATGATGATTGGGAAGAGGGGCTAGAGACCCCTCTTGTCGATGATTGCGATGACGATCACAATGAGGAGGACGAGTATGATTTCGGCTAAAGAACTAAGGATAGGGGATCTTGTAAAAGACAAGGCTGGCAATGTATGGAGGGTAGGGTGCGTTACTGGTATGCGTAATGAAAGTAAGTCATTGGTCCTTGAACGTGAGGTTGATGATGGGATAATGAAATGGTATTCCGGGGAAGATGATGTCATACCTATTGAGATAGATGATAATATACTTGATACTATCTATTTCAAGCGTGATAAGGGGCGGGATGTATATCGAGGCTATGGAATATCTATAGAGATTTTTGATGATGGGTATTATCTTAGCCTTAGGGATCTGGAAGACGATCTAAGCGATCCTATTCAGATTAAGAATCTTCACCATCTACAAAACCTGTTAATGGACTTATACGGACATGACATAAAAATAGATAAGCTTTATGGTAATACCGGAGAATAACTTATTATGTAAGGTTATAAACGGAGAGAAGGTTCTCGCCGCCTCTTACTCGCAGATAGACACGTTCATCCAGTGCCCATATAAATGGTATAAGACTTACGTGGAGGGTCACAGATCCACGGAAAAGCACGAAGCTACGTCATATGGTACGGTTATCCACCAGACAATGGAGTATTTCTTCAAGAACGGATGCAGACCTTCTTATGAGGATATGAGTAAGGCTTTCAATTACTACGCCGATATAGAACAGATCCCTTTTGATAGCGTAAAATCCCAGATCGAGTCTATGCAACATGCGGCTAGGCTAATAAGATGGATTGTGGGGTTGTTTGAGAAGGATGCTGCTGGCAATTATAAGAAGGCATGGTCTGATCTTACGCCAATGGAGAAGGTGGTCCGGGGGTCGAGACCGGCCGGCGTGGAGGAGAGCTTCGTCCTGCCCTATAAGCTACCCAAGCCACTTACCTTGGATGGCGTGACGTACGATAAGGTACATATCATAGGATCGGTGGACTGGCGTGGAGAGTATAAGACAAAGGACAGGATAGCCATGTATACGATAGACTGGAAGTCCGGGAGAAAGTTATTCGATGAAGACAAGCTGCTTCATAATCTCCAGCATCCGATATACGCCTTCTACATACTGAGAAAGTACAAGGTATTGCCGGATATGTGCAGCTATTTCTTTACCCGCATGCTGGACAATCAGAACGTGAAGGTAGATAAGGAGAAAGTAGAGAGATCTGTCAAGGAACTTAACGATATTCTCCTTGACATGTATGATTTCGAGACAAATAAAATAGATAGCTATCAAGCTCACGTTTGGGACGATGCCAAACAAGGGTATAAGTACGAGAAGCGCTACCTCATGGGGCGCCAGCCGGCCTGCCTTGAACCCCGCCCCAAGCCCTTGTGCTTTTGGTGTGATTTCTCGACCCACAAGCAAGGGACATGCAGATACTCATCGGATTGGGACGAGTCTAAAAGAAAGAATAAAAAAGATTAACTTCATTAAAGAGCCTAGGTAAACATCTAGGCTTTAATTATATTTGCAATACAAAAAGATCAGATCATGGAAGAGAAAGATGTATTAAATTTATTAATGTCGAGAAAAGATATCAGGAAGCTGGTAGAGAAATCGAATGAATGTTATTCTAAAATGGATTTCGTGGGAGCCATGAAATACCGGAAACAGATAAAAGATATTATTGACAAGGAGTCCAGGATCATGCTAACAAGAAGCGAGTCGCTTATTGAGCTAATGAACGGCTCTGGCGATGAGTATAAGTTCAAGATGTTGGTATGGCTACATTCCATGATGTGTATGGCAGATGTGTTTAACGGGATGTTGGAGGATTTCAAGGATGGGGTAAGGAAAGCCAATGGAAACTCCAAGTTTATTAAATTCGATAATCTAGATCGATTGATGACAGAATGCAAGAAGGAGATTGATTACCTGATGAAAGGCACAAGTAAATCGTTTCAGATATCTTTCGCCGTAAGAAGCGATGAGATGAGGGAGATGATAGAGAATATGGTTGGAGACAATATCCGAGAAGGGTACGACATGTTCAAGGAAGAGGCTAAGATGACCAAAGAGACAGACAGGAGTAAGATAGAGGAATTTAATAAAAAACTTGACCATGATCAAATGTAATATAAAGCTAGGCGATATAGTCCATACCCAGATAGGAACAGGAGAGGTGATAGCCATAAGCAAGACCAAAGAGACGTTGATGGTGAAAATGGACGATGGTCGGGAATGTGCGATAAGACTAGAGTACGTGAAAGACGTTTTTGATAACTACAGATCCAGATGACATATAAATTAAGACCATATCAAGAGGAGTGTGTTAAAAGTATCTCCGATTACATAAACTCCGATAGACATGATCCGGTATTGATCGTAGGTCCTGTAGGTTGCGGTAAGTCACTTCTGATAGCAGAAGCGGCTAGATTGATGGGAGATAAGACGCTGATTTTACAACCATCAAAAGAATTGCTGCAACAGAACCACGACAAGATAACGTCGTATGGCATACCGGCTACCATCTACTCCGCTTCCTGTGGCAAGAAAGAGCTATCTAACATGATATATGCCACGTTAGGATCTATCAAGAAAGTTGTTGGTCAGCTTAAGGAGATGGGAATCAGAAACGTATTGATAGATGAGGCTCATGCCGGATACAGTCCTGAGGATGGCAGTGAGTTCATGACATTCATGAATGAGCTGAAGCCGAGAAAGGTGATAGGGTTTACAGCCACGCCATGTAGACTTAAAAACATGTCGATAGGACAGACATCATATTCCCAACTTAATTTCATCACTCGTATGAGACCGGTGTATTTCAAGAATCTGATTCACGTGATACAGGTAGAGGAGATGATAAGGCAAGGATTTTGGACGCCTCTTAAGTATGAGACATGGGATTTCAATGGAGATGCCCTTAAACTCAATTCTAACGGCTCCGAATATACGGCTGAGTCTATTAGTGAGGCGGTGAGAAAAAATGGCTTAAACAACCTTATTTTGCGTCGATTGATGGTATTAAAAGACGTATGTAGATCTATACTGGTGTTTATGGATTCTGTTGAGAGCTGCAATACTGCCGCCGAATGGATGAACGCCAAGATATGTGCCGGCATGGCGGAGGTGGTTCGCGGAGGCACGCCAAAGAAGCAGCGGGAGGCTATAGTTGAGAGGTTCAAGTCGGGTAAGACGAAGGTGGTGTTCAACTATTCCGCCCTCGGTACGGGATTCGATCATCCGGGTCTGGACTGCGTGATAGTAGGAAGACCGACATTTTCGTTCTCTTCGTTTTATCAGTGGCTTGGGAGAGCTGTCAGGATAAAGGACGGTAAGGATAGCGCTTTGATTGTTGATTGCTGCAACAACTCGTCAAGGTTCGGTGATATAAGGAAACTTAGTATAGAGAACTACAAAGGATATGGATGGGGGATGTTTATCGGCGATAAACTAATTACCAATATCCCGATGGGGGATAAGGTAACGAAAACAGATCTGGATATCAAAGCCGCCAAGAAAGACCGAAGGAGGGGGCTGGCGCAGGGCGTAACCGCAGCCCCTGTTCCAGGAAGACCGGATCATCCCCTTGGCTCTACGTTAATGACATTCGGCAAGTATTGTGGATGGATGTTGCATTCAATTCCGGTATCGTACTTCAAATTCATAAACGAGACCTTTGACTGGGATAATGATAGGAACAAGGATATAAAAGAATATATAGATTTTTTAGCTAAAAACAATAAGTTATGATAGGTTGTATATATCATGAGGCTGATCTTGACGGAGTAATGTCAGCAGCTATAGTAAAAAAGTATTTCAAAGGGGACATTGATCTTCTTCCTTACAATTACGGCAAGGAAATACCTGACGTGAATAAATACGATAAGGTGTTTGTAGTTGACGTGTCATTTGGCGATAGAACGAGATTCTTATTCGACGAATGGGAAGACAAGGGGATAGATGTCACATGGATAGACCACCATAAGACGGCGATAGAAGCTGTGAAGGACTATAATGTCAAAGGCAAAAGACGTATCGGAACGGCGGCTTGTGAGCTTACGTGGGAATATCTTTTCGATGATATCGAAACCCCTGACGTGGTAAAATTATTGAGCGCTTATGATGTATGGGATCATGATCGCTTCGAATGGAGTGACGTTCTTTCATTCCAATATGGGATGAGAGGGTATTGCGGGCTTGACGTTGACATGGTCAGGGAGGTGCTAAACAAGGCGAATGGCGAGTTTGTTTCTGATATGATAAGAAATGGCGAGGCCATAATAGAATATATCATCGAGAAAAACAGAGGAGAAATGAAGATGTTCTCATTCGAGGCAGATATATTTGGATACAAGGCGATATGTATGAATACTACGGAGTTTAACTCCACCACATTCGAGTCTATGTACGATCCTAGAAAACATGATTTGATGATGCCATTTTGCTGGAACGGCAGATTCTTCAGATGCTCGTTCTATACCACCAAGGAGGAGGTGGATGTCTCGGCGCTGGCACGTAAAGCCTATCCCGGGGGAGGAGGCCATAAGGCGGCGGCAGGCTTCCAGCTTAGTGTGGAGGATATGATGGAGTTTCTAAAAACAAAGAAAATGTGATATGATATGGGTCTTGCTTAGTATGGCAGTGATTATATTATCCATAGCTGTAATGGTGAAAGGCTGGGATGATTTACATGGAGGTATGTTCCACGGAGGATTAATTATGATAGCTATAGGAATAATATCAATATCTGCATCAATATTTTATATGAATGAAGGGAATATTAAAAATATGGAGAATATGAAAAATGTGTATAAATTCAAGAGACTTAACGAAATGAAGCTAGACGATTACGGCTTCGGTTTGTTCGAGTACAATGGTGCTCTTTATTTCAAGGAGGCAGATGGAGGGAAATGCTTTGATGTAAGGAGCGGGAATGAGGTTATTATCGGGAAAGATAAGATTATAATGACCTTGGAGGATTGATCATGAGAAAGCTTAATGACACCAACAGGACAAGGAAAAGGAGCGTACGGCACTCGTGGGTAAAGGCAGGCCCGGGGATCCAACGCTGCGCTATTTGTGGAATTACGAAGCAAAGCGAGTGGAGAGACGGGAAGACCTCGATTTGTGTACATCTATCATCTGGTGAACTCTACTCTATGACAGGCGAGACACCGGAATGTAGAGATTTGAGTGAGTTTTATTGATCTAAAAATATAGTTACCTATGAAAGAAGAATTTAGCAAATACGACAAGGTTGTTTATGACGGTGAGGTATTTGAGGTACTTGAAACCGCCGATCGTACAGGAATGATGAAATTAGGCCCATTATTTAAAGCATCATATGAATATGCTTGGGCTGACGAGGAAATGGTTGTATCATTAAGCAAAGCTATTAAATTAAAGCTTATTGATGAGGAAGAGGTTGATAAGCTTACGGATTATAGCTCTATCGGCGAGGGTCTATGTAATACAAATGAGGGGGAAGCGACAGATACGCCGTTCGTCGGAAAGGACGGCAGCGGCAAGAATGACCGGGCCGACGGTAAGCTTAGGTGGGACCTCCTTCCCTTGGCTGAGATAGAGGATATCGTGAGGGTATATACGGAGGGGGCGAAGAAGTATGCCGCTAATTCATGGCAGAATATACCTGATGGATTCAATCGATATCTAGGTGCACTCATGAGACACTTGGTCGCTTATACGAAAGGGGAGAGGTATGATAAGGAGGGATTCATGCATCTATCCGCCGTATGCTGGAACGCCATAGCATTATTATATTACGATAAACATAACAAAGGGCTTATAGAATGGAAGAGTCAGGAGAAAGAGTAGTAGATGAGGGATTAAGAGCTATCGACAAAAGAACAGGTAAATACGTTAATGTAATCAAGCGCACTATTGATGATAGCCTATTCCCGATAGTTAAGTATCTCAGTTACAGTTATAATGAATTAAATTATGATTATGTAAAGAATCTGAATTTTGATGTAAACGTAAATTGGGAGCAGCGTAGATATCAGATTGTTAAGGATTTATTATCTAACAATTTCGATGGGAGAAAGATGAGTGTAGATGAGGTAGATAATGCTATATTTACCGCTGATTTGATTATTAACAGATTAACAACTATTTGAGATGGTAAGAATTGATTTTTTCACGAAGAAAGACGCTGAGTACAGCGACTACATGCGGTATATTATCGCCAACACATTACAGGAGTATGAGGGTGAGGTCACGTTAAACCAGATCCCGGAGAACAAGGCTACGGAGGAGGAGATATCCAGATACGGTATTGAGGTATACCCTACTATCATCGTCAGCGGTGATAATATGGATGGTTTCGAGAAGCTTGAAGGGATGGCCAGAAAGGCTGATCTTATCAACGTCATGTCTATGTACGATAAAAAATAAGCTCATGACGATTGAGGATAAATATCTTGGCTGGAAGGATCTGTTCTTCGACCGGTTCGTTCATTGTTATGATGACATTGATCAACCACATGGAAGTAATATCCCTCTGGCTAAGATAAACTTCAGTGACAAGGCAGGATATGTGGAGGACGGGACTATCAACATAGCTGAGTTCCTCCAATATCTTTGGATGCATGATAAGGTATATGGACGTAACCATACTCCCGTGGGCATACCTTCTGTCTTAAGGACATTAGTCAGGTTGACGGAGAACGCTAAACTGGTATTCGATGATCAGCCCGGAATACATGAGATAGATACTTATAAAGGATTTTTCCTTAGGGACGATTTTCAACCCGGAAAAGATTATGTCCTTGACCTTGACAGGATAGTTAGCGGCATGGGAGGATGGTATGGCGAGGATGAGGATCCTTGTTATTCGATGTTCGTCAGCCAAGACCAGATATGGAACTTGAACCCGATATTGAAGGTATTAGCTGATGAAGGATTTATTCTAGCCAAAGAACTTGGATATGATATAAACTCATATGTCAGCGATAATGGATACACGATATACAACCCATACCTTTCATGGATCAATCATTACTATCATTATTGCCCGACATTTAACGAGGATAAATTAAAGCCTTGGGATAGGGTAGAGGATAGAAAGAATAAGTTCAAGATGACGGATAAGGTCAAGAGAGGTGCCAATAACTGGTATTATTCAGGCGGGACTATATCTTGTGTGGATAGTTTCTTGGGGAAGAAATATAGGAAAAATCTCCGAACCTTCATATATCGTGGAATAGTGCTCTTTTTAGATCGGATATGGCATACACCATTGTTTGAGAAGATGGGCGTGAAAATGAAATACAACGCTTATTATTGCTATGCCGCTACCTCCGGGATATGGTATAGCAAGGGATTCAAGGAAAGACTAGCCAAAAGGTTTAACAGGTCGCTGAGCGGCGGCGGGGAGCCGTTCGGGGCTAACCTAGCCTGCATGGTATGTGACCGTAAGGATATCGATTGGGAGGCGCTTCGTCTTTGGCTTGACAAATACGATGATCCTACTGATAAGGGCATGGTGAATAGCCCTATTCAATTTATGTATTTATATTTATATTACACTTTTAACAAATAATTTGAGAACACAATTGCAACGATATGATCATAAACAAGACATGGTCGATGCCGAATAAAGAGACATTCAGCATAAAACCGATAAGGGAACTTGTAGATAGATATAAAAAAGACGGGATGGTTATAGTGGATCCATTCGCCAGAAACAGCGATATAGGGACGATAACCAACGATCTTGATCCTGAGACTAAGGCTATGTATCATAAAGACGCCACGGATTTCTTGTGTCAACTTGATGATAATATAGCTGATATGGTACTATATGATCCACCATATTCCGCTAGACAGGTATCCGAGTCGTATAAAAGACTTGGAGGTGCTGTTAATATGCAGACAACACAATCTAGTTATTGGGCTAGGCAGAAGAAGGAGATAGCTAGGATCACCAAGAAAGGAGGGGTGGTCATTACCTGCGCGTGGAACTCCGGCGGTATAGGAGCCGGGCTTGGCTTCGAGCAGCAGGAGATTCTTCTCGTGGCCCATGGGGGATGGCATAATGATACGATCGTTACGGTAGAGAAAAAGATCAAGGATTAGATGAACGAAAGGATATTCACCACAAAAGAACAGGGGAGAATGCTGGTCGAGGCTGGTCTCCCTATCTCTACCGCCAGCGGCTTCAGAGACAAGTATCTGGATCAATTACATTCTATGGAGGATGACGCTGGTCGTGTAGGACTGATTGAGGCTGTTACCCCTGATGTATTCAATCCTGTTTGGGATGTAGGGACGTTACTGAATTTACTCCCATATGAGATAGAGGGTTGTACATTAGAATGTTATAAGCTAAGGTGATTATATACAATTTTATACCACAAATATACCGAATTATTTTTATATATAAATAAAAATTTATATATTTGTGTCATGAGATTGGTCGAACAACATATAATCAAGCGAAGCTCGGTATATTACAATGAGCTTCAAGATCTGTTGCATAAGTGTAAAAACTTATACAACAAAGGATTGTATGTTGTTAGACAACATTACTTTCAATATAAGGATGATAATACCGTTAAATACAAATACCTCAACTACTACTCTCTTGAAAAGAAGTTAAGAACAGAAAATGATCCAGACTATAGGGCGTTACCAGCACCAGTAGCCCAACAGGTGCTTATGATGGTTGATCAGAATTTCAAGTCCTTCTTCAATCTTCTTAACAAGAAAAACAGAGGTGAATATTCTGAGAAAGTAAGAATACCTAAGTATCTTGATAAAGACGGGATGTTTATGGCTGTTTTTCCAACAACAGCCTTTTCTCAGAAATGGATAAAGCAAGGTATTATTAAGTTACCTAAACAATTTTCCTTCACTACAAGAACTAACAAACGAAATATTCAACAACTCAGGTTCGTCCCTAAGAATGGATATATTATGCTTGAGATTGTGTATAATAAGAAAGAGAAAGATCTTATGTCTGATAACGGTAATTACCTTGGTATTGACCTAGGGCTTAATAATCTTGCATCTTGTGTCTCTAACAACGGCTCTTGCTTTATCATCAACGGTAAGCCTCTAAAATCTATCAACCAGTATTATAATAAAAGACTAGCATATTTAAAATCTAAATTAAAAGGCAATAAACAAGTATCAAGACAAATAAGATCGTTAACCAACAAAAGGAATAACAAGATCAAGGATTATCTGCATAAAGCCAGTAGGGTATTGATTAATCACGTAGTCTCCAATGGCATTAATACGATCGTAATCGGTCATAACAGATGTTGGAAACAAGAGATCAATATCGGAAAACGAAATAACCAGAACTTTGTATCTATTCCTTTTAATATGTTTATCTCAATGATATCATATAAAGCTACACTTGATGGGATCAATGTTAAGATCGTTGAGGAATCCTATACCTCGAAATGTAGTTTCTTGGATAACGAGAAGATTTGTAAGCATGAGGAATATGCCGGAAGACGTATCAAACGAGGATTGTTCAAAACATCTTCCGGTAATATTGTTAACGCCGATATCAACGCTGCATTTAACATCATTAGAAAATCGGCAAAAGAAGCCTTCGATGTAAGTATCTTACCAGAAGGTAGAGGGTTTTGGTGGAACCCGGTACGGATTTCCGTATAGATATATATCATTTTACAATTTTAGTGTAAAATGGTATATAATCACCTAAGCTAAAACATGCATGGTCTGTAACGTATAGAGATATAGACGAGATCCCTATATATTGGAGTAGCGAGAGACTTCTTATAGATACATTATTTTCACTGATGACAACATTATTAAAAAATGGATTATATGAGTATGATTAAATTATGGAGTGCGATGTTGAATATAAGACGTCTTCTCCAGATGAGTACGAATACGTATATCCGTGAGAACTAGAAGGGATATATTTATATTTAAGCATGATTAATATTATTTTAATATTATTCATGCTTTTGTTTTTGTTTAAGTCGTACTTTTGTATCAACATTAAAAACCAGATTGTTATGAACAAATTGATCTTGAACGATATCCAAGACCTGTGGAGGTGGAGGGAGAAGATAAACATTGATGACCTCAAAGAGGATCCTATGGCTGAGGATATGCCACTCTATTTCCCATGCGCTGTTATTTGGCATGTTGATTATGGGGAGCATGATGCTGATAATTATATATGTTATGGATTTGTTTATGTAGCAGAAATATTAGGGATATGAGTGTTAAGAGACAGATATTTATTAATAACAAAGGCATTGATGTGAAGATAGCTAATAATACGACATTTGATTTCGATTTCAATGTTGACAAGAATATTCTTGAAAAAATAAAAGCAAAGAAGGAGAGCAATAAACTAAATACAAAAGATTGGGCGCTGTTCTCGCTTATGGTTTTGTTTATTTTTGCGATGGGAGTTGTAAGTGGATGGTTGGCGTTTAATTGTTTAGGCATTGGAGAAGATTAAGGAACATTTTAAAAATCAATAGATATGAAATTACTATTTTTCGATTTAGAGACAACCGGGGTTAAGTTCTGGAGAAACGGGATACACCAAATAGGAGGGATCGTGGATATCGACGGGCAGGAGGCCGAGAGGTTCGACATCCGCCTAGCCCCGAACCCGGCCGCCACGATAGAGCAGGAGGCGCTGGACGTGGCCGGCGTTACCTTGGAGCAAGTGCAGTCTTATCAGCCTATGGAAGACGGATACAGGCAGTTAGTTGGTATATTATCCAAATACGTGAATAAGTTCGATAAGAGGGATAAAATGTATTTAGTGGGGTATAACAACGCTGGATTCGATAACAGCTTCCTACGGGCTTTATTTACCCAATGTGGGGATAAGTATTTCGGATCATGGTTCTATCCTAATTGCATGGATGTGTATGTTATGGTAACACCATTCCTGATGGGCGTAAGGAACGATATGGAGAACTTTAAGTTGATGACCGTGGCCAGAACTATGGGTATTGAGATTAATGAGGATAAACTCCATGACGCTACTTATGATATTGAGCTGACTAGGGATATTTTCTATCGTATAATCGGTAAAATGGATGTTAAGTTATGAGAAGTATCTTAGAGGCGATGCATGATTATCCGGATGAGGCGCTTGGGCTATTTTTCTTTTTGATAGTGATTGTCTGGTTATTGTCAGGTATATTCGAGAAAAATGGATGATAAGATTGATGAGATACTGGATCTCCTGAGATCTCAGAACGAGATGATCAAGGATATTCACGACTATGTGAAAGAAGTTACCAGCGAGAAGTATGATTAAATAATCACAAAATTGATAGTAATCCATTGCAAAATCATAGAATTATTTGCATATTTGATATATTAAAATGAATTGATAATGAGTCTAATAAGATGTTCATATAAATATCGTATGTATCCGAACAAAACACAAGAAGAACTTCTTGCAAAAACATTCGGATGTATCCGTGTTATGTGGAATGCTTGTGTTGATTTATTCAATTCATATGATAAAGGGACAAACCCTAATCCGAAATTCCCAACAAAGTCGGATCTTGTTATTGAAAAACCTTGGTTAAATGAAGTCTCGGCAGCTACCTTGCAGCAGAAGCAACGTGACTTTATCGAGTTCTCCAGACAGTACTTCAACAAGAACAGGAAAGAAAAGCTCGGTAAACCGAATTATAAAAATAAACACGACAACCAGTCGTTTAGGCTACCATTTCCGAAGTTTAAAATAGCTGACAATAAGATTCGGATCGAAAAGATCGGATGGGTTAAGATTGTTATTGATCGTAAAATCCCGGATAACGCTCGTTTTATATCCTGTACCGTTTCAAAGAACCGTTCTGGTCAATACTTCGTGTCGGTTCTTGTTGAAACAGAACAGTGTTACAAACATAAAACCGGTAAAACAGTCGGAGTTGATTTAGGGATTAAGACATTAGCCACATTATCTGATGGGATTGCTGTTGATAATCCTCATTTTCTTCGTGAGAACCAAGCGAAGCTAAAAAGGATGCAACGGCATTTATCGAGAAAGAAATTAGGAAGTAATCGAAGAAACAAATGCAGGCTAAAAGTATCAAGGCTTCATCGTGATATAGCCAACAAGCGTTCATGGTACATACATAATTTGACCACGATGCTGGTAAATAATTATGATGTTATCTGCATTGAGGATCTAAACACTTCAGGTATGCTACAGAGTCACAAACTTGCCGGTTCTGTATCTGATGCTTCTTTCTCGATGTTCCGTAATCAACTTGAATACAAATGTAGGTGGTATGGCAAAGAACTGGTTATTATAGACAGATTCTATCCGTCATCCAAGACATGTTCAAAATGTGGCTGGAAGAATAAAGATCTGAAATTATCGGATCGAACATTTATTTGTAAGAATTGTGGCTTGGAGATCGACAGGGATCTCAACGCCGCAATAAATATACAAGCCGTAGGAGTTGATGCGGCTATACGGACGCAGAGCAGCCGGGTTGCCGGATGCGTTGAGGCGTCTAAAATGTAGTAGGATATCTTAGTTATTTCTATGATTTTCTATGAAATTTACAACTATGGTGATGATAATTTTGAAAACAGAAGAAGATGTATAAAAGAAAAGAATACCCGATAAAGAGCTATGTGCCGATGCGCACCAACAAGGATAGGACGTGTATCTGCTGTGGCGATACGATCCCAGCCGGCAGCAGCAGGATGATACCTAGACACGCCAAGGCAAATTACGGTCTATGTTTCCCGTGCTTCAGGAAATGGAGAGATACCGGAGGAGATCTTAAGCTTATGGACAACCCCGGAGATGCGAAGAAAGAATATGTCATACATATGTCTAATATCCTGAAAGGGAATTGTGATATAATAAAAGGTCGAAAGCTTTACGTGGCTTTTAAAAAGGCGATAAACGGCGGAAAGAAGATCGTTATCAAATTTGACACTGATCAACCGATATCTATGTCAACAAGAGTCATGAATCCTTCATTCGGAGAGATTATGGATGAGTACGGCAAGGACATATTCCAAGGTAATCTCAAACTGGTAGATGTCCCAAAAGGAGTTAAAGACTTGATGGTTAACTATATAGAAAAATATCGTAAACTATGAACATAAGAACATTTATATGCATGATCTTGGCATTCAGAAGAATAGATCCTATACCTAAAAGCCTAGGATTTATGGTAAGTATAACATTATGGATGTCCATAGTATGTACAATATTTAACTTTACTGTATTGATAATAAAATTGATAAAATAGATAATATGAAACGAGGAGACGTGATATACAAGAATGGTATGGAACTGCTATGACAAAGATTAAAGCAAGTATTATTATCCTATCTCTTATCATGATAGGATGTAAAGATAAAAAAGAAGATAATGTTGATTATTATCCTAAAACTGTTTATGTAGATGATAGGGGTAATAAGGCAACCATGTTGAATGATTCTATTTTAATAGTATGCACATGCCTAGAGTATCCAGAGAAGTATAAAATGGAGGTAATTAATATAAAGAACAAATAGATGGTTATAAACAACAAGCAACTTTATAAAATAACATTGACAAGGGAGCAACTGATGTTGATCTCACAATGCGTGGAAGACATCAGTAGATTTGCGGCGGGTGACATGGATCTACAGCATACAACAGATACGTTGATAGATGATATGGATAGGACGGAATCACTGGGGATAAGAAGCTTTATAGTCAACAACTCACGAGCGATAAGAAGAAGGTTGTTCCCAGATCTTGAGGATTTTGAGCATATAGGGTATGATGGAGGCAGTAAGGATAAGATAAACAGGAAGAGACTTATCGGCAACACCTACCAAATATATAGGTCGATATTACATCAGTTGGCCATTGACGAGAACTGGAATAACGTGTATAGTGATATCACGTTACCTTCAGGTGATATGGGAACGATCAAGGTAGAGAGGGTTGACGATAATAAGGATAACGACATTTAACGATACTAAAATATGAGCTTATTTGTATGCGCTAAATGCGGTTGTGTTGATAATACCGCCACGTCTAGCTACTGGATGTTGACAAACGAGTATATGGTGGATAAATTTGACTATGCCAAGGGACTACAGCCGTACAAGGGCATGGGGTTGTGCAGCGAATGCGGGAGGCTGGCTACCAGCCCAGACGGGCGTGATGTCGTGGTACCCGGTAAATGGCACGGGAAGTTCCCGAAGGAGAAAGCTACCGAAGAGCAGTTGAAGAAAGTGGGATACAAAAATTTGATAAGATGAGTAAGTTAAGAAAAGGAGAAGTTAAAATATATAAAGGGGGAAAATACATAGCTATCCCTGAGATAGAAGAAGAGAGTTGTGAGGGATGTTGTTTTTATGACGAAGGAGTTTGTTCAATAGAGCATAATAATGATCCTAATTGCCTTCATAGCGGCATGATCTGGGAACAAAAAGAAAATGGTATGAGCGATATCAAAGAAAAGGCTATTAAATTGGCTATAGAGGCCATGAAACCTATTCCAGTATATTCATCGCCATGTTATAGTATAAACGACAGCAGATCGCCCGAGGAAAAGCATGAGGAGGAGATGAGATTTTGTAGGGAGTTTAACGACCTAAGATGTGAGATGCTTATTGATATGGCTAAGAAAATAGAAGCATATTTATCACATAATTAGTTATCAGAGTTTAATAACTAAACAAATCAATAATATGGGAAAGAAATATTTTACTGATGCGGGAACCGAATGCACCCCGGAAGAATGTAAGCTGATTGAATCATTAAATAGATTAGCGAAGAAATGGGAGAAGGACGGCGAACGTCTCTGGTTGTATTCCGCTAGTGGGGTTCTTACCGTCATGATGCATGGTGATAGGGAAGACAATCCTATACCTGAGATGCTTCCTAACGCAGGTACAAATCCAGATAATATTATAACTACAATCTCAGGAATAGGTAATGATGGAGGAGATTGGTAATGATACGTGGAAATAAGTTATACATAAATATCACAAATCATTGTGATGTATGTTGCCCATTTTGCTGTATGAAATCAGACAGCGAAAAGCAATCATTCATGAACTTTGATACTATCCATAAAATCATGAAAGATATGGATGTGCCATATATCGTGCAACTAGAAGGAGGAGAGCCTACCACGCATCCGCAATTCTATTTATTCATGGAATATATCTCCACGCTCGAAAAGGTGGAAGAGGTCGTGATAGACACCAATGCCTTCACGATCGACAGGCATATCGACAAGATCGTCGAAATAGCGGTAAGGAACAAGAAGAGGATAACCGTGAAGTTATCCTACAACACCTACCTTAAAACTGTATTCAGCCATAGGTTTGTCATTAAATTCGCCAATTATCTCAAGAACATCATCTCGGCTTGTGAGTTTATACCATATGTGAATTTTGCCATAAACGTAAGAGGATATACCGATAAGGAGCTAGATACGCTTAAGGACGAATTACCGCAAGAGATGGTAGACATATCAAGCTTCCATCTGTTCAACTCCTACGGCAGGGCTGAAAATGACAAATCTCTTCCACCTTTGAGAATAAACGACGTGTATGACGAATGGCGTTGTTACGCTTCTGATGGCGAGTGTTTTGGACGTGATCTGGAAGAGAGGGCAAAACATGAATCTAAATTATAATAAAATGAATACATTGAAATTTCAAAATATACGAGAGAAGAGGCAAGAATGCTTCAATGTTGACGAATATACGTTTAATGATTTTGACTTTGACGGGAAAAGACGCAGGGTGTATTCGAACGTTAACCTAAGCATATTCACCGACGATTACTGCAACGCCAACTGTAGGTTCTGTGTTGCCCAACTTAGGTTCGAGAACAAGGGGAAAATGTATAAGAAAAGCAAGATAGCGTCTGATGATGAGTATCTGTCCAGACTTGATGATATACTTAACAGGCTTAGACCGCTTAATCCTTCGATATCAATCACAGGAGGGGAGCCTACAAAATCAAGAAGACTCGTGCCAATCCTGAGGCTTATCGAAAAATATGGCTACAGGAAAAGGACATTGACGACAAACGGGTCAGGCCTGTTCGATATCGTGGAGGGTAAGCCGATACTGCAACATATCACGGATAACCATTTCCAGCATCTCAATATCAGTAAAGCTCATTTTGACGAGGAGATAAACAAACGCATTATGCAATATGAGAACGGATATTGTAGCAACGATGATATTGCCCGTATAGCTATATTCGCTAAAGCCAACAATCTCCGTCCACGCATGAGCTGTTTACTGCTAAAAGAGGGAATAAATGACATGAATGGAATTATACGTTATCTTGACTATTATAATAGTCTTTATATTGACAATGTTATATTCCGTGAGACGATGGATTATGATGAGCGCGCAATGAGAAACCATGATAAAATGGCTTATCTCAAGGAGAATAAGGTATATCTGAATGATATATGGAAGTGTATCGATAAAGACAATAGATTTACTCCTATAAAACAACTACTTGGTTACTACTATTATGTGGAGGTATATAAATATCAAAACATAGATATGGTAAGCGAAAGCGCAAACCTAGTAAAGCTATATGAGCAAAAACAAATTGCCAATGACGTGGTGTTTGAAATGATTTTTCATCCAAACGGCAACCTTAATGGGAGTTGGGTAGATGATGAGGATATATTACTTGCGTATAATCCCTATAAATCCTAAAGACCGTCTTATGCTAAAAATTAAAATAGAGAATTATAATTTATGAAAATAGGAGAACAGACAATAGTATTTTTAGCCGTGAACAAAAACGGTGACGAGGTTATTCTTAACAACGCCCCCGCTCGGCAAGGAGAGATGTGGACGGACGAGAGGTCAGCGCACGACGAGGAATATTTCTCTGTCGAGGATCACAATTCGGCGATCGTACTTCCAAGAGGTACAATCTATAAGTTAGCAGGTAGGCACCTGACGTGGGAGGATGACCCTACATCTCTTAAATCATTCACTGAGGAACGCCCTCATATAGATATTGAGCTTTGCAAATAAGAACCGTAAAATCGCAAATATGAAGACAGCAAAAGATTATCAAAAAGACCTTTACTTAGAAGATTGGGAATTAGACGACTTCCAAAAGTTTTTGGATGATCCTAATCAAACAAAGTATAAAACTTTCCATAAGCAAAAAAATAACCAAGATGGAGAATGGAATATTATCTAGGGTTGGTATGGTTCCTCCACATAAATGGGATGAATTTGATAAGGAACTTAATAAAACATTTGGAACAAACCCAGTAATTGACTTTATCAAAAAATGATGTTATTATGGCTACTAGAAGGGCAGTTCTCCGACTCCGACAAGAAGACGGCGGAAAACTTCGGGTGTGAGTATATGGATGTGGATGATTTTGTGTATAAATATAATAACTGATAACGAAAATAAGAAGGATAGGATGATAATCGCCTATCCTTCTCTTACTTTAATCAAATATCTTGCCGCCAAAAGAGATAAAAGACTCTCTTGATTTAGGTATATTCCTGATATTATATAACGTTTTCTCAAATCCCTTCCTAGTCATATAAACCGTATTCCTGATCCCAGTATCCGTATTGTATCTGTAATGCGCATAACCCTTCTTCATAACATTCTCTGTTAATATCCATTCTCTTTTATTCTTGTAAAAGAAACCTTGCTCTTGTAAAAACTCTCTTAAAGATCTTTCCGCTATATCACATCCATGAGACTCCAACTCTCTCCGAACGTCACGGATCAACATATCATCACCTTTGTCATTGGCCATAATAGCTGTTTCGGCGAATCCTACCTTAGGAGCCTGCTCTTTGATAATGTTATCGGATATTCTCTTAGCCTCCTCTACCTCTTTCTTGGCCTCAGCTAACGCCTGTTTCTCTTTCTCGGATGCCAACAACGCTTCCAATGCTTCTATATAATTATGTGGAAGATTCTTCTCCACGGATTCTTCCATCTTATTGAAAGCATTTACCGCACCATGAAACACACTTCTATATACATCAAATACTCTTCTTTCTTTTCTTGCTATTAAATATTCCATACAAGACACAGAAATCATATACACAATCGTAGGTCTCCCACCAACTGGGTTTTTGCCATTTTAGGTAAAAACTTTATAATCAATATCTTTAATAAACCCATTATCACCAGTAAGCACTCTAACAGCCTTGCCCTTATCATAATATATCAAAGGCCAAACATCATCTAAATTAACTGGAAAATCTTCTCCGGATTTAACTAACTCAAGAACCTTCTCGAAATACAATCTAATAGACAAATTGTCATTTAAAACAATATTACACATAATATAAAAAAAATAGGCTCAAAAGGAAATGTCGGATCTCACCTCGACAAATCCTAATGAGCCAAAAATATCTTACACATTGAATGACCTTGAAGTGAGATCCCGTCATTCATTGTTTCATAATGCAAATATAGCCAATCAAATTGTCTTAAACAATTGACTGGCTATTTTTTTCGTCATACTATATCAGTTATCTTCCCCTGTCAAAGTACCAATTAGCGTCCTCCCCGGACTCATCCTTATTTCTACCACCTAGAAAGAATCCCATCGTCATGCCGTTGGTCATCAGCCAGTAGTCGGATATCTGCTTAATATCCCTAGCCGTCTTGATATTATACCATTGCTTACCAAATGAGAACTTCATGAGCTGCCTCCATAGCTTGCTCTCGCCCTTATACACTCCGGTCTGGACGGTAGCGAACGGATCCCAGTTCCGAGGATCGGTGAGATCGCCTAACTTCCGGGCCGTAACCAGCGGATCTTGCAGCATATCTATGGCGTTAAGCTCCATGAACGGGGATGTCTGGGAAGCGATCTCATTGATCGTCCTGAACCCGATATAGGTAATGAACTGCCCGAACCAGCTATCCTCATTATCCTCCCTATATCCCATCAAGGCCCTTCCTATAGCCATCATCGTGGCGAATACCGCCATATTGATAATAGATCTCTTGATATTAACCTGCTCATAAGGTGTAAGCTTATCATATTCCTCCTTAAGCACGTCATACACCTCTCCCATACGACCCTCGGACATCGTATTATAGACATTCCCCGCCAATCGCCATAATGTCCTCATATATCCTTCCTCGAACTGGTTGGTCTGAAAATTGAAACCGGCTTTCTTATATGCCCGCTGCACGGCCAATATAAACCATCCACGATGAGGCAGCACCATGTTAAGGATAGCGTTCCGGCTAGCCCCCACCCGGTTCTGCTCGTTCAAGGCGCCGTCGCAGATCTGCACCATACTTCTGACCCTACTAGATAATGTAGGTATGTATCGGTCTATAACATCCTTATTAGCTTCGTTTTTAGCCACGATCTTCCCGTCCTTGACATTTACTAAGTTCCATATGGAATAATCCCTTAAACGCTCCCAATCACGTTTAGCCTCATTAGCGGACATATTCCTGTCCTTCATCATCATCTCCTTGAAATTGGAGTATGACCAGAACTGACCCTCATACAGGCGGGTGTCATCCATTACCGAGATAATAACCTGCGGATCCAACGGGGAGTTAAGAACCTCCATCATCTTAAACGGCAGATCCCGGAATAAGGTTCTCCAGATCTTGTTATACGCCGCCGATCGTACACGGTTGCGGACATTAAACACACCTAGGGCCTCACCGACAACATATAACTTATTGGTACGATTTATGTCCCCGATCTCAGACACGTACGTGCTTAACTGTTTCTGGGCTTCCCCATAGGCGTATTTCATGGAGTCCTTGCTTATGTACTGTCCCACCATACCCTCCAAAAGGAAGTTGGCCTGCCCGGTAAGGGCGCCGGTAGCCGCCACGAACGGGGAGAAGCCTAAGTTGGATTTGGATACGAACTTAGTAAACATAAGAGCTAGCTTATTAAGGTCCACCTTATAGCTTCCTACGTTCCATTCTATACGTTTGTTATTTATCCTGACATCATAGATACTGGCGTTAACCCAATCTTGAAACATCCTATAGGCATGCGTTGCCTCCGGATTCTTACCGCCGTCGTATTGTGTCTCCAGCATCATGTTCCTGTATCCCATGACATCATCCAAAGCCGCTCTCTTATGCTTGTAAGCGGCTGCTTGTAAGGATAACATGGAATAGGAGTACGCGAAATCATGAGATACGTCATCGGCATTCTCTAGCTTACTCAGATAGTACTTGGGGATCATGCGATATTTGTTATCGTTCTCATCAAGCTCTCCTAGGTCTTGCCCTTGACCGTGTATAGGGTCATCCACCCTCTCGCCAACAATATCACGCACGGCGTTGCCGATGGCTGCCTTCGGGTCAACCCCGGCCTGCACCATCCTCTCCACGCCGCCCTTGGATATTTGTGGTATCTGGTAGATGTTCCTGAACCGCTCATCATAGTCCTCCATAGCCTTACGGCTTATGTTAAGCAGCTCCTTCCTCATCTCCCACTTATCCTTATTGATCGTAGCTTCCTCCCCTTCGTTGGTAATACCGTATTTCTTGAAAAAAGCCTCGTTCTTGTACTTATCGAACCTAGGCGTATGATATCCATAGCCCAGATCGGGATTATAATTAGGATTACGGAAAGAACTCTCGGCGTCGGCCTCATCAAGCCACTGGTTATTGATCGACAAATCGATCATATTGATATCGAACCCGAAACGGGATACGCTTTCTTCTTTTGATATACCATTTTCCATGGCATCAAAGAACTCGGATACCTTATACGTACCGTTATTTATCTTCCTAACGAAATCAGAATATCCCTTGGGAGAGTATTTCCTCATATAAGGATACAGTCGGGTTCTGGCGTACTCGATAAGTATACTATTAGCCTTACCCATAGCTATATCATTAGCTAGCTTATCACTGAAATCAGGACCGTATTTTTTTCTAAGGAACGTTGTCTCCATGGATGTCCATGATGGATTCTTCTGTGACAGCTTGGCGGCCATCCTATCTACCTGACTCCGGGAGCGGGCAGACATATGTTCCTTGGCGAATTTAATCTCATCCATTCCCTTGTCGTATGTCACGGCATCCCTTAACGCATTACGGTAGGAATCTGTAACGCCACTCTCCACCGTATCGGGCATATTCATCTCAATATCCTCAGCGGAAGCGGCGGCGTTAATAACACTCTTGGCCTCGGCCAGACGGTCGTATAGCTCGTTTATCTTCCTTAATGACGATGATCCACGAAGACGATCGAAATCATACTCGCCATATCTGGTACTGTCCCGGTACTGAATAAGCAAAGGTCTTAACTGATCGTTAATCTCATTTATTGTTGCCATCGCCTCCTCTACCTTCTCTATCCTTGATGATGATACAGATTGCTCCGTGATCTTATCAACCAGATTCTCGTAATAATCACCCTCCTCGGATCCCCACATATCCTTGGAGAAGCCAAGATGACCACCGGCTAGCAGGAACTCGAACGCTGCCTTACCGCCCTCGGACCGCTCTATCCCACGCAGTATCTCCTTAAACTCGGCTGAAGCCTTACGACCCTCGTTGGTATTCCCGAACTCCTCGGCCCACGCCTCGTCCCATGCCTTGATCTCCTCGGACATCATCAACGCCTCGGACCCCGCTTCCTTTGGTGTCCCGTCGGAATACCACTCGCTCTTGGCTATAGCCCTATCACGAAGGATATCCAGATAAGATCTCCAAGCTATAGGGTCAGATTGGAAAGCGTCCCAATCGACCTTCTTGTTCTTAATAAACTTATCCATAGCCACATACCGGCTTCTACGGATACGGGTCATGAAATCGGACGTGGCTTGCGATACCCTACGACCCAGTCTTTCCTCGACCTTCTTATTAACTTTCTCGATCTTATCGTAATAAGCCTGCACCATAGGTTTCTCTTGGTTCTCATCCAACCACCTATTTATCGTATCCAGATACCGTTGCTGATCCTCGAATGTCATGTCCGAGATATCAAAATTCTGGATGGTAGGTTTGAATACATGATACACGGCCTTCGTAATAGGCTTATCCCCATCATATCCTACGATATCATCACGAGTCTTGACCTTAAGCCCCTTATCAGATAAAAGCATGTCGATAAGTTGCTTCTCGGTCTTACCCGTAACCTTTTTAAGATCATATATATCAATAATAGCTTTCGCCTGCTCTGTCCGATGCAGTAAATCGTATTTGGCGAAATCACGGGACGAATCAAGGTAATCAGAGTTCTTACCGTTTATCTTCTGTATAAGATCCTCATTATCCTTTATCCCCCATCCACGCTCTTTCATCATCTTAGTCATCTTATTGATATTAGCCACACCCTCAACATGAGCGTCGTTATAAGCCTTGGCAAGACGTTGCCCTAACATGCCTAAGATAGCGTTACCACTATGCTCCAGTGTGCCAAAGAATCGGGACATGACATTGATATCCTTATGGATGTTATTTATCAACTTCTTTATCCCATTCCAATATCTTTCCGGGATATTAAACATCCGAAGCTGTCCATCCAGCCAGTCCTCATTACGATCACTTCGAAGGGCGTTTATATCAGACATAGATGTCTCAGCCATCCGCAATATATCATCCATATCCTCTACCATGCCAACCTTATTGCTGCCATAATAATCAGCCGCCTGATTATTGACGAATCCACGAAGGTTCCTGATCAGAGGAACTATCTCCCCATATACGTTATCGATAACCTGTATCGTCTCATAATCCAATCCTTTTCCGCTCTTACGTAGGCTACTGGCGACCGTAACCAAATACTCTACCTCGGCCTTGGCTGTAGCTATGACACTCTTGGTGGATAACAGGTTGTTGTTCTTACTAAGCTCACCCCCGACTTGTCTCACCTTCTCGCCTATATCACGAAGAAGGGAGATACTCTCACCGATCCTCTGGCTTTGGCTTGACCTCATCCTCTGCAATCTAGTGTATAGCCTTTCCAATGACCTACCGTTCTTGATCAACTTATTAGCCACGTCAACGTCCGATAACGAATACATGAGATGATTGCTATCCTTTAGCAGAAGCACGTCAAATGCGCTTGGATCATCAGCTAACGCCGACTCCTTTATCCTATCAAGAACCTTATTCAAGTCTAATCTTTGAGTAGAGAAGAAATTCCGTATAGCCCGGATTATCCTGCCAAACAAGGAGAGCTGGGCGTCCTCGGACGAGGCCAGATCCTCCACCGCCTGTTCCATGCCCGGCACGAACCGCTGGGCCAACGTCTTGCCTAGGATCTCCCGCTTCACCATCCGATCCAGTTCCTCCCCTTGGTATTCCTTCCCATACACCTCATAGTAACGACCGGCGAATTGATTCCATAATGGCGTGCCGACAACAGAGTCCAGAACCTCGTCAATCTCCTGTTGGTTACGGTAAGTATCGATCAAGAAATGAGCTACCTCCTCATTAAGATCCTCTACCGTAGCCCCCTCAGCCAATGCTATCACGCCATTAGCCATATCGGATAACGCCCTAGCGGAAGGATCTACGCCATTACGCATCTTATACTTATCCATATATTCGGACATACCCATCACGCGGATACCTAATGTGGATAAGATGTTGGTTATATCGGTCCTGTTTTGAAGATCTTCCGCCTTCTCGTTCTCAATAACGCCACGGACATTACTCCCATATAAGGCGTTATCCTCCATCATCAACGATAGCGCTAGCTCCATGAACCCATCATACCTGTTATTAAGTTCCTCGAACCGCCCTTGCCTTAACATGCCTTTAATCTCAGACCTGCTTACCGTGACCTTCTCCCCGGATGTCGTGATAAGATCAAGATCGTCGCTCACCTCCGTATCAAAACCTATAGAACCCAATACGTTCATTTCGGAGGACTGACTTCCAAACCTATTCCTTAGCCTAGACAAGGCATCCATAGCGTTATAGATCTTAAGACCATCGGAGTTGCCGGCCCCTGTAAGATAATACCTATCCCCTAGCCTTATACGCTCCCCGCTCAACAGACCTTTCTTGATAAGGTAATTGACAAACCCTCCACGGGTACTTATATTAGAATCTGAGCTGATGCCAAGGACCGGGATGAACGAATCACTGTTGTTAAGGGTTATGGAGGACGAGCCAAAGGAGATGTCAGCCGTACCGGACGGGACGTCGCTCTCCTCGACACTGCCGGCCAAGAACCCGGCCTCGATCCGCCCGCCGGACGATCCTTTTATGGCATTGGCGTAAGAGTCGTGTATCTTGCCGTCATCCGATCTAAAAAACAGGCGAGGCTCACCGGAATCATATACCAATCTTGAAGATGGGGGCGTATAATCTTCAATATCATTTAACGGCAAGACATTACCAGAAAATATGATCTCCCCATCTATATTTCCGCCCTTCACCCTGATATTAGGTCGTTGACCGGTAAAAGCGCTTTCCACGGCCTTCCATAACATACGGGCTGTCTCCTTAATATCTATATTCTCCCTGATAGCCCTTATATCATCCCATGACGCCTCTTTCAGTATCGTATCGCCAATATTATCCTCGTTTATGGAATCCAGATCCACCTCCTGTACCGTGGATGTATCTACCACAGCCATATCATTGACATCACCTACCTCTCCGGAGGTAAGATAAGCCACGACATTGTCGCTATCCCCAAGGCTTCTGGCCAACGCTGGGGCATCCATATCGCTTATGGCGGACAGGACCTTGGCTGACATAAGTTGCCCCCACTCGCTGGCGCTAAGTCTGGCACTTATGGATCTGGCCGCCTCCTTATTCCTTGGCACGGATCTCGTCCAGCCTCCGAACTTAGACCTGAACTTATCGTTATAAATAGTCATATAAGCCTCAGCAGCCTTATCAAGATCACTTACGGCGGCTATACCCGCTATCTTATCGAACAAGGTAGATACCTCGCCGGAAGGAGTCAAGACACGGGCTATCTTACCTTCCTTATTCCTTTTAATTACGCAACTCGACATAACTTCATGTTTTTGACAAAGATAAACAAAAAGCCTCCACGAATAAGCGGAGGCTGATATTCTTGTGTTCCTTATATAATTTATGGCTTAATCCGTATTCTTACTATTGATGAACTCACTAACGCAATCACCAGCAAAGCCGGCTATATACGCCGCATGTTCATCCTCTCCGACCTTAAATCCAAGCGACATATTACAGAACTGGCACACGCTCATGGCTATATGGAACGACTCATGACATATATTTCTCATCATTATATCATTGTCACTAGAAAAGTTCCAAAGTATAGCGAATTGATCGTCATTATCCCTATCCCTTACTAAATTTACGAAAGACGCCTCCTTATCCATATCATCTTCATCCCCCCATTTCCCCTCGTGTTCAGGTTCCATATTCTCGAAACGATTACATAACGTCTTATAATCTAATCCAACCGTGATAATCAAATCCAACGGATATATCACGAAATCAAATTTCTTTTCTCTCATAATCCCCTTAATTTTTCTATAACCTCAAAACACATTTTACACTCAATCCTTCGATATAGCTGCCTCACGCCATCTATGGTCACCCAGTAGCGTCCACCCTCACGATGCAGGAACTCGCTCATGACCTTCGTGTCAGCCACATCATGTGGGTCGTATGAGTCAAAACATAACTTACATATATCGTCAAGATCAAAATAAGTAACCTTATTATACGATATACAACGGATTTGTCTCCCATCAGGAACCTGAACATCGAAAACATTTATCTTCTCCATATTAAAAAACAGAGGGATGCCGATCCCATCACAGACCGGTATCCCTTATAATAAATTAGCGACGAAAAGCATGGTGATGGACATGCGCCACAAATGTAATTACAAAATTCGTAAAAACAAAATATCAAGGACAATCACCTGTGCATTCGCACGGAGCATCGCTTTTCAAAACCCCATACACCCGATTGTCGCTAGTCAGCCATCGTTTGCCGTCACTCGTAATATAAGCCTGCCGGCATCCCTCCTGATTCACCGTGAGCGTCTTCTTAACACCTTTTGGAGTTGTTATCTCCAACTCAAGAGTTCGGTCAAGACCGTTGTTCATCACCGAGCCAAAGGAAACGGGGGCGCTTCCGGCCCCGGACCCCGGACTGACGGTCAGAGGCTGGTCCGTTACCTCACCTACCCCGTCCTTCCAATTAATATTCAAATCACTCATAATTATGTCTTTTAATTATCATCTACCCACAAAGATAATAAAACAAGAGAACCCCAACCGGCTTTAGTCAATCGGGGTTCTAGCACATGATATTAATACGATTATCGTCTCATCATCTTCAATACGGTCCTAGCCGCAGCTTGCGCCCATGTCCAGCTGTCATTAGATGTTACGTTAACCGTCTGTTGAGTACCATTTACATCCAAGTTAATAGTCTCCTTGTCAAGCTCGATAGTAGAGTCTCCAGCGGCTTGAGTTACCGTCACGTTGGCTGTCTGACCACCAGCGGCGGTTACTTTCAATGTAGCCGTCAGTTCATCGATCGTGACGTTGGCCGGTACGTCCGAGATCGTGATGCTCCAAACGAACTCGCCAGCGGCTCCGGGGTCGTCGGCGATAACCGCTCCGTTAGCCGTAGTCTTTCCAGCCGCCGTGTAGTCAGCCGGGAGCTGTAACGTAAGCCCGTTCTCCTCAGCCGGCGTGACCGAAAATGTAAGCTTAGTACTGTTAGACTTACCGGTGATGGTAACATTACCACCTGTCTTTTGTACGGAAGCGTTAGGGCTGTCTGATCTTACCACCTCAGCAGCCGCTGCCTGATTAACTACCAACGCCTTCTTAGCCCCGCCGTTCGTGGTGACCGTAAGGTTGATAGTGCGTTGAAGACGACCGGTGTGTTTCTCACCGGAGAAATTAACCGCCTGATCTCCTGATCCTGATACCGGGTCGACGGTTACGAAACCAAATTTTTGTGATGCCATACTTAAATATATTTACAAATGTCATTTTATTATGCCAAAAATAACTTATATCATATCACAAGCCAAATATAGGGGGGGGATAGATCGCACCGGCTACACCCGCTCCACGTACAGACCTATTAAATCCTGTAGATTATGGCTAAGAGGAGTTCCGCTATCCCTAATACACTTATATACATCAGCGTTCTGGATGTAATACTTATCCTTGAATATCTCCATTGGAGGGAAATACGGGATAGGATCCCCTATGGTCCCGGCATGCTCCTTATCAATGACCTTGTATAAGGAAGCCGTATCCAATCCGGGTTCCCATTCCTTTGATAATGTATGTTGTTGAATAACCTCATAAAGGATATCCGTATCGTCCTTAACCACCCTGAGGCAGAATCCGGCATCCACCGACAACCCGAACTCCGCTCCCTCTTGTCCCCATATAGGGAATAGGACCTTAACATCCAATTTCTCGTTAGGGGATAAAGATATAGCCTTGTTATTAACCACCATTCTGGAGAATCTGACAGCCACTTTCTGAGGATCGGAGGCATCTTTCTCCTTTGCCTGTTGCCGGACATAAGTCATGGTGATATTTACCTTATCTGGATAGCCGGACTGAGCGTCAATAGCCCTCACCTGCTCTACGGTAGTGGCTAAGCTTACTTCCCTCTGTTTGACTCCTAACGCCGACATCAGGTCATTATCATACTTATCCATCATCCCGATCAAGATCTTGCCTTCCGTCATATCAAACTCCAGGCCCATAATCGTTATCTTACCGACTATAGCCCCATCAGCCAAAGCGTTACGTCTGTCATATTCAGGAATATAAATATCTTGATCATCCAAGAAAAACTCATGGAGATTTTCAGTCTCATAAGATCTCAGCTCCTCATATTTAGCCGATTTCTCCTCGTTAAGAACCCTTGACTCATCTAGCCTAGCTTCAATGATCTCCTTAACCGTGGCTTTAGGATTAGCCTCCTTGAACGCAAGTTGCTCCTCCCCAAGCTCTATCCATGGGGCGGGAATACCTTTGGAGTAATCATCATAACTATAGCCCTTGGCGTAATTATCATCAAGCGGATCGTCCTGAACTAATTGATTGGGATATATTTCCCTGTTTATATATGTATATGCCATAATCTGTTCTTTAATCTTGTTCTTTAACGGCGATGCTATACTTACCTGAAGCGTAACACCAGATATTTATCTCGAAAGGTTTGTTAGCCGTAGTGGATATAGAAGTACCACTCATGCTTACATAAGCTCCAGAGTTTGGTATGGCTTGAGTAAACGATGCAGACGGGACACACCTGATCATCAGCTCCTCCCCTACCTGCATCCCTGACTGCACGGATAGGGTGGTAGCGGCTGATAACGTAGCCGTGATACTTCTCTTGCTAATAGGCAGGTTGGCTAATGTCGTGACCGTATTCACGCCTATGCACCTTCCAATCGCATTGTAAAGATCCGTAGGAATAAGTCCCAACCCATTAACCGCTGTATCAAAGACCCGCATTTGACCCGGGACGCCACATGTCATTAAGTTTAACTTGCCCGTGCTCCCGTTTATTATATTCACATGACTAAAGGCGAAACTGTGCGTAGGGTATCCCCCACCAGTAGATGGCGGAGCTACCATGACCGAGTTGCCTATAAGCAAGGAGCTGGAATTTAAAGTACTAAACGCCGCCTTAGGCATAAGCCCATCGGATGATGAGCTAACCACCTTATAGGTAGTGTTTGTATCCTTATAATAAGGGACACCACTGACAATAGGACAGGCGGTATAGCCAGAAGCGCTTGTCACGGTACTTCCGTTCTTTACAAGACCTGTTGATCCATTAGCTCCCACAACACCATACGTCGTATTAGTGTCTGTCCAAGGCACGTTGACGAACATCTTCCCGCTACCATCCAGCTCTACCGGATAATTCTTGCCATTCTCCGCATATCCGATCATTACCAACCCAAGGGTCGATGTACTGGCCTTGGCGTATGTGGTATTAGTAGGGACAACCCACGTGCCATCACCACGAAGAAAAGAGGTTTGTTTACCTGCGGAGGGAGCTGGTACCAATCCCGCAGCTCCAGCCGCTGACGAAGTAGCACCACGCATATTACTATAGGTGGTATTTGGAGGCGTCTGCCATGTTCCATCGCCACGAAGATACTTACCTTGCGCTCCAGCGGCAGGAGCAGGGACCAAACCGGCCTTCCCCGCAGCGGAGGAGGTTGCCGCCCCCATATTGGAATATGTGGTGTTGGTGTCCGTCCATGGAACGTTCACGTACATCTTGCCGCTACCGTCAAGAACAACGGGATAGTTCTTGCCATTGGCAGAGTATCCGATCTTAACAAGACCAAGATTATCGCTCGTGGCTTGGGCATAAGTCGTGTTATTATCAGTCCAAGGGACATTCACGTACATCTTCCCATTAGAGTCCAAGGATACGGCGTAATTCTTTCCACTAGTAGTATAACCGATCTTGACCAATCCTAAAGTATCAGCCGTGGCCTGATTATAGGTCGTATTGTTATCCGTCCATGGGACGTTAACAAAAGCATTCCCAGACGAATCTACCTGAACTTTATAATTCTTTCCTGAAGTCGTGTATCCTACCTTAATACCACCAAGAACGGTAGCTGAGGACGTAGGCGGGGCGAAAGTGCTAGGCTTGCCCGTAACCCCAGACCATGGCACAGATGACGCCTGACCTGCCGTATAGGGCTCGTAACCGGCCTCAGTACTCAACTTACTATCATCCTTGACCAGATACATCTTATTCGTGGCCGTCACCTTAACCGTGTCCCCGACCTGAGCCGTGGCTGTAGTAAGTTTAAACCTTGCCGTATCATCAGCCACCACGACCATTCTCTCTAAGGCCGCCTTAGGCAACCTATCTATATTGATAGTACCGGACGTGATCTTAGAGGCGTCGAAGTTCGCCAATGTCGTGGATATAGTAATATTACTCCCGAAGTCCGATGAAACACTACCGGTAACAGCCCCGGACAGCGCTATGGTCCTAGCCGCCTGTAATTTCGTGGCGGTAGGGGCATTATCCGTCTTAAGAGCATATTTGGTAAGATCAATATCATTAGCCTTATCCAAAAGCTGATCTATCTGCTTACCATTGTATTTACCTTGAAAATCTTCCATATCAAACTTATTTTTTGCTCAAATATAGTTATATACATAAATACCAAGAAATCGAGGGGGGGGGGAGAGATACGGGTAAGTGTCAAAAACTGCCGTCCCCGTGCAGGAATCCGCTACGGAATATAATAGCCTTGTCTTTAAGTTTCTGGACAGATTCCCATTCCCATTCACCCTCACAAGGCTTAACGACATACTTATTCCCCCATGTCTTAAACTTCCTCTCTATAACAAACATCTCTGGGTCTTTTAAGACATGGAAGATACTTCCGACAGGGAAATACTTATCAGTCCTCAATATAACACGATGATGTCTCTCGTCATATTCAGGATCGCCTACGATACGTGCTTTATAAAACTGGAAGTCGTTTAACGTCCGATCCACAGGTTCTATCCAATAATACCCCTTACCCATTGCTATTCACGTTTATTTATCTATATTTGCGGTGTAGTAGTAACTCATAATGTTTTAAGTGATTTTCAACCAAGGGGAAGGGTGTCCGTGAGGATATCCTTTTTTCATTCCCGCCCGCCCTACCTATGAACAAAAAGACCTACTCCTGACAAATGTAACGATAATAAGATACTTGACAAAAAAGAAACCCTATCGGTATTCTATTGCCGACAGGGTTCTCCAACGTTGTATCAAACTAAATCATATCACTCCATTTGATTGTGTCACCGACGAAGCACCGCACCGCCAGATACCTTACGAACGCCGTCCCTTCCGGGGCGTCAGGGTCTTCCAGATAAGCCAAGACAGCCTTGACTATTTTCTGGTCGCAATCCAATACCTTAGGAAAGTAGTCGCTATAGAACATAGCGAACAGATATTGGATATCTCCCCAAGTGGCGTTATCAGGTTTCTTGGCCCCGCATTTATCGAACATCTGCTTAGCGTCCTCCATCGTCCATCTTCTCTTGGACCCGTCAGCGTTAAGCATCTTGTCGGCGGCCTCCCTAGCCAACTCCTTGGAAAAGTGATATCCATGGGTGTCTATATACCGCTTATAATCCGGGTCATCGGCGTCTGCTCCTCAGTAGTAACGACTTCTACGACCTCTACGCATGTAAGGATCCATACTATCGTACTCGTCACGGATCTCACGCTCGCCAAACCATCCCTTACGGTACATCTCATCTTCCCGCTCATGATGTCTCTGGCGCTTCTCTAGTTCCCGCTCGTTACGTTCCAGTTCCCTCTCACGTCTCTCAAGATCACGTTCACGGCGCTCAAGCTCTTCCATCATCCCGTCACGATCCTTCCCGTAATGGTCATACATGCCGCCATCATATCCCATGTAAGTGCCATCTGAGCGACGGGAACGTCCTCTACCACCTCTGCGATCGTAGATCTCGTCATTATAATCTTCTTGGCCATTGCCTAAATCTATAACTCTCATATTAACCTAATTTTTTAATTAACAACTCTTTTAACTCATCGAAAGAAGACCCCATCCTATCGACCTTCTCCTCAAGATTCTTAATCTTTCGGTCTTGATCCTTAGTCTGCTTAAAAGCCGGATTGATTTCCTCAAGGATCGAATCACAAGCCTCTAGCGTCCTCCTATGCTTATCGATACTATCGAGAATATCTGAGCTGGTCCTCTTGGCGGCGTTAAGCTGGTTCATGATCGGATCGACCGAGCAGGCCAAAGTTATGTTATTGGACATAGCGACATCCCTGCTCTCCGGTACGACGTAGGTCATGGAAGACCCGTTTATCTCCACGGTAAGGTCTATCACCCTATCCTGTAGTTGCTGATATTGCCCCATCTGACCCATCTGGGGTTGCTGGAACCTAGGCTCGGACACGTTAACCACATTCCCCATCCTGAACACCGGAATATCGGACGTATCCAGCGTATATACTTGAAATCCTTTCTTTAAGTCTCTAAACATATCTCGATTTTTAAGCGGGAGGGAATACCCTCCCATTAAACATCCAATCTAACCTATTACTCATCAACATCCGTTTCCGAAGCTGACGCAGCGGTTGTAGGCACACAGCAATCCATGAGCCTCAATACACCCCTTACCTTATTGAAATAAACAAGGCGTTCGGTGTTGTTAACCATAGCCGCTCCGGTCACAGCCACGTTGATCGGGTTCACCACAGCCACGCCGGTTACCGGGCAGCATGTGTCGTCACCGACCGTGGATACGGTGCTGTTCGCTGGGACAGCTATCTGCACTGGCAACGCCTCGCCTGTCGCCGGAACCACCTGCCGGATTTTCAGCAGCAGAAGACCCTCGCATGGCAAGGACAGCCATATCCTTGGGTTGATGCCGAAGATGGTGTTGGTAGTAGTCACTACCACGTTCTTCGTGACCAACTCATAAAGAGACCCTATTTTAGAAACACAAGCCATTTTTAAATATTTTTTACTGTGTTTATAATCTCAAATAACTACATTCGCGTCTGGGATAGGCAGAGGTCGCGTCTTTGCTGATAAGGGTTTCTCTAAGTTCTCCCTTCCCATTCTCTTTAAAAACTTAGTCCACATTTTAAAAATTAGAGAAAATGACGAACGAAGAATTTATTAAGAACATCTCCTTTGAGGGAGAGGAATGGAGAGACGTAGTCGGATTTGAGGGACTTTATATGGTGTCTTCCTTTGGGAGAGTTATTTCTCTTGGAAGAAAAATAGTCAACAACATTGGCGTTAGAATTACAGATCCATTTCTTAAAAAGAACAACAACATAACTAACTCTGGCTATATTCAAATTCGATTATGGAAAAATAATAAATGCAATCATCTATATGCACACAGATTAGTAGCGACAGCTTTCATCCCAAACCCCAATAATTACCCATGTATAGATCATATAGACACGATTAAAACAAATAATCATTACCTTAATCTAAGATGGTGCACTAATTCTATGAATCACCTCAACCCTATTACAAGAAAAAGAAATTCTTTATCAAAAATAGGCGCTAGAGGGATAATAGAAAATAAAAGCAAACCAGTTGTTAGGATAGATCCCCAAAACCCAAATTGTATAAAAATATATGAATCTCCAATGTTTGCCAAGAAATCAGAGGGATATAACCAAGGTCATATATCTGCTGTTTGTCTTGGCAAAAGGAATCATCATAAAGGATACGTCTGGGTTTATTTATCCGATTACAAACCACATACCAGTATTTCAAAGATCGAATTATCTTATAATAAAAATATTACAGACGATTTTTTGGAATCAATAATGCAACATCCTTTATTAAAAGATCTTCTGCCTAATGATGCTAATCTTTAAACCGCTGCATTATTATTGCATCCACAGCCATTATTGCAGCATCCATTGTTGCACCCACATCCGCAATTACCTCCATAAAATACCTGACCCCATCCATAAGTCTGATAAGGAGAGCATGAAGGATAAGCCGGCACGGGAGTAGGTCTCAACTGGCTGATTAAGTTCTGAGTCTGCTGCTGAGTCAATGCAGAAGCTTGATAAGCTGACCTTTCATCACGCAATTGATTGATCATATTCTGCATTTCTCTTTTCTCAAGATCACAGAAAGCGTTCTGAATTTGCTGAGATTGAGCGTCAATCTTCGCACTCAAGATGTTGAACTGCGTAGTAGCCTGCTCGCGATTGTTCGCCAATCCTTGATTAATAGTGTTTTGTAACGTGTTAGTCTGATTCAATGTCTCAAGACGATTCTCATAACCTTGATTGTTGATCATCTGCTGAGTCTGGCAAGTGCTTTGGTTGATCAAAGAACTCAAATTGCAGCAGCAAGAGCTGATCTGATTGCCGATCTCACAACCTTGTTGCTGTACGGCGTTAATAACAGCCTGAGAAGTCATACCTACCTGACCAGCTACCTTATCGATAGCGCCTTGCACGTTACAGATAGCGCTTTGCAATTGAGTAGTAGTACAGTTCAAGGCGTTAGCGATCTGCTCGATAGCGCTTCTGTTACCTTGGATAGCCTGCATCAGAAGCTCACGACCATAGTCGTTATTCAATTGAGCGGGAAGACCATTAGCGCAGTTCTCACCACCGTTACCAAAACCATTGCCAAAGCCACGGCCGCCCCATAACCAGAACAGGACGATGATCCACAACCACCAACCGTTAGCCCCTCCGAACTGGTCTTGGTTGTTACGACCGTTCATCAACGCAGCGACTAAATTCGGGTCCATCTTATTACCACCCAAAAGGCTGGTAAACATACCCGGAATCATAGATAATAAACCATTAGCGGCGCTACCGCTCCCGGAACCCATACCGTCTAACAGCACGATTTTGTCTCCACTTGTACCCATGTCTATTTATTTTTGAATTAATAATAACCCCACCTGATAGTGGGCGTTACAAAGTTCAAAAATTAATAATCCTAGGATCGTGATATATGTCATCATCAAGGCACGTCATGTCATGCAATTGGTATTAATAAGAACCGGTACAAGACAAAAAATCCGGAACGTATCACTACGACCCGGATTCATCGCAAATCTATAAAATCCAATGTTTCAATGCTCGAAAGAAAACGTCTCACGACGTCAAAGAGAGATTAACTACACGAAAAATCTCGCATCAACTTATTTGTATTAGCAGTGTATTCATTAACTATCTTACTGGATGAGGGATTATCCTCTATCCTTGACAGGCGGTTATCGTCACTCCTTACCGTAACATCACCCATCCTTCGTACCACGCTTTCTTGATATGATGATGGATCGGAGTATATAAGATCATCGACGAACCTATATATTGATCCATCAACCGTCTCACCTATCTTCTCATATAAGCCGGATTGGAACAACACGAAATCATCATACCTTCCACGAGCCAAGAACGAACCGTCCGGTCTCGCCTCGACGCCGCCGTTGACCTCCCGGAGCAGGCCCGGATTCCTTTGGTACAGATACCTATAAAACCCGGCATCCATCATCCTATCCTGTCTATCCAGATAGAAAAGGTTTCTCATGCTACTGTCACCGGACTCGATAGCCACGTCAAACAGAAGATCCCTTACCTGACCTTCTGGCAACGACATCTCTATGCTTTTTAACGTGCCTCTATCATGATGGTTCAAAGATACATTATAAAGCCCATTAAAATCAAGAAAACGCAAGACATTATTATATAAATCCGACTTTTTTAACCTTTCCTTAATCTGGATTTTCCTCAACAAGGTACAGGATTTGATAAAATCCCGATTCTTTCCCTGTCTGGCCACATATCTCCTAAGCTCCCGATCGATATCGACATCATCCAACTTAGAGGTAACGGGATGTTGATATATCAATCTGGTAAGGATCATACTCTCCGTATTGGAGGATGAGATGTTATCCATAACCAACTTCTTGATATTATCCTTGACCACGCCAATATCAGATCGAGAAGCCCCTTGGGGGACCACGCCTGCCGGTAAGTACGAGGGCCGCTCTATCCCGATATCGGCCAACATCTCATAGGCCTGATCGGTGTCGGTTATCGGAGTCGTGTTATGGTATATATTTCTACCTACATACAACATGTTCCTGTCATACATATCGGAAGGAGATGTTTTCCCGGACCTTACATACACCATCCTATCCCCGGTAAAGTAAGTATCCTGAACCTCATATATCGGATTCCCTTTTCCTGTTATCCTATCAAGATCGGAGATAAAGCTATCGTATACCGAATTGCCGGCCTGTATGGAAGATAACATAACATCCAGCGACGCCATAAGATCACGGATATCCTCCGGTCTGGATATAACCATCTCATCGCTAATCGCCTCGCTTATATCAACGCCCATGTCGGCAAGATCCATGGCTATGTCATATAGACGTCCGGAAACGTCCTTGATGTCCTTAAAATCGTCCATATCGATTATCTCCCCAACCTTATCCCTTAGACCTTTCATGTCCTTAGGCATACTGATATACGGTATGGTGCTATTGGAATATGAGTCGGTAATCGTATTCCCATCCTGATCCCTGACCTCCATACGGGTCATATTACGATATGTGTCATACATCCGATCGGCGTAATCCTGATCCTCCTGATACCGGAGCGCCAAGGAAGGGTAGGGGATGGAGGCGAAAGCCTGATCGAACTCCCGGCGGTCGCTGATACCGCCTACCGCCCTCATGATCGTATCCCTTACCTCCATTGGATTCAAGGCTCTTCTCTTCCCTAACGAGTCATATGTATCCTCATATATCATATAATCATCACCAAGGCCTGACTCGGAGGATAGGAAATACATATCCTTCTCATTAAGATCCCCGTCAGACATAAAATCGACAACCCTCCTCATCATATCCCTTACCCGCTCATACGCCGATCTGTTGGTCATGATATTATCAATCTCATCGGCGTCATACATCCCGGATCGCTCAAGATTGTACCTATTGAGAAATATATCACCACCGGAGAGGAAATTGGATATGATCATATCATTAAGATCGTTGATATTATCGACTCCCAAGGAAGTAAGGGTGTTATTGATATCCTTAACCTCGTCAGACATGAAATTACCCACAGCATAATTCTTTTGTTTGATAAAGGACATGACATCATCATACCTAGGCTCCCCATTGCTATCTAGGTCATATTCTGATGGTATGGACATCCAATCGCCAAAGAAAGACACGAAGTCGGGAGAGTAGGCCGTACCCCAGACCGATAAGGCCTGCTTCTGGTCGCCAAGCACCTCCATCGCCCTTTGGTATAATCCGGATGGTTGGTCGTTCGGGGCAAGGACATTATCTACCCCACCCTCCTCATTTTTTATAACATAACAAGATCTTCCCATTGCTAAATCGTTTTGTTACAAAGATATGAAAATCCCGCCTACTCTCACGAGCGGACGGGAGCCAAATAACAATAATAACAAACCTTATGTTTCTACTGAAAAGTACAAATCATTTTGCCGATCCTCACGGACAGGCAAAAACTCAATCCTAAATAACAAAAATGAAACTTATTGTTTAGCAAAAATATCTTTATCTGATCTACTCAGAACCCTGCCTTTCAATTCCAAGAACCTAGGCATCCATTCCTTGGATATCTTAGACACGATCCACTGGAATCCCTTAGGAGTCACATAAACAGTGTTAGTTCCATAAAACTCATCGTCATGTTATTAAAATTATTCATTTTATTCGTTAAATCAAATATTTATATCACAAAATGTTCAATCTAACAGGATTAAACACAAACCCACTATCGATTATCTTTTGAATAAAAGAATCACCGATTACTTTTCTAGCTATTCCGATCGCTCCATTGATATCAGCGTTAAGCAACTTACCAATAGAACTTTGAAACAATCCACGTCTCTTTCTTTTTCCTAAATAAGTATCTTGTTTCTTGAGAGGTTCAAAAGCCAGATGATCTATTTTTGACGTGTAGGATTCCTCATGAATGATGACGTTGATTCCCAAGAGTTTTGACTTGTAAATTATCTTGTCAATCAACTTAGAATGAGGGATGGATACGAAATTCTGATTGTTTCTTCTACCGATATTTATCCCCTGTTTCCATTCCTTATTCAATCCTATGATGATCGTTCCTATGTTATGAAATTTACAAAAATCAACAACATATCTGCTGATTTTATGCAACTTGTCTTCTATCCAACAATTTCTAAACAAAGTAATTCTTCTTATCCTGTTTGAGATTCTTTCATCACCAACATAAGACATTAATTCGGCTTTCGTTTTATTGTACCATTGATTTACGGATTTCATGACCTTCCCGTTTATAATGAAAGGATTAACTACATTACTGACACATGAGCAAAGATTATTCAATCCCAAATCAATCGAAAGGAAATTGTCTTTATCAAGATTCAAGTCGACTTCCTTTCTTTCGTAAATTACCTCAACTACGAAACATGTAGCTTGAGGGATTATCCTTACTTGAATTAACTCATCCGGTTTTACTTTTGTTTTAATAGGTTCTATTATGTTCTTTACAAAATGAACATATCCGTCTTCTTTTACTCTACAGCTAAGTTCATCAAAAACAACAGTGTTTAACTTCTTACCTTTCTTGTACTTAGGAAGTTTCGGCTTTCCTTGGAACTTCTCAGGATGATTCTCGTATTCTTTCTTTGACCTGATCCATGACTTTATGCTTTTACCTACCTGTTTCACGACATTCTGTGAAACGTGACACGGAAGATTACGAAAATCAGGCTGATTTTCTTTCCCTAATTTCGTAGAAAGCTCATATTCCTTGACATAATTCTCAGTAAAAATACCTTGCCTGAAAACATAAAGACAATAGTTATAAAGAAGACCTGATTTATGACAGATCTCCTCATATCTATTGTCTTTTATAATATGTCTTTCTACCTGTCTCATTATTTTTTATCAGAAACTTCCAATGTATTTCCTTTCCTTTTCCCGTACATTTTCATAGAATAACAATGAAGGATAGATATTATCTCCTCAAATATCTCTTTCTCATCCGTTTTAGTGTCAGGAACCTCACTCATTATTTCTATCTCACATCCGAAAAAGCCAAACAGGTTCTTGAACATTTCAAATCCGATCCTTGATAACCTGTCCTTATATGTTATCACTACTTTCTCACAACGATAATTTATGACTTCTTTTATAAGTGACAACATATCTTTCCTATTATCAAGGGAGATTCCTGACGCGATATCCTTATAAACGCCGGATATTTTATATCCTTTCGAGAAGCAATACGTTTTAAGTAATTCTATTTGGTTTTCCAGATCCTTCTTTTGTTTACTCGTGGAAACCCTTCCGTATATGTAGATCCCTCTTTCCTTTTTATTGATCATAGAATAGACATCATCATCGTTGTAATCCAACAGCTTTGTTGTTGAACTACCTGTCCTGATCTTCCCTGATTTTACATAATTGGAAAGAGTACCTCTGCTTATCCTTAGAATCCTTAAAACCTCGCTCGCTCTCATAATATTTACATTTTATAGTGCAAATATAAACACTATTTATTTAATATGCAAATTTTCGTACCATCATACCTATCCTCCATCATCATCACCACCTTCTTGATATCAGATAAAGTTAATTTCTTTATCTCCATATTCCTACTATCCATCCTGACGAAAGAGTCCTTGAACTCCTGCTCGGTTATGGCATCCAACCTAAATAGATTGTATTTTATAAGTAACTGGGTTACGTCAAATATCAGGATATTAAGATCAATATTACCCTTCAACTCATTAAGAAGATCACGCATCATGGCTTTGATAGCATCGGTATCAAGTTCCAGTTTCTCGGCCTCTCTCATCAACCTCTTAATGATGCCATTGTACTCGATTATGATATTAGCATTATCATCATCGGTAGGCAGAAGAATATCCATCGTACATTCTATACCAACCTTATCACTAAGTCTTTTATTGAACTCCGTCATATAATCGAAAGCCTGATCCCTGCTTAAAGCGTATGTATGATCAAGCAACTGCTTTTGTCTGTTATTGACAAAATAATGACTGGTATATAACATCATCAAGACCTTAACTCGCTGGATGCGTAGGTCTTGCATAATTTTACGGTGTAAAAAAGCGTCTAGTTGCATCTACTAAAAAAGTCCCCACCGGGGCCATCACACACCCGACAGGGACCAACTTTTAAATATCTTACTCGTCAGGTGATGGACTGACGCCGCGAAGATAAGTCAAGATATTTAATTTAGCAAGGATTTTCCGCCTCATTTTCTCCGGATACTACGTTACCGTCGGAAACCAACGACTTGTCCTCGGCAGCCTTCGCAGGCGAGGCGAACTCCGATGGCAGATCCGGCAGGTTAGGGAACGAGACTTCCGTCTCCTCCTTGGATACCTTGTTCTCCTTGATACTCATCCTAAACTTAGGAGCTATGAAAGGATCGTTGTTAAGATCGATGTTGATCGTAACGTCATTCATCAAAATATCCTCCTTAGTTCTGGAATCACCTATCCATCCTCTTACGTCAGCGGTCATAGGCATCCTGCTAGCCGCTTCCTTGACAGCTTTAAGCCGGTTCTTGATAACATCCACGTCTCCCGCCAGCGGAATCATATATGTCTTATTATCCAACCCAGATCTGGCTATAGCGTTATTAAGATCCATTATATCATCAATACTTACGCCTCCGCCTAGACCCTCCGTAATCCTATCAGCCATCGATCCGATCATGGATGAGAATGACGATATATCCTGATTTTTCAATCTTACGGGGTACAGGTAATTTCTTCCATTTCCTGTCTTTATAGCTACGACCGGGATACGTGAATCTTTATAGTCACCATACTTGTCCCTGACGATAGCCGTACAGAACGGGAATATATTATACTTAATATCATCCCTCATCGTAACCTCCCCATTCTCTATATATCCTACGCTCTCGACTTTACCAACCGTCTCGTTGGTAAAATCATTCTCGGATACCATCAACGTACCATTATCATCACTTACGCTAAAATTAGGTCTTCCCGGCAAAACACTGGTAACTGTACCTACGAACGGTATATCAATCTCGCCAGTAACAGATCCTATATTATCCCTATATAACTCAAAGGCCCTACTCCTTAAATCAGCGTTACTTCCTTTTGAATCCGGGTCATTGGCTTTCAGTACCGAGACGAAATTGCCATCGCTATCCACGATCTTAATAACCATATTATCAACCAGCTCTCGGTAAGCCGACTTAGTCTCATCAGAATTAGGGTCAACGGCGTTAAGACTATTGTATTTATCATACAATTCCTTGGTATATGGATCTGACATATCCATCTTAAACCTTACCATATCACCCTTGCGGAGGCTAGCCGCTGCTTCCTGATTCACCGACTCGTTGTTAGATCCAAACGTATCACCCGTATAATAAGGGACAATAGATCCATCCTGCCCCTTGCGATACACCATGAACCAGTTGGAGGTCGATAAGGCGGTCTGCCGCCCCAATATGACACCAGTAGCGTTCTCGAAAGCCTGAGCGTCATCCTCGCTAATCATCCATCTTGAGTGGTTATCTGACTCTATAACAGTAAATATGTCGGTTCCGTTGGTGAAATCCATCACCCTTCCATTATCAGTATCAGTGGCATCAGATCTTTTAAGCCCAAGACCGTCCATAAACCTGTCAAGTCTCATTCCGCCAACCTCATAATACATGACCCCACCGATCTCTCTCTTCTGGGCCATCAACACCACCGGGTTCTGGGCGGCGTTAACTTCCGTCCTGCCGGTGGATGTCCCGGGTTCGCTCTCTGTGAGGACATCACCCATAGGTATGGATTTATCGTAATCCTTGACAGCTATACTTCCATTATCATACAACCTCATCCATTCCACGAATTGAAGAAGAGGATCATCAGAATAGTTATTGATAATATCAATAGCCTCATTAAGTTTATCCTGATCAACCTCATTCCCGTTGTCAATATCATTCATAAGATCATTGTAAGTCTGTATAGCCCCCTTAACCTGATCTTGATCAAGACCATTAATGTTCATATCTATGATATCATCAATAGTATCCCTGATGTTATTTAAGACGTTATCGTTGGTATTTAACCTATCTATCATTGACCTAATCTTATTAAGCCTAGCTACAGGATTATCGCCAAACCCATTTACAAGATCATTGATACGATCCTTGTTATTATCATATATCTGCCTCTCCCTAGGAGATAAGATATCCTCATTACCGTTCCATATCTTTATAGCTATATTATTGATTCTATCATCAGAAGGATTTATGATATCCTCATTATCAGGTACATTCTCAACGATACCGCCCTCATCAGCCTTGATATCATTCTCCATAGATCTGGCGATCATATGATTATAGGTCTTGAACATAAATGCCTCGTCCTCTCCTATAAGACCATCTTGATAAGCCTTATCTATGGCCTGATCATTGGCATAAAGGGAATTAGCATCAGGATCATCGGTATTCCTGAAATCATACTTGCTGTCATCCTCCTCATAAGTCTTCCCCCATGCGTTCGATAATATCTTCATGAACCCACGCTCCTGCGCCCGGATGAATCTTCTGTCACGCATACGACGAAGTGACTCGTTTATATTCTTATAAGCCACAAGGTTATGACGATACTCGCTAAGCAACGCCATAGCCTCTTTATAATTATCAACCCCACGGATAGATACGGCATTCTCAAAACCAACTATAGTCTCATAAGCTGCCATAAGATCGGCGGCGCTGATCCTTGATTCATTCCTGTTTAATAACAGCTTAGATATATCTGTCTCTGAGTTAACTAACGTAGCTAATCTCCTCTCCAAAGCAATTCTATCCTCCGTCAATTTAAGAAGTCTATCATTCTCCTTGGCTAACTTGACCTTATCAGACTCAAGAGCTTCTTTAGACGTGATACTCTGCTGAAGCTTCAAAACATTCTTTTCCATCTTCTGTATATCATCTGTAAGCTTCCTGAGTTTCTCAAGATCCCTACTCGAATCAGGATTAAGACGAGAATATATATCTAAAGCGGGGCCTATATCCGTATTGTATATCCTTCCTAACTGATTAGCGATATCATCCAAATTATCCTTAGCCTCAAGACCGTTATAAGCCATGTTAGAGATGTAGGTGTTAAATGATCTATTGGATATACCATCGGTAAGGGAGTCGGCAAATCTGCTGGCCATAGTAAAATTATCAACCTTCTTATTGAACTCGCCAACAAGGTTAGACTTATACTCATTTACCTGCTCATCTGTCATATTCATATCGGAGGCTATATCGCTATTAGGTATAGACTCGATGACTGTCTTAAAATTCTCCTTAGTATCATCTAACATCCCCATTTCCTGATCATAACGAAGACGGTTGAATACGGCGTCACTAAAAGTCTTATCTACGATTCTGGAATTAGGTATATCGTCAGCGTTATTATCCGTACTTAAGCCTGATAATTGAGCGTTCAGAGCCATACTGCCACGAATAGCACGGATAGCGGCGGTAGTCAAGGTGCCGGCATTGGTGTTATAGGCCTCCACCATCCCCTTGTTACGGGACATGTCTTGGCTCCATTCCCTTATACCTCCAGCGCTCTTCCACCCCATACCGGCACCTATTATCATACCGATACCGATCTCCTTCCAGCCCTCATTAGATCCATAGGTCTCCTTGAATCCGTTCTTTATAGCTTCCATATAACCTATATTCTGACGAATAGCCATGGGATTGTATCTTGATTCCACCCAATCCTCCGCGGACTTGCTGGACACACCTTGAAGACCTTCCTCGAACAAACCCTCAGATACCGGACGTTTGATAATATTGAACGTATTCCCGGCTATTTTCTGCCATTTCTTAGGCGTTATGATCCTCAATGTTCCATTATCCATCCTCTCGGCTCCTACACCAAATATATTTCGTTTTATGAACTTATCAACGCCCAGATCCATGCCAAACATATCACCGAACATAGCTATATTGGATAACGTAAGGATACCGATATTGGCAGCGAATATAGCGTTAGCGGCATCAGCATTATCAGCTCTGAACTTCATGAGTTCCTCATATGAGGCTTCTCTACCATAGGCATTCCTGTAAGCCTGCTTGAAGTTTTCCTCAGATTCCATCAACCCACTCCTTGACTCTACCGAAGCCTCCCAAAGCGTTGACGTACCGATAAAGGTCAGGTTGTCCAGCCCCTTACCTATGCCTCGTCCTATGCGGGCAGCTCTTAGCATAGCATTAAACCCGGTCTTTGTAGCAGAAGCAGCCTTCCCCATACCGGCAATCGTAGCACCTATCCTAGCCCCCATACGAGCGGCATTCATAAGACCAGCTCCGGCGAAGGCGTAAGATGACAAAACGGCTCCAGCCGTAAATGCAGCCCCTGATAAAAGATCATTTGTCCAAAAATTGGTTGTAAACATACTTTTAAGAAATCCAGCATCTCGCTCCTCCTTACTGTAATAATGATTAAGCGTATAATCACCACGCTTATCCATATCATCCAACCATCTGGCAAAACTGTTATCATACATAGCTGATAACGTCCCTTTTGTAACAAGCTCCTTTAATCCATAAACAGACTGACCTACTCCACCTATTCCATACAAAGCAGACTTATAAATAAACTTACCTAATCCTCTATAAGTTTTCTCCCAACCACTTTGACTTCTCGATAGACGATCATCATTATCCACGTTATTGATATAACTCTCGTATTTTGGAATCCATTCACCTGTTGACAGCCTATGCCTTGAATCACGAAGGTTGATCCTACTTCCAGTTATATCATAATTACCCTTAGGGATACCCGTCTCGTTTATCATCTGAAAAAGCGGATTCCTTGCTTTTACATCATCATGATAAGATGTCTCTACGGAATTTTTTATACCCTCTACTAATGATGGAATACTTCTGCTTCCCTCTCTAGACAAAACATCATTATCCATATCCGATGAACTGCGCATGCCAACAGGTATAGGGATAGAAGAAATATTATCCTTAGAAGGCATGGGAGATGGAATTGATGGAGTAGGGACATAATATCCCCGACTCTTCATCACATTCCCTATATCGTTATTATTATTGCTCATTTTTTCCATCTATTTTATCCATAGTCTCTTTATCCAACACCGAAAGAATATTGCTAAGATCAGAGTGCTGCTCATTAATATCTCTACCCTTAACAATAACGTCTTTATTGATAGCCTCAACCACGGCTTGGGTAAGATACATCTGAGGACACATATTTATAATCTTCATGATATTATCAGCATAATCAGTATTATATTCCAACACCTTTAGAGGTGTCCCGGTCCTAGCCTGCCCGTGAAAATAAACGCCAACCTCAACACCTCCAGGAAAGCCCTTGGCTTTAATATCATACGATTTGTAATTTCTTAAAACCGTATTAATAATCCTAATAGCTCTTTTATTAAGCTCTGATGTAGCTAGTTCATTGTTCTGAATATTGTACTTATCAACCATCCTAGAAGCCTCCTCAGCCGCATTCTCGATAGTAGCGAAAGCGCCAAGTGAATTAGCTTGCGCCCATTTCTGATAAGGCCTATTGGTCGTGGCAGAAAAAGATACAGGGATGATCTTAGATTCGTAATCTTCAGATCTTACATTCCTTTCCCTTTCGTACAAACTATACCCCATACTATCTAATTCCTCTTTAGTAACTTGAACCGTAGCTATATTCTTTCCGCCAGCCATAGCTACCAAATCAAATGTATTGGGATTATCCGTAGGACGAGCATACAATATGTAATTATTAAGTCTACTATCTTTATCTTTATTCAAGAAACCGGCTCTCGCCAAAAGCAGACTCTCTAATTTAGCATGCATACGCCTATCCTCTTTAGAAGCGTTGGTAGAATTGGAAAATGACCATGATCTTGGAGCGAACTCGTCATATCTTCTTTCATAGACCATTTTAGAATCCTGAATAGCCTTAGCTATATTACGACCTATATTGGATGAAGACCATTCTCTTCTAAGCGTAGGACCATCAGCTCTAGACATATTCTTACCTAAGATCTTGATCATTTTATCCCTACTAGTCATATCGACATTATCGCTATTCATTACCGGATTGTCTACACGACTATAAGTTTTAGCTATATCATTTATATCCTCCAGAGTGAAATTTTCTCCTGAATATCTATTTAACAAATTTATATAAGATCTCATCAGCTCCGTATTAGCTATAGATCTATCCGCATAGTTGATGTTCTCGCTTATCAATCCAGCTATAGCGGAAACCTTTAAAGCATCTTCTGGTGAATACTCTTTCCCTCCAATAATAGCTCCATTCTTACCAACATCCCTCGCATTAACCATACCATTGTCAGTATATGTATCAATACCTCCAGTAACATAGTCCTGATCCCTTACAGCATCATTAAGGATATTTTCCGTAGCGACATCAAAGGCATTTGTAAGATAATCAACTTCCTCATCCATGATCTTACCATACCTATTCCTATTATCATTCGCTGCCATAAGAGCCTCGTATTTATTCACCATATTTGGGGTTGATGATAATACAGAACTTGACGCACCGCCATTATTAGTGATCCATGCCATAATATTCTCGCTATTAACACCACCAGGATATATAGAAGGATTGTTTTGTATATCGTTCTCTATGCCTCGTAGATCAACAGGATTTATGGATGATATTAAATCCTTCTCACCTGTCGATATATTATTCTCATTCTGAATATATTGATTGTCAAATATATTCTCAGGAGTAACATTAGGCTGAACCTTTTCCAGCTCAATCATAACACCTGTAGGGATATTAGAGCTATTACCAGCTTCCTTGGACATTACTTCCCTAAGCTTAAGATTCTGATCTATCTCCTTTGATTTCTGCCTCCACGAGAACTCTCTCTCCTTGAAATCAAGATCTCTCATCTTAAAGTAATAATCATCAGCGATGTAGTTCTCAGATGAGTTGTTATACGACCATCTAGCGGATACACCATCAAGAAATTCATTACGTACAATAAACTCCCCCGCTCTAGCCGGATTCATATTATTGCCAATAAAGGAAGTAGCCTCCTCCACTAACGCACGGCGCTGTTCCCGGACCTCCTGTAGTGACGCCTCAATAGCCGCCTTAGCGGAAGGGCTGGCCTCGGCCCCTTTGAGTTTGGCTAAGAGTGCGATCTCCTCAGCGTCAAAACCGGAAACATATTTATTAACGAACTGATCAGTAGTCATGCCACTAAACATACCGGGATTAGTGGCAGCCAAATACTGACCCTCTATCTGCATCTGAGCCTTAGCGTTCTGGGATATAGATCTAGCGGCTATCGCTCTAATCTGAGATCGACTCATCTCATCAACAGTAATGTCTCTCATCCTACCAGTAGGCTTGCCATCCACTACCTCAGGAACAGAAAACTTCTTTCCCTTATTAAGACTGACGAAATCCTTCATCATCTTATTCATCTCCTCATTGTAATCCGTATAAGGAGTGTAATGAATAGGATTCATCCTTGTACCAACCTGACCATCATTAACCCATTCATAAAACGGCATTAAGGCCACAGCCTCATTTATGGCACTATATTGCTTAGGATTATTAAGCTTCATATCTTCGATCTTCTGAGAGAAAGACCTATACTCCCTAGTACCGGCGATAGCGTTCAATACACGGGTATCTAAAGCCTCTCCAAGACGGGCTTGTATGCTTCTGGCTATACCGTCAGAAGCTAGATTGGATTTACGATACACGTTATTCACATCCTGTATCAATCCATTTAACCTATTCTGAAGATATTCCCTATCCTGAGGTTTTATAATATCAGAATTGATGATATAATCAGCATACTCGTTTATGGCCTGCCGATTCGTATCTATTTTCTGTTGCATGTATCCCATACCCTGCATCATGACATCCATGTTGTAGGGTGATACGTACTTACCGTAATTCCTTAATATACTATATTGTGAAGCCATCCTTTATCCTTTCTTGCCTTTAGTTACTTCCTGAGCAGGATATAATCTCCTGTAACTTAATATATCTCCTTGAGGGTCTGCGATCAACTGACCATTGGGACCAATCTTAACATCCCCAAATATAGATCTTAATGTATTCATGGTCGTAGCCGTGTTCCACTTCTGCTGGATCTCGTCATTTACGCTATCGAAATACCTAGCCCAGTTCTCGTCATTTATAGCCAATCCCTGCAATATCCGTTGTTGATAAGCTTGACGTTGGGCTATGTTCTTGTCGTAAGTATTCGCCCATGATTGAGAATTGACATTATCAGCCCAAGTTCTTTGAGCGACATTGCCCTGCTCTACCTCATTAATGTACTTACCTATATTGGAACTCATTATAGCCTGTAAATTAGACGATAATGCCCCTCTTTGGGAATCCGGGACATTTCCCATCTGATCTAATTGTGCCTGAAAAGCGCGATTAGCCTCAACCGTATACTGATCAGCCGATCTCAACACCGGATCCACGGTAGGAGTGTAATGCCTTTCCAGACCTTCCGTTGTCACGGCTCCCGGAGTCATCCTAAACACCTCAGGGAAATCAAGACCACCACCTACTATATTTCTTTCTCCCCTATTGTTATCCGACTTACCTGTATTTGTATTGGTATTCGTCTTAGGAAGGGTACTAGCATCAATAAGCTCAGGCATATCCAGCTTAACATCGGGATCCTCCACATCACCTATATCCATAGGACCGGGAGCCACCTTGTGGGGATCGAGTATGAAGTCAAGACCTTCCATGCCTTTCATGGATCTTAACGCCTGCATCTTAAGCATATCCTCCCCAAGGATCTTATTAACAATATCTTTATTCTTGTCAGAAAACAGTTGACTGAAATGAGTGATACCAGCGTCGTTAAGAGCCTTGTGTTGATCCTCGGTAACTACATCCAAACCAATCATGGGACGGGATGTGGTAAACAAACCCAATTTGTTGTCTCTCATCCTATCATGGTATGCGGCTTTCTTATCTTCTGGATAATTACCTTGACTATCCTCACCACCAAAAGAAACGAGCGTCGTGTAATCCCGAAGCTCCTCGGCGTTGGCGATGATCGGGTTCTCAGCCGTAGCCAAGCCTATCCAGCTACTTGTCTGACCGTAGATAGCGTCTTGCAACGCCCTAGCCCTAGCGCCCTCCGAAGCTCCCATATAAGCGTCGTAAGCAACCGGATTGAATGTCTTATAATAATTCAACCTCTCATCCGTATTAATACCTCCATAAGAACCATCGGTTCCTTGACGCTGATAACCGAAATAGTTAGGATCATTGTTGAACTTATTCTCGATCGGACGGAAAGTTAATTTACGACCGAACAAAGACGTGCCTCCTATTTCCATCTTCTGACGAATACCAGCCACTTTCTTAAGAAGCTCTTTCTTAGCCTCAGCCACATCCTCCTCCGTAAGACCATATTCTTTCATGGATCTGGATATGATGTTATCTATCTCACCACCCTTGGCGAAATACGTATCCTCATCCTTCTTCATCTTCCGGTCCTCCTGCTCCTTGTATATGACATTAGCGAAGTCCGTAAATCTTCCTTCTAAGCCATTAACCGTCTCGTTACTATCATTTATAGCCTTGGATAATACGGAAGCGTTTAAGCGCCTCGTATTCTCGTCATCTATCTTATCGTTCTTCTTCAACTTATCCAAAGCCTTCTTCTGATCATCATAAGCTGATTTAAGACCGATCTTAGCCTTATACCTGTCCATTAACGTGGCGTACGTATCCTTCGGCGTAGCCTTAATACCATACGTATCTCTAATGTATTTAGCGAAATCCGACTCTATAGTGGTATCATCGGTAATAACCTTCGTACCTTCCTCCAAGGAAACGGGGGTTCCCCCATCGGCGTGCTTCTGCCCCATAGCCTCCATTGGCGCCTCTCCGGGCTGCTCCACGTACTCGCCCTTCTCGACCTCTACGTTGGCTTGATCTTCCATCGACTTAGGTAACGGATATAGATACTCACCGGTAAGGCTACCGCTATCGAATCTATTATTAGGCCCTAGATAAACACCCCCACCATCCTTGTACTGCATCTGGGATTGCCTTCTTTGTCTGGCCTCACGCTCCTGAGCCAACCTGATATTGGTACGAGTACCTTTCTCAGACGCTATCCCAGAAACCACGTTACGAGCCAATCCCATGATACCACTAATTCCTGAGGCTATGGTGGTTATCGTATTAGCTGTTTTAGCTCCAGTAGATAAATCTCCATATCCCTCACTTCTCATACGCCCTATACCACGACCCATCTGGGTAAACCTAGATCCTATATCATCAGCGCCATAATAAGGTATGGTGGTAAAGTCAAAAACATCCGTACTGCCAGACTCGTCAACCTTCTTATTGCTGTCAACGATAGCGTTCAAATCACTTGTATCAATGGTATTAATATCAGGCTGCTGAATATCAAATCCTATCCGGGTAGACGAAACCAAAGGCTCCACCCCAAGACCCTGAAGACCAACAATATTACCGGGCATGACAGGATCAACTTCCCCAGCATCTTGATATTTAGGTATCTTCCTTTTAATTACATACTTTCCCATATATCAAATTATTTCGTTCTGATACAAAGATAGTTTAAAAAAAATACAGACTCACCATTTGACAATGATGAGTCTCTTTAATACTAATCCTTTAAAGACATAACAGGATTACCCCATTTCTTTTTCCACTCATGACCAAGATAATCTATAAGTTTATCATAAGTATCTATAAAACCACCATCTATAACCCCGGTGATAACATTCTCTACAGCTACTATGTCGTTTAACTGATTCTTTGTAGCCGTATTCCTTATCCCACTCTCATGCTTGTTAAAGACAATAAAATTAATAGCCTTAGCTACCCTTGATATCTTATCAGACAACTGACCCTTGTCACTAACCAACCTGGCGACGGCCGAACTCATCCTGATATAAGCCTCGCCAGCGGCATTCCTGTCCTCTATGAATCCATCATGCAACCATATTATCACCTTGGCGTATATCTCTGGGTCCAATTCCAATGCTACCATAACAAAAAAATACGGATTTACATACCATTTCTGACCCTCCCCCTTTCCTCTTCGGTAAGCCATTCCGTATTTTTTGAGATCGGTTATCTTATTGATTTTCAATTCATGGTTTTGTACCGTAAGATTTCTTACAGTACATATATCATTAATACTCAGCTCCCTAACAAGAGCTTTCATCTTTTCCTGAAATCCATTAGTAGCAAACAAATGATCAAGCCTTCTAGACTCCAACCCCATAGATTTACGTTTTTCATTCAAGGCTTCCATAACTTCCGTTATGCATACAAACCCGTCCTTGGACATAACAGAAATGTTCCTACCTAATAATTCCCTACTCTCTGATGATAAAATCAAATTACTTTTCATACCTTTACTAAAAGTTTTAAATTAATAAATGCGCCTATCCGCTCGTGATGAGTAGGTAGGCGCACAAATATAAGCAATACTAATATTATTACAAAATATAATAGCCTATATTATAGATAATAAAATCTTGAAATTTTACATATCTCAAATAATTATAAGATGCTAGACCCTTTTTACAAACAGTGATCCTATAGCTTTCACCAGATCGTAGAAGCCGGCACTACTGAACCCAACAGCTATCCCATACAGCAATGCCTCCCACCATTCACTCCCTATAAGCAATGGAGACACCTTTAGTAGCCACGCTAATATACAAACCAGCATACCTATGACTACGGCGGATAGGACTTTAGCCCACTTATGGGTGTCAATATACGGCACCACCTTAGCTAGCTGAGTGGCTGACATCGTAACGAAAGCCATAATGCCGGTAAAGGTAGTCAGATCGATGGTGATAGTCCCATCTGATGGAATTACCTCTTGCGCCATCAAAGCGAATGGCGTCAATAACATAACGAATAAAAATAATAATCTTTTCATACCTAAAAACGTTTAATTACTTCACAAATATAGTATTAATTCTGGATTCTGCTCATACCCTTTATATTAAGACTTAACCCCGGTATCATATTAAGAACCAGTTGCCTTTTTACCTGCTCCTTACGCATACGCTCAGCTTCCGCTACCTGTGCCTCTGATTGGGGATCGTTCTTGATGTTGTTAGCGATATCTTCTATAGCTTTCTTGTTGGCGCCTGATTGAGCTAGCATCTTATATAACAGGTCTTGACCTTCCTTCTCCCACCAGCTATCCACGGCAGGATGGGAAGCCAAAGAAGGGCCGGCGGGGGCTACCGTATCAGGCACGGGCTGATGACCTCCGTCCCCCGTGCCCGAATCCCGCTGTCCGAACTCGTATCTCATTGGCTCGTTCTCCGGGACACCATACCTATTAGCGAACATATCAGCGAACTCAAATCTCTTCTCATTTCTTAAGGTCGATCCAAGAGGCCTACCATACCCTTGATTCCATGCCACGGTAGCGTCCCTGTAGTTGACGGCGTTATCGAAATCCGATTTAGAATACATATAATAATTATATACATTACCTTGAGCGTCCTTGTCAAAGAACTTGCCTTGATTGATGTAGTTCCAACCTAATCCAGGAACCTTACCCTGATACTCATCCACGAGATAATCCAACTGCTGTGTCAATGTCGGTTTCTTGCCATACCTGCGCTGTAGCTCCTTCTTCCTCGGCCCAAGCCATTGTTGGATACCAAAATCACCGGCGGCTCCTAGGGCTTCGGTGTCCCCTCCGGACTCGGCGGCGATGTTAGACAGGATGCCAATAGCTTGCGTTTGTGGTATTCCCTTCTTATCGGTCAGATAATCCCATATCTCATCATACACAACCATCTTATTATCCTCCGATCTATTAGGATCAATTACATATCTACCATCTCCATAAGCCCTACCCGTGTTCACCGGGCCTCCCCCCGCCTTGTTTTCCAACTTATTCTTAGACATGATAGCGTTACGGATAAGAGCATCCCTTCCGCTTTCTTTGGCAGGATTATAATCCTTAAACGAACCTCTCTCCTTAAACTTATCGCCTATAGTATCTAATACCTTAGTGACTATATTAATCGGGAACTCTTGATCATTGCTATAAAAATCATATACATCGTAAACACCTAACCTTCCATCCGGACGTCTATAAATAGTAAAATTACCAAACCCTGATAATGGGGTAAGATCACCAGCAGCTTCGGGATAAAAATCGTACTCAGAAAAAACCGTAGGCTTTCCGGATCTTACAGAATTACGATTCTTCTCAAAGATATCTACCCATTCTCTAGACTTTTTCAAAAGCTTCAGCCTACCATAAGCATCATCTGTAGCCGGCTTATCAGAGCCATATATTTCTTGCTCCGTATCACGAATCTTTTTATCTAGCCTCTTTATCTCATCCTTAGTGTCACGATTGAACATCTTCTCAATATCAGTAATGACATTATCAGGAATCCTTATCTCCTTGCTATTTCCATCAAGACTATTAGGCTGGGATAAGAATCTACCCCATAGCTGTTCGCTGTATTCATCAACATTAGCTTTGCCATTTCTTCCGTATATAAATTCCTTAACCTTATCGGGAAGACTGGCATTTGAGGCTACCACATCAGGTGTTACATTCTCATACAACCTCCTTCTTATGGCATTACCTAAGATATCTTTTAAATACGAAGCCTTATCAGATACATCCTGTCTTACATACAGCGGGTCATCACCAATAGGTCCACCATCCATATATTTAACCTTGAAATCAAAATTGCCAATATATTTCTTTACGTTATTGATATAATCATTATCATTAGGAGAAGCCTTGCCGTTATTCAATAACCTTCCCTTACCCATCCATTTATAAAGCAAGGCGTCAAATTTGTCTATATCATTACCTTTATTATCCTTAAAGCCACGACCAACAACCTCATTCTTGTATATAGACGCCAGACGCAACATGGTAGCTATACCTGAATTATATGGCTTTAGGATATTCTCCTTATCTATACCAAACTTATTATATATCTTCTTTGTCTCATCATTATCACCTTCTATCTTTATCTGTGTTATACCCTTTGAATTATAAGACCTGTCATTCCATCTGTTACCATTTAACAACGACCTGAATCTCTTGGCTATATCAACGCCTTGATCACCGATAGCTTGTTTCCCTATATATCTTGCGGATACACCAAACTTAGTCTCCTGCTCGGCGATACCCATGGCAAGCATAGCCATCCTATCATAAGTGTAGCTATCGATATCGAACTCACTCATGATGCGTTCCTTGTTATATGATATAGCGTCGCTATATTCCTTTATATTACCCAGCTTATCCATTTTGGCTATATTATCAATGGCTGATATAACACCAAGGAAAGCGTTGTTAGATTTGACGCCATTCTTTGAGTCATAAGCGTTATAAATCCATTTGGGCAAGATGTCAGGAGATATATCACTGTTTTTTACGCTTATATTCAATGGCCTAAAATCCTTGTTTATATGAACATTATAATCATCCCAAAGTCTCTTCTCGCCAGAATCTTCACCATAAGGGTTATCCGCTATATAATTAAGCGACCCCTCACGAACGACAAACCTACTTCCCTCTTTCTCCGGAAGTGTATAAATAAAATCACCCTTCTTTATGAAATTATACAGCTCATTCCCCGTATTCCCAAGAAGCCTGATACATCCGTTAGATCCTCTTCCAGCAGAAGCCTCATGATGCATGGATGAAGCTATGTTATGATCCCATTTACCTGTCTTAGGATTAAACCTAGCTCTCTGAAACGATTTTTGATCATGATACTCGCCTATGCCTGATACTCTTGTTATACCGGCTGGGGTGGACATATTGCCTGCCCTGCTGACAAGTTTCCCATTCTTTGTCTTTGTGTATGTATTATAATCATCACCGGAAGCGCCTACACCTATATTATTAGTGCTATAAAGAATATCCCCACTCGGTGAATAAACTGTTAGTTTTTTATTCTTTTTATCTACAATAGCGTAATTAGACTTATGATCGACGCTCTTGATTATATCCTCATCGCTCATCTTATTGATCTCAGTCTCCATGGATATTATATCCATCAAATCATGATCCTCTTTCTCTGTTGACAGCGATGGATCTGAAACCTTTATCTTATCACCTATCTGTATCTTGTTGATATCAGGAATATCCCTATTCCACGATACAATATCATCTAAAGATAATCCCAATCTTTTGGCTATACCCCAAAGAGTATCGCCTTTAGATACGGTATATATCTCTCCTCCATCAGCTTTCTGTTCAATCTTCTCTCCCCATAACCCGTATTTATCCCTAGGCCATATGCCGTCTATGGCATCCACATAACCAACGGGATACTCCCCGTCCAGACGCCGGTTTCGCCGCTCGTCCGCTGGGTACAGGGCGTTGGCCAACGGCTGCGTGATATGACCCAACCCCTTATCCTTGGAACTCGACATAGCATCCACCACAGTCCGATATACAGGTCTTAATTTCTCAGGCAAATACAATCCCGCCTCATCAACCAGCTCGCCTATCTTCTTATTTATACCCCTAATGCTGAAATTATAATTACCCATGCCATTATTCAACGGAGACAACGCACCTCTTATCCCATTCATACCCTTAACAGCAGCTCCTCCACTAAGGATATCAAACTCCGGGGATACGTTCTTTAAAGGATCATCATTCATACCCCTAAAATACATGGGACGCTCACCTCTTACAACACGATCAAGATCTTCCTTATACAAATCCTTTATCCATGAAGGGATTTCCTCTTTCTTATCTTTCTTAGCCATAAATCACGTTTTCTACAAAGATATACATAATCGGATGCAGGATAAAACAATAGGCGGGTACATGATTCATATCACCTACCCTCCTACACCCTCAATGCATATGATAAGCCGCCAGAGCTTTCTTGGCCAAATCCCTCGACTTATACTTCGCCGGCCATAACTTTCCAGTTTTGTTACTAACCACCCTCCAATCACTTCCTACTTTCTTGATGCACCCCGATTTAGGGCACTTGCCTGAGTTCTTGGTAACCTTCCTTTTTTGAATCATAACATTAAATTTTTGTTACGGTTATATTATAATCACTCGAATTTATTACTACTTTTTTCAACTCAATATTCGAAAAATCAACCATAACCAAGAATATATTACCATACAAAAAATTAGTTATAACATCACTTGTAAAAGCGGCTACATCGCCACCTATTTCGACTTTATAATACACATACATATGCTGTTTATTAATAATACAGCTTTTTATCTTATCGAAACCTTCCTTGGTAGTATTTTTCTTAAAATCAATTCCTTCTAAAATATAACTTGAGATATCCACTCCAGAAGAACCTATCTCCTTATAAGTCCCATCATCCATCAAAGCCTTGGTCCCTGCACCGGCCGTAGAGAAGTTGATAATCCTGTTATCTCCGTTTTGATCACTAATCGTTAAGGCTATATCCTTACTCTGATTATCAACCATATATACTGTATATTGGGAGATAGAGGAGGTAAAAGTAAGGTCTTTGGATATATCAATAATTACATTATAAGATAACATATATCCAAATTCGACCTTTCCTCCTGTACGTAATACGGCTTGTATATTTTCGGACGAATCTTTCGTTATTATTACGTCCCCAACACCGTAGGCCGTAGATGACCCTAAAAGCAGGTATTGCATCGGTTTGTCTACCTCGCATTTCGAAGCTATTATATCATATTGCTCCTGAGTGATGGTAGACACTTCATTAAAAGCTATATTAAATAATATATATCTAAAATCATTCTCATCATAGAAATTATCACTCAAGAAGCCTGGCTCATGAACATCTATATCCTGCCATGTACCGTCACCACGAAGAAAGGCTGTACGCTTCTCCGCAGCGGGAGCCGGCACCAATCCCGCAGCGCCAGCCCCGGACGCCGTGGCACCAACCATATCCTTGACCTTATCAAGCCTACTGTCTATTTGATTACCATCATACTTACCAATAAAATCTTCCATGTCATTTCAATATGTAAGAGGAGGCGGCAAATACCCCCCCCCTATATGTTAATAAATTAATAAACTTTCTCATCATTACTGAACCAACGAACTATCATCTTGAACCGGCTCTCGATATCATTCACGAACCTTGCCAAGAACCAATCGCCACGAAGACGATCACGCCACCTCCGATGATAATCGACAGCCCTGGGGTCGATCTCCCGGCCAATATCGTTCACGTCCTTAACCCATACCGGTAGGTTATTAGTATCGTCCTTAACCTCGTTGAAGTAGTCGTTGATGTTGATCTTCTGGTCCACTTCCGTCACCAGTATATCACGGCTATCGTCGTTAGTTATAGGATATCTTAGGCGCTGGCTCATGTCGTTCTTATCAGCGATGGTCATCCTAAGCTCTCCACTGTTGTTGGTATCGTTATAGAACCATGCCTTATTAAATCCAGTTGTTCTTCTAACCTGATAATTAACCTCATCCTGATACCTTCTGGCATCCATCCGATATTGGTAGTTCGTGAGGATCTTATTCACATACTGCTCACGGACAGGTACCTCTATGACGAACGGATATAGCTTACCATAAAATACCTGATACGATTGATTGGTCAAGCCATGTGACCATAACCCTACCTCCCGACTATCACTAGAGTAGTTCTTACCAGACTGGAAATAATGCTGATGCTCGATATAATAATCCGGGGTATACGATAAATATGATTTCCACTCACCCTTCAGGCAGTTATATCCAACGGTGAACGAGACGTCCGTGAAATGGCTGGCGTCCTGTAGCTCCACCGCCTGCCCGTTCCTGTAGAACCGGCCTCCCCTGAATTGGTACTCGCTTGGATTCCCTACCGGTATGTAATCCCTCTTGGTTATCAATACCCTCTTGAAACGATTATCCCAACCCATGGACAGACCTATACCAAAGAACTTGTTATCGATATCATAATAAGACAGCTCAGCATCCGTATCGGCGTTATATATCCGGCTACGGATGATCTTCATCTGAAGATGTTCCTTAAACCAGTTTCTAAGCCCCGGTGTGACCTCCGTAAGATTCCTGCCATTAGAATCTACCTTGAATACCTGACCACGCCTTAAATCGACCCAAAAATGCCCAAACTCGCAACTGATCATATCCCGGCTCTGGGTTCCGGAATATCCTAACGTCGTATTATTATACTCAATGCCACGAGAGGCGAAAAGCCCACCTGTCCCTAGCTCGCTATTCTCCGGGGATATTCTTTCTGCCAGCACGTCTATAGCGTTATATAGTCCTACCTGATTCTCGAAGCGAGCTAGTATTTGATCCGACTCTATTCCCTTCATGCTTATAAGCTTTCCGAACGAGGTCTTGAACTCATGGTAATCCATAGGCTTGTACGACAGCCAAGGATCGGTCATGCCGTTCTCCGACACGTCGGCGGTGCTCCATATGACGCCGTTGGGTCTTTGGTAAGCGCAGTCCCAAAAATTGCTATCATACGTCTCTGGTAATGACCTGCCACCTAACGTAAATCGATTCTTATACACAGGACTCATCTTAAACACATTACTCCTTGATATAGGGACATTACGCTCCTGAGTCCATGATATATAATCCCCCACCTCCGGATAGAACCCCTCGTAAGGCTCAGGGCCGGCTATACGGAAATTGCAATTGATCTCAGACTCCACAAGAAACTGAGGTATGCCATAGAAATATAGGAAGAAACGACCGCTAAGATACATATCTCCGGTCTTGCAAACCATCTCATAAGCGCTCTTCCGGCTAGGGAAAGAGTATAGCGATCCGGTATCCGTATCGGTCTTATTAAGATAATCCTCCCCGGTATCGTAATTAACGAAATAACGGGGATACCCGATGTTCCGATAATCATAATAAGGGAATGGTATCATGTCCCCCTGACCGAACTGAGTCAAATAAAACATAGGCATCTTCCTCTTAAGCGAGAATCTTGATATAAATACATCACCTCCAAAAACAGGTTTACGCTTATCCTTATCCATCAACCCGCAACCACCTAACGATACCCACCTGATATCCTCTATCTGCCCGTATTGAGCCGGAGAATATTTCTTTATCCTCATATAGGGGCAGGATACGAAAGATTCACGTGTCATAAAATGAGGCGTCATACCAGCCACCTCATCGTTACGAATATTACACTCATCCTGAATACGGCTGGTATCGTAACTTGAAACCAACTCCGGATATTCAAGCATATATTTATCCATACCAAATGACATGAACAATGAATGCTCACGATCGAGGTTGTTTATGATAATAGGCTTACCGCCTACGGTCTCCCCTTGCGAAGAGATATCTGTTACCGGATATAACCCGCTCTTGATATATTTAGCCGTTGACAATCCACGTAACTCTGACTCCCCTATTTTTTGGTAAAATAAATTATAATGAGCGACAGAAGTATAATAATAAGCATAGTTCCGTCTAGGTCCCCTATCTATCAATGCCGTTAACCACTGATACCTGTACTTGCCTATATCCACCACGGACTGGGCTGTGGCCTTGGCGATACCCGTAGCCAGACGGATAGCCGTCAGCGCTATGCCGACAGGGTTGGCTAAAAAGAACACGCCTCCACCGACATATTGCTGTGAAGCCGACTGATATGTATACTCAGCTATAGCGGATATTAAATTAGCCATAGCCTCCACCGTAGCCAATGATGTTGCCATACTGTAAGCCTTACTCCCTAATATCGTCCATTTAGGGTGATCCTCCACTTCCCTGAATATACCGGAGGATTTACCTAATTGATAACCATCAACAAGGCACTCGGTGGGAGCGTCAGGCTTGTTAAAGGCAATATCAGGACTTAAGAACGAATACCAGATATTACCCTTTCTGTTAAACGGATGCGTTATAAATTTCTCACGATTAATATCCTTATAGATATACATATCATCAGACAAATCGTTGTAAGGGTAATTAGGATAAAGGTTAGCCGATCCGTCGGGATCATCGTACTTAAACATATCATAAGCCAGACCAGTTCCGATAACGCTCTTATCCAACGTCCTATCGCCCCTATACAACTCATATCCTATTATAGAATCTCTTCTAGCCTTATCTATAAGACCGTTCTCTACCGCTATATCCAGAAACTCATTAACGATATCGTCATCAAGCATCACCCCCATAGGATAAATATAGGAGTCAACTCCATATTGACCGGTCAGTTGAGACGGATTACCCATGAAAGGAGCGACAGAGTTATCCGGAAACTTGTAATGACGTATAGGTCTCTGACAAAACGTGGTTGACGTATTGGGGTACTCAGCGTTATCCCCATTACCGGTGAAATAAGACTTACCCCCAACTGATTTAGGAGACCCATAGTATTTCGTCAAAGAATCTATTATATCCTTCCTCTTTGATCCTCCCGATGATATCCCGATCTTACTTGAATCATACAACTCAAAATTAGCCGGATACTTATTGATAGATTCCCAATAACCAAAATCACCATACTGATAAGGTCTAGGAGCGCAATCAGCGGGTTTATCACCACATGATATACATTTTGCCTCATAAGTGACAAATCTCCTTAATTTCAATTCTTTCGTGAAGAAGAATACGTATTTCACCTCCAGTGGCCGAATGCCAAAACAGAACGGGGCAGGGAAAATGGCGGTGCCGGCCGTATAGAACCCGGCAAGCTCCTTCATGTCCTGCCTCATGGCGAAACCGGTGAAGAACACACATACCGCTGGCTCAATACAAACGTATATCTTATGGAAAGTAGTCTTGTCATCATTCCAGAACAAGTACTTTGGCATCATAAATATCTTATGGTCCACGTAATCCACTATAACACCTTTCTTGGCATCATCAGCCAAAGGATTAGGAGCCACGGTACCTTCTTTGTCCGAGAAAAACGTTATACGAACCTTGTTGTATGATGATGAGTCACCGATCGGATAATTATAGTTACCCATCATCTCTATATACATAATACCGTTATCAGGATCGGACAAACCGCTTACGTATTTTTCGTAATCCAACTCCACCCATCTGGCGTATGAGGATACATGGGGATAGAACTTGAAATAAGTCAAGTTGCTTCTACCGAACCAATTGGTCTTGGCGTCAATATCATTCTGCATAGACACACGACCTTCCCAGTCAGTAGTTATACCGGTATTAAACTTAGAATTATCACCATCGCCAAAAAGACACATGGCGTTCTCGATACCAAACTGACTCTCGTATTGGGGGAAGTATTCTTCCATCGTATCCATCAACTGATCAAGCATTGTCTCCGTATGCTTTTTCCCTTCCCATCCAGGATATTGATACAAAAACGTACACTTACCCAATGACCTACCTCCTTGGAACGTGGGTAGTTGAACATCGTTAATAGTAGGATTCACGTAAGGATCTCCTACCGAACAACCATTAGTACATATACCCTCATCATACAACTGCCGGACATTAGACATATCCTGGCACAAAACCAAGGCGGAGGAATCTATGTCAGACGGGAATTTATCCTCATCCTGACCATCCAGCCATTCTTGAACCAGATCTATGATATTCTTACCTCCACTAGAGTAATTATCAAAATCACACAATACAGAAAACTTCCTTTGTGATTCGGCATTACTTTGTATTAAGGTGGTAGGCTCGGTCTCCGTATAATCACTAGCCAGCTTATACGTAAAATCAATCCTAGAATCCACCAAAGAGTTTTTATCCAATATAGTCCTGGTCTCTATCCTCTCAATATCATCACATCCGCTAGGGAAATCAGGAGCCTTTATACCATCTTGATCCTCAGGCAACGATATAGCCGCACATAACTCGTCAGTAATACCTACATTAGATTCTATAAGATCACACAGATTCTCTATATTATCAGCGATATAATCAATAGCATCATCTACCGTAACATCTTCCCCCATCGTGTTGATAACGAATTGGGTTTCTCCTACCGTGGCATATTCCTGCTCTACATATCTGAGTTGCTTGACATCTAGCTGATTCTTACATTCTCCTCCAAAATCATCAAATCCCCAAGACGGATCGTTTATAACCTTGGCCGTATTCTTAAACTGCCAAAGATGACGGCGGCTGTTCCCGGCGCATTGTGGGTTGTTCTCCAACACCGACGCCACCGATAGGTCATCAGAGTTACCATCCTCATCAACGACAACCTCCATCTCCTCCCTTGTGGCAGGGCGAGGGATAAGCGGGAATCTAGCCGTCCTGTATCCCGTGTTGGTAAAGAATCTTATACCTAACGGATATACCTCATCACGCATGAATGAAGCGTATTTAGAGCAAGCTACCCCATCCTTGTATAGATTCTCAGTGGCTATGGATGTCTGCCATTTAACAAAATGTCCTAAGAAGTTAACTACCGGCTGTAAATTCCATTCATTCTCAACGGTCAAACCATATTGAAGAAGACGATTACCTACGGAAGTCATCCCTCTGGCCGTCTTATATACTGGTATCTCCTTGGACAGCTTCTCCATTGTCGTACGCTCACTATACTGATCCGTAAGATAATAGATGGTCCTTTCCGTTATCGGATGTATGCCTTCTATGAAATATTCAAGAACCGGGTTTTGCTCGCCATTATATCCAACGGTGTTCTGTATAACACCTACCTTATAATGAGACACTTGTTTGTCTATGTTAGATATAGTAAGCCTGATACCCATATTAGTTGACTTACCCCATAAGCCATCCCGGATGACTATGTCTTGACGATCGAATAACATGATAGGATTGGTCAATGAGCAATATCCGGTCTTCTCTATCCCGAACTCATCGCACAGTGCCACGCAGAACTGGTAGGTCCCGGCACGCAGGTTTCCCCCGAACTCCACGACCTCAGGCTCCACGCACGGGGCCGTCAGCAACGGGAACACCAGCAGCTTCTCGCAGGCCAGCCTACACCTCTCTATTGGCTTGTCATCCCCACATGTCTTATACCCATGGTAATGATACCAAAAGTCACCATCATCATCCGGGTTAAGGGCCTTATCGACCATAACATATCGCTGGGGATTATATCCATCGGTCCAGTATATCACCTTCCCGCATTTCTCATCCTTGATCTCTATATCGAAAATCGGGTGATGAATGGAGAAATTAAGACAAGGATCATCGATCCCATCCTCTATCAGAACCTCCATCAAATCACATATCTCATCAAAACGACCATCCGACTCCTCAAGTCTCTCGCCAAGGATACGATGAATATCTTTTCCTGATCCCGCTAATTGATCCTCTACGGTCTTGACATAATCCAATGACCTCATGAACGTGATCTTAGAGGTGTTGTTATCAGGATTCACCAGAAAGAAATAAGTGTTATCACCAGCTATATCATTCTTATACCCAATAACCTTATAGCCATCAAATCGCTTACATAAAAGGGTGCTAGGCTCGTTCTGGATCTTAAGCTGGCTTCCATCGTCACCCTCTATGGTAGCGTTCAAGGCGAAACTGTACTCAGACGGGGATAGGTCCTGTGGATGCTTATCCCTGTTCATCCCGGAATCGGGAACCGCTATGTTAGAGTTATTTTGCACGATCTTATCTTTTTCGCAAATATAACAAATCCTGCGGATAATCACTTACACGCAGGATCTTGATAAAAACTATACCATTATGCAAAACATTCAAAATCGCACAAAAGTAAAAAATCCTCCAGACTTTCACAAGTCAGGAGGAAGACTAGATGCTCGTGGTAAAGCACAAAAAAAACAAAACAATTACAAATTTTTACCCATGTAGTTCGATTGCTTATCGGCATCCTCTACAGATATTTGACATACTCCCACGCCTAAAGGCAGTGGGATTCTTGGATACAGACGCAAGAATCCCATTTGCTTTAGTGATGGGAGTATGTCAAGAAGAAAAATCTATTCGCCAATCCTTACAATACAGTCACGAGATTCCTTATTATAAATCATCGTGCCCACCTTAGAATACGAGATTCTTATATCCTGCCAATTATCCTCACCATGGGCAGATACGTTGGTAGGGGCATCACCGGTATAAACCTCCTCGCCTCCGATATTGACAAAATCATATCCACGTTTCTCCATAGAACCGCCCTTATATGCCGTGAATTTGATAGTGATATTACCTTTCTCACGACCACCATACCAGTTACCGTATATACTGCATCTGATCTCAAGAGGTAATTTATCATAATTATCACCATCCAACAACGGTCCCATCTGAATCAAGGCGGCCTCGTTACCTGATTCCATGTTATCACCACCGTGGATAAGATAATCGCCTACCCGCTCCTGCGTGGTCTGGTTTTGTTTACTCCAACCAACCAGCTTGCCGTCCACGTCCGGTAGGCCGGTGTTGTCGAAACCGGTTGCCGTGTCGAAGTCAATGCCGTCCTCGTCAGCCCAGATATACCTAAGCACAAGGAAATCAAACTCAGGGATGATCACCACCGGAACCGACTCCTGCCTGCACACGAACGTCTTTTCTTCCTTGGTACTTTCTTTAATCACCTTAAACGTAACTTCCCGTATCTCACCGGTCTCGTTAATATCAGCGGTAACCTTAACCTCAGCGGGACCAGTACCACTTGTCTTATCTAAATGTATCCAATCAGCCATATCATCGTATTTTGTTAAATAAGTTTAATATACTTATCAAAAGCGTTGGGCCACATACGCTCATAAGACAGCATCCTCCTCCTATTATCCTCAGCCAGCTCCCGATAATCATTCAAGGTAATCATCGACATCTTAAGCTCTTTCATGGCTCTAGCGAACTTACCCGGTTCCTGCTGAGCATATAATTTGTAAGCGTCACCAGCGCCTTGTATCAAGCCATTCACGGCAGCGTTCTCAAAGATCTTCATCTTGATATACGTCTCGACATAATCCTCAAGATAACCTAAATCCGTCTCAGGTATATATGGTAGACCATCCTCATCCTTAGGAGTAGCACGATATATGATATAAATAAACCCGTCAAAACCGGTATACATGGTATTGCCGGATATAGTTATATCATAATTATCCCAAGCGTATTTATCCCGATACTTGTCAGCGGCGCAATCACGCCTCAATCCACGACCTATAGATAACCTTACCGGGTGATGATAATGAAAACGAACCTCATGGGATCCGATATAAATCTTCTCCGTGATCGTCTTCTCAAACTCTTCCTTACAACACTCGGTACAGGAGTTCCAACGGAAGCCGCGCTCGGTGCGCTCGACCCAGCCGATCTCGTGTTGGAGGTCAGCCTTAGCCTTATCGCCCCCCGGAATCTCGCAAACCAGAGGCTCACACCTGTAAGCATCAAGCATGTCGAAGAAATCGGAAGGTAATACCGCCTGCTTGTTACTGGTCTTGATAACCGCCTCAGACATGATGGCTATAACACCCCCAAACCTTTTTAAAGCGATCTCAGCCCACCTATAAACAGATGAGGTATCTATAGCCCCGCTATCATCGTATTTATGTAAATCGGCCTTGATCTCGGCCAATAAACCTTTTATCGTCATATTCAAGTCTTTTGCACAAAGATAGACAATAGTATATATCAAGCAAAAGATCCAGTCTATTCTCTCGAACTAACCGAATCGTGTCATAGGAACAAACCTTATAGTTTGTACACCCATTTAACTCCAAATACCTTACTTTCCGATTCAACTTCCCTGTACAAGAACTTATATCTCCTTCCTGACTCCATAGCCAGCCTACATTCCTTGTTCAATGCCGGAGAGAGATATAAATGAAAATACTTATTCCTAGGCATAAAATCCATACACGTATGGACATAAGAATATCCACCCGTCCCACGTCTGTTAATAGTACCGGTAAGCTTATTCAGATATATCTTACGGTTGGGATTAATCTTATGACATAGATAGCCGATGTTGTTTATATAAACCCCGCCCTCATTCTCCAGATACTTATCACGTATGACCTTCCAGATCAACGACTGACATTCAAGAATATCATTCTTCTCCACGATCGTATGCTTCCTCCTCTTTCCGTTCTTAGACATAATAGACCTGTAGAACCGAAGAAAGTATTGATCAAGTATTTTAAACGACTTAACTTTCATGCCACAAATATAACAATTCTATCCTAATTCGAGTAATATTTAGATGACTTTTGGTGTGAGTGTAACGGTGATAAGGCCGCACTTACTGCCGCTGCACAGGCTGACGCACAGAGACTAGCGCTCCATGTTTTGGGGCAATCGCACTCCATCGCATTGGCTCTTTCCTGACATAACTGTTTCAGGTTCTCTAGGGCTGCGGCGGTAAATATGCTATACGAATCTAAGATCCTTCTTCTTAGTATGATTCAATATCCTACTAATATGTCTGGTACTTAATCCTGTTCTTTCCTTTATCTTATCATAGATATAACCCTTGGATACGTATGCTGATACATCTCCTAAATCCTTTATAATTTTATCATACATATCATGTATCTCGTTATATCTTATGATTGAGCTATCCCTCATTACTCTTTCGCCTATACCATCAACTATGGCATCATTGAAACCGAAGAAACTAATTATTGATCTTATTATATTTATCATCACTGAATCTTTTGAGTTTTCTTGTTAATATCCATATCCGGATTCTCGTCCGTAGGAATCTGCAATTTGGTTATCGTCTCCCTTAACGTCTCTGAGACAACATATTCTAGGAGCTTATCAGGGCATATAAAATCATAATCCCATTGAGATATACATGGATCATCTTTTTCCGTTCCGCATCCCCCTAGCTCTAACGCCGCTTTCCTGTCAAGGGTAATAAGCTCCACGTTTATAGCCTCTATGTTTATATCAGGTATATAGATATATCCATCATTGACGTAATAATAGTATTGATCTATATTACCATATTTACGTTCCTTATTATTAGCGTATTTTCTTAACGATATAGGAGTAAATATAATATCATCCATGATGTTCGATACCTTTATAATAGCCGGTCCTATACGGGTATATATCATATCGGGAAGCCTTTTCTTGGATCTCATAAGAATCCGGCATAACTTAAACTCATCAAAACAGCAATCAACCTTCCGAACTCTCTCCATCTCCAGGCAATTGATATGGGTGTATAACGATTCCTCGCCGAACAAAGTACCGTCAGCGTATTTCTGGGCTATATACGATCTGGCTTTCTGCCTTCCTATAGATAATATCCACCTCCTACTGACATGAGCGTCCTTATTGATGGAGTTCATATCATTTATGATCCTAGATACAAATTCTGAATTTTTCATACGTGAAATACTGAGGAGGGGGTGTACCCCTCCGATTACTACTTCTTTTTCTTAACCTTGCCTCCACATTTCATTTGAGGTTTCTTTTTCTCGGAGACTTTGCCTCCTTCTGCCATCTTCTTTTTCTTAGCACATGCCATAGTCTTACTTTTTTAATGTTAGTGATACAATATTAGTCATTTCTATCGAAAATAGAATAAAAGAGGTTGATGAAACTACCAACTTACCGCCGCGGCACAGGCTGACGCACAGAGACTAGCGCAGGAAAAAGCCAACGCTATGGAATGCGATTGCCCGGAGCAGAAGACGTGGTCATGGTCTGTATCTATGAATAATGATTGCATGAGCCATGAACAACTTGTCACATCAAGAGGATTTACGATTACGTATAATAATCAATGTGGTAGATCTATATCTGGTTCTGTGAGTGGTATAGGATATACACAAAACGGAGAAGAGCAGGTCAATAGCGCCAGCTTTACAATTCCCGTAGGATCCGGAACCAAGAGTGGAAGTGTATATTTTAGCCGAGAAGTGGTATGTGGAGATGTAACAATCTCTGGTCATGATTCAGGTAATTGTTGACAATCACTACTGTTATGGTTTTTAATAAAAAGGAGAGACTTATTAGCCTCTCCTTTTTTGTTATACATCAGAATCTTAACAGTTCCCAGATCCTCCTCCAGAAACACTTATAGACCCACATTGTACTCCTGAATCAAAACCTATGACACCGGTTTTTTTACCAGACCCAGTAGGTATACTTACGGTAGTACTTCCAGCCGTAACGGTTTGTCCATGATCATTCCTACCAGTAACAGTTACAGTTATTGATTTAGATGATCCACATTGATTATTGTAAGACACTTCATAGGAGCACCTTAAGGTGGATGTAGAACCAGACAGACCATTACAAGGATCACCGCTCAGCATAGCGTTGGCGCTCCATGTTTTGGGGCAATCGCATTCCATAGCGTTGGCTTTTTCCTGCGCTAGTCTCTGTGCGTCAGCCTGTGCCGCGGCGGTAAGTGCGGCCTTATCACCGTTACACTCACACCAAGCGCCATTGTTTCCGCCAGAAACCCAGTAAGCGGAAGCCTTCGGAGCCGTACATCCTGACGGACAACCTTGCTTGGTAGCAGTAGCCTCTACATAATCATTACATACTCTTCCACTGCAACCCGCATCCGCTAATGCCTGAGCTTGAGATCTAAGACTCTCTATCTTATCGCTAGCCTGAGCGTTGGCAGAAGACGTGCTAGAAGCGCATATAGATCCAGAAGGTACATCCGGATAGGAGATCGTTACTCCACAAGGTCTATCAGATGGACAATTCCTACTAGTAGCAGATCCTCCTTGGAAACCGATCGTATTACAGCAAGCAGATCCATAGCTTAGATATTCCTCTCTTCCACAATCATTTCTGTATAAAGCTACACTTTCGCCAGATCTACACTCAGCCTCTCCTATTCTACTCCAAGAATTAGGATCACAACAGCTATCACAAGAACCACCTGAACATCCACAATCGCAAGACTCATGCAACCTGTTCTCAGTCTCGTCAGAGTGACATCCAGTGCTATCAGTCCTTCTATATCTAGCCCAAACATCACCACCTGAGCAATAGTTTCCGCCATCATAGCTCCAACCACTCCAATTAGGAGGAGTATCCTCGCAATCTCCGTTCTTATTAGCGTAAGCTTGAGCGGCGGTTCTGGTAGCTGAATTGCTTCTGAAGGCCTCTTGAACCTTGTTATTGGCGTCAGCCTGAGAAACCGTTGATGTTATAGGATCTAATCCTAATGAGCTATAAGGAACTGATATAGCCACACCCTGTTTACAAGAGCCGCAATTATCCTTGTAGAAAGTAGCGCTTCCGGTACCGGTCCATACACAAGTTCCATGTTGGTTAGCGTAATCCTGCCCCTTCTGGTCTAGGATCTGCTCTGCCTTGCTCCTTGCATCCGCCAAAGAAACCTTGCTGGTGATAGCCGTGCCGCCGTTGGCTTGCGTAGAGGTCACCGTTATTCTCTGACCAACCCCGCTTCCGGCGCAATTGTTCTTATAGAAGTCACGGCTTGCCACGTAAGTCCAAGTACATCCACCGTTCTTATTGGCGTAGTTCTGTCCATCGGCTCCACGAACAGCATTCTCAGCCTTCTTATTAGCGTCAGCCAAAGATATGTTGGAGGTATACGGATGTCCCGGCAGCCTGTCGCTACTTACGGATACCATGTCTCCTACGCCGCCATCAGCGCAATTGTTCTTCTGAACCTGACCGGTATAGCTTCCTGTCCACGTACAAGTACCCTTCGAGTTAGCCACGCTCTGTCCCTGAGCCGTAACAGCCGCCAATGCCTTGGCGTTAGCGTCAGCCTGAGATACACATGATTTGAACTTGCCGTCAGAGCTAGGAGCCGGATCCGTAACATCATTCTGAGTCACGGTAACAGAGCTTCCAACCCCACCATCCGTACATTGACGGGTGAAGGCCTTAGATGCCGTACCAAACCAGAAGCATGTCTTATTACCACCAGCTATATACCGCTCTTGATTCTCAGGATCAGTATAGCAGGTATTGGTATTACGTTGATGTAATTTAGAGATACAGTCCTTACATACGGTTTCGATAGTCTCCCATACCGGTTGCTCGGTCTTCGTATGGCACGTATCATCATAGTTCTTGTTAACGAACGCCTGACCCATTCTGTCGATATAGGCCTTAGCCAAAGCGTCTGCCTCTTCCTGAGAACGGGTTGAGGTGAAGAACTGACCCATAAGATCCGGGGTTACGGTAATAGGATCAGCGTACTGACAAGTAGGACATTTAGGAGTGAACTCCTTGCTATAATTACCTACATATATCTTCAGCTCATCACAAGTACCACGATCATTGGCTATAGCCTGACCTTGCGCCTTGACAGCGGCCTTAGCAAGCTCGTCGGCGGCAAACTGACTCTCATAAGAATAGAACGGACCACCAGTGACATCAGCCTCCGTAACGTTAACAGATGAAGGTATCAATCCGGATGGACAATTATTCTTCTCGAACACCTCACTATAATGACCGGTGTACTTAGGAGCCTCATGGCAAGTACCACGCTCATCGGCGATCTTCTGGCCTTGATTCATGACAGCGGCCATAGCGACTAAGTTAGCCTCATCCTGTGATACGCAAGACTGGAACGGATGACCTTCCACCATATCTTGTGTCACGGTGAACGGATCTCCTACCTGATTAGCGCCACAATTACTCTTCGTGAACTCGAAGCTAGCCTTACCGGTATACATAGTAGCGTTAGAGCAAGTACCCTTGGTGTTAGCCAAAGCCTGCCCTTGAGCCTGTACGGCGGTCATGGCCATAGCGTCAGCGGCGGTCTGGGAGTCGTTAGACTGGAATGGGTGTCCTTCTACCATATCTTGGGTGATCGTCACCTTAGATCCGATCTTACACTCACCACAGTTGTTTCTCGTGAACTCCAAGGAAGCACGGCCGGTATACGTACAAAGGGCGTGGATATTGGCAAGAGCCTGTCCTTGGGCGTCAACGGCAGCCTTAGCCTTGCTGTTGGCATCCTCTTGAGACACGGTGGAAGTAAATGGATAACCATCAACCATCCTATCGTTTACCGTATAAGTGCCACCAGCACCAGTACCACAATTGTTACGGGTAAACGTACGTGTATAAGTACCGGTATATACAGGAACCTTCTCACACTTACCTTTCACGTTAGCCACATCCTGACCTTGAGCCTCAACAGCGGCCTTAGCCTTGTTATTAGCGTCCTCCTGAGATACGGTAGATCTAAAGTCTCCTGTCACCATAGTCTCGTCTACAACAACCTTAGTACCATACTGGGTCTCGTCACAATTGTTACGGGTAAATTCCTTACTGTATTTACCATGATATACGGTCTTCTCCTTACACTCACCTTCAAGGTTAGCCTGTTGTTGGGCGTTAGCCTCAAGATCGGCCTTGGCCTTATTGTCGGCGTCCTCCTGCGAGATAATAGAGAAGTACTTACCGGCGGCTACAACATAAGTATAAGGTTGACCGATATGGAACTCATCACAATTATTTCTCGTGACTGTCTTCTCCATCCTTACGTTATAGTACACGTTAGTCTGACAGTCGCCACGCTCGTTGGTGATAGCCTGACCTTGCGCCTCGACAGCGTCCTGCGCCAGCTTGTTGGCGGCATCCTGCGATACCGTAGAAGTGAACGGATATCCAGAACACATCTTCTCGTCCACAGTGAAGTCAACAGGAGTAGAACCCTCAGGGCAGTTGGTTCTCTGGAATACCTTGGAGTACGATCCGGTAAATACCGGTATCTTCTCACAGTTACCCTTGATATTCGCTATATCCTGACCTTGAGCCTCGACAGCAGCCCTTGCTAGGCTATTAGCGTCTTCCTGAGACACGATGGATCTGAAGTCTCCCGTAACCATCGTCTCGTTAACAACCACATCCGTACCGTATTGGGTGGAATCACAATTGTTACGGGTAAAGGTCTTGCTAAACTTACCATAATAGATATTCTCCTTAGGCTTACACTCACCCTCCAAATTGGCTTGTTGTTGACCGTTCTTCTCAATATCCTCAATAGCCTTCCTATCGGCGTCCTCCTGAGAGATGGAAGATACGTACTTTCCCTCAGGAATGATATAAACATATTCCTGACCGTCACTGAACTTATCGCAATTATTACGTATAAACGTCTTTCTCTGCTCCTCGTTATACCAGATATCAGTTATACACTCACCATGCTCGTTGGCGTATTTCTGGCCGTTCAGGGCTATATCCTCCATAGCCTTGGCGTCTGCGTCCTCCTGCGAGATAAACGACTTGTAAGTCCTTTCCTCGACCGTATACAACACCACCGATCCATGCTGGTTGGCCAGACAGTCGTCCTTGGTAAACGGCTGAACCATCTTGATATTATAATAAACGGGCTTGGCGTCTTGAGCTATCATATACTCCTTGACAATACTACCGTCCTTTGACGTTATACGGAACTTAGCCGTACAGATCTGACCGGTGTAATTAGCCTTGTATACGATGTTAAGCTTATTATCGCCTACCCCATGGCTCTTGTCGTTAATGGCAAAGCAATTACCCTCAACGCAATTCTTATCTATTTCCCTTGCCATATCAATTCTCCTCTATTCTCCATGAAACATCATCTCCGGCCTCTACCCTTACGATTTGAGTATCACCATCCTTATTAAGCGTCAACCTTTGCGGATCCACATTAAAGGGCGGTTCCGGTTCCTCGCCGCCATCTCCGCAAGTGCAACATACCAGCTCGATATCATACTCGGTATTTGACTTGATATCGATGACAACCTGACCGTTCTCACTAGTTACGTTATCAAAGTCATGATCAAGTATGATATAAGGTATATCATTAGGCTGTTGATTGATATTAACAACCTTACCGTTCAAGACAAACATCTCATGATGTTGTTCGTTATCCATATTCTTAGGCATAGCTATGACAAAGCTAGCCTCATACAAATCAGTGGCTCCGGGATCCTCAGGATCGGCATACACTATATATCTGCTATCCTCTTCCGGAACCTTCATGGATAAGCCATTCACGTTCATGGAGACTATATAAGACTTGCTCACCGAGCCACCAAGGGTAAGGCAGGAAGCCTTGACCGAGGCGGAGTTGAGCTTGGCGTTGATGGTCGCCGTCCCGCCCTCCATATCGAACATGATATTGGCCGGATCCACGCTTACCCGCTCCATGCCCTTCTGGGTTATGGTAGCGAGCTTCGTAACCTTGCCTTTCTCGACCGCTACGTAAGTCTCCCTAGGCAACCTACCCATCCATCCCGGCTCTACCTTAATAGCCACCTTGTCGGGGCCGGTACCGGAAATCTTGTCGTAGGACACCCATGAGGAGCCTTGCTCGATCTTGGCAAGAATATCTTTTAAATTACTAGCCATATCAATCCGCTTGCGTTATAGTCCATTTATCACTCTTGCCGACAATAATCTCAAGGATCTTCTCTCCACCCTCAGGAGGATACTCGAAGTTAGTAGGCTTAATCTCAAATACGCTGGCGCCTCCACAACCAAGATCACAGATCATATCCGGCAACCATCCCTCCTCAAAAAAACGCTCTATAAGCTCCCTTACGGCCTCTGATAAAGAATCAAGCTCTAACCTATCTACTGGGATAGATCCTTTCTTGAGGGTCTCACCACATACCCAACCGTCACACTCAGAAGCCAAGACCGTATCGTACACTCTTTTAGCCATAACATGAGGTATTTAAAATATTACTATTCAATGTAGTATATACGATATTAACATCAGTGAACTCATCACCCATGCAATATTTCTTCTTAAACTTAACGGATCTACCAGAAACGACATACCCGTCATTAGGGACGATAGTACCACAATAGGTAACGCTGAGCACGGTCAACGGCTCGTATCTTAACCTGACAGCCTGAACGCCCTTGAACGAGTCACGCTGGATGGACGCCGTGGCGCCAGATACGGCAACCAGCTTCCTTACCAGAGACTCGATTACGCTATTCATGCCATCACCGTTCCTGATGTCTGCCTCAGGGAACGACTGACCGTCATATATGATCTGGGAGCTGTATATACTACACTCATTCCCATGTCTATATTCCGGTTTACATGGATTACAATTTTTCATATTATCAAATTAATTTGTTGATCATTCTTCTCAACTCGGATATCTCGGCATCCCTATCCCGTATAGCCTTTATCATAGCGTTAAGGGTATCGGACATATCGCAATTAGGGGATAATCCCAATGATTCCACACGTACCTTATCACCGGGGTAAATACAATCGGTACTCATGTACGTAGAGCACGGCACTTTCGTGTCGTCTACAGTAGGTCTGTATTGTTTTTTGTTGCAACCGTTCATCACCAAACCTCCTCTTCAGTTCCGCTATCCCCGCCGCCATTACCGGCGTTGACAAGCTCGTTTATAATTTTCTTCAAATCCAGAACCTCACGATGGTACAAATCTATCTGCTTATCCCTAGACGCTATAATACGCCTCAATGAGTCTATAACGACAGAAATGTCAGTACCTTTCTCTATACCATCCACTACCAACTCATCTCCTGAGTACAAGACGCATTTATCATATAAAACTATAGGACATCCGTAGCCAACACAAGGCTCGTCCTGACAATCCCGATCGCAAGGATCGCAAGGATCCTCAGGACATTTGTTAAGAAACCTATCTATCTTAACGCCATGACAACACTCTTCGGGACGTTCCCGCGAATGATCATGACAACAACCACCTGTATTACACATATCAATAATATTATTGTTTTTAGCAAAGATACAGATTTGATTTAATAACAGGATAACACACCTCATCAAACAATACAGGGGATACGACATTCGTATCCCCTGTACCCTAGAATTATAACAACGAAATAAAATCAAGACTTCAATTTAAGAACAGGATTACCCCATCTATCTTTCCATTGCCTTCCTAAATCATTTATAACACCATTATAGTCTTTTATATACCCAGCCTTAATAGCGTAAGATATATTTCTCTCTATTGACACTATCATATCCAGTTCCTCGAAGGAGGCCCTATTTCTTATCCCTTCCTCATGTACGCCAAAAACAACGAAATTAATACCCTTAGCAATTCTTGATAGCGATTCCTTTAAATTGCTTTTATCGCTTATAAGCGAAGATACGCTACTGCACATCTCTATATAGGCGTCACCAGCGGCGTTTCTTACCCCTACGATATTATCAACAAACCACATTACGACATCGGCACAAACCTCAGGACTCATCTCCATAGCCACCACGAGGAAAAGATATGGATTCATATACCACATTTGGCCATCCCCCTTACCCTTTCGGCATGCCAACCCCATTTTGTTTAAATCGCTAAGATTTAGGGTTTTATTTTGTAGGCTGATATTTATCCGCTTACATAAATCCCTGTTTTCTAGTCTACTAATTATTTCCCTACATTTCTCTTGGAACCCATCATACTTAATAATATCATTAAGCTTCTTAGGAGATAAACCTTTTTTAAGCCTATCATCAGACAAGACTTTCATAGCTAAAGTGATGTTAACAAAACCATTATCACTGAGCGCCGGTATAACAACGCCCATCAATCTCCTGTCAGAAGATTTGATTTCAACTCGACTTTTCATAACTTTGAACAATATTTTAAATTAAACATAATACCTATCGGTTCGAGATGAATAGATAGGTATGCAAATATAAAATATATTCAACATATAAGCAAGTGTATTACAGTATATAAACTTATCACCATTGATATATATACAAAAAAAATGGAGGAGATATACAATCCCCTCCAAACACTAAATCAACTATTATGGAAAACTAAACGCGCATCATCACCAATAACATTCATCCTCTTGATCGATATTCTCAATCCATTTTTCGCACTCAAGATTAAGATCAGCGTATTCCTGTCCTTCTACCATCAAAACCTCACGAGCCTTGGCATTGGCATCCTCAACCGATATCCATGACCTGAACCTGTTGGCTTTGATAGAGTAATATACTTTACCGGACTTATATCCGAACGGACATACCTTTTCAAACCAATCACCGATCTTCGTATTATAGAATACAGGCGAGCAACTACCCTCGACGTTAGCCTTCTCCTGACCTTCTTTCATGAACTTCCTATAGGCTAACGTATCGGCGTCTATCTGGGATATATCGGATATGACAGCTCCGGCTGGTAATTCATATACAATACCTTCCTTGCCTGATGTGCCAGCCTCACAATCGTTCTTGTAAAACAAGCCACGAAGAGGCTGTGAGGCCCAGTCCTCGCAGCAAGCCCCGACGGAGTTGGCCTCCCCCTGCCCGATCCGTCCAAGCTCCACCCTAGCCTTATCATTGGCGTCTTTCTTGGATACGTAAGAGACAAACCTACCTTCCTCTATACATACCTGCTCCTTGGATCCCTTGCCGCTTACGCAATTATTCTTAATAAACTCATCACATACCTGATCATTATACCATACGGACGGTATTATGTCGGCATATGTATTGGCGTAGTCCTGACCGTTGGCTTTGACATCATCCTCTGCCTTACTATCAGCCTCCTCCTGCGTATCGCCAAAATAGACGTTGGCCGGGACCCGGTAGTCAACAGAGCCGCCCACGTACCCGGCAGGTGGGTTGTTTCTGGTAAACGTCCGTACTATTTCTTTATTACTGTATATCATTACGATTCACTTTGTTACAAAGATAGATATTTTACCAATATGAGACACATAACCGTAAATGCAAATACGCAGTTACCTGATTATCAATTTTTGGGCAAAAATGGAATTAATTATCCCAGTGATTAAACGACTCCGATCCGGCGAACACCCCATAGTCCCTAAACATACCTCCACACAATATGAAATCACTTTTCTTGCTACCATTTATAGATGACAATATGTATTTATATCCCTTGCCTGTTATGTAAATAGTCCTAGCATATATAACCTTACCAGATTCGGTGCATATATTCTTATCACGATAATGAGCAAACTCTTTCTTTACAGCATTAGCCGTAATCTCCCAATCTCCATTAACCTTAACCCTTTTGACTATTATCTTTATCTTAACAAGAAAATCACGTAGACATCTATCACTTATGATTATATCATTCTGCTCAAGTTTCTTGGCCAAATCCCTTATCAGCAAATCTGACTCTCCAGACATGATAAATGACTCAGAAAACTCTATATCCTCTCTCTTCGATTCAAGAACCTTAGCCACCTCCTCAGCTTTAGCCTTCTCCTCTAACGCCAGCTTCTCGGCGGCAACCCTGCCACGATATTCCTTAGCCCAAGCCTCAGCAGCGGCGGGAGGATCATTAAAATCAGGAATCACGCATTTGCCTGTAGTGAGAAGCTCTTTAATCCTGTCCAAGCACCATAACCTGAAATCAACGCTAAGCCACTGGGCGAAATCCAGAGCCAGATCCTCGCACATCCATGTGCCAGGATTAACCGTACCCCTGATAATCGTAACAAGCTTAAAATCAGCATTACCATATTTTCTGGTAATGGCATTAATTAACTCATTTACAGAAGATAGCGATAAATAATCATTTGGTCTTTTTCTAAACGGTTTTGCCATTTCGGTAGCATTCACATAAGTGATACCGTTCTCTGTTTTGAAAGTTATATCATTACCATTGTAGCTAAATATTGTAGATAATCCGTTTTCGTTGGATTTAGACGCCAAAATCCTACTACTATTATTCATAGAATCATTGGAAATAATTATATTTGCACTCATAATAAATAACCTATGTCCATTACATCGTGAGATATGATGGACATACAAAAATAGCCAATCGAATCGTCTATGACAAATCAATTGGCTATTTTTTACATCAAACACATAAAGATATTTCACAACTTGCCAGCGTATCTATCTAACCTGCTTATTTAGAAGACTCCCTACAAATTGGATACTTGATTTACAGTGGCTTAACATCTAGCAATCCTCATAAATCAATATCTATACATCTGATTATCACCATCGTCCATTTTTGGACTATGGCTCGTTACCCATTGCATATCTTATCCTCTAACGCATAAAGGATTTTAGCTACAGTCTTATCACCATTTACCTTCACGCAAGATTCACCAAGATCCCGGACATCTATAGCCTCCCTGATACGGATAAGCTCCTCATAGATCTCCTCTATCACGTCGGAGATCATAACGCACTCACCAGAGTCCTTATATTTTGACCACTCTGGAAGATCGCCCTCGTAAGGCACGCAAGTGGACGGAGTTATATGTGAACAATTATACTTTTTCATGCTAGCAACCTGTTGATATGTTCCTTTAACGATCTCACCTCATCCGGGCATAACCCGCAATCATTATCACATAATGATCTTTGCAGACGAATTATCTTACCCCAATAGGATATATCGGGCTTGTCCCCGATCCTATACCTATGGTATCTCATATATCTACCCCATTGGCAAGATAACCATTCGTCTACGACCCTACATAGGTCTATTATATCAAGGCTTGATATACTTTGAGCGCCCATCGAGTATCTCCTTTCTCATTTCCTGTACCTCCTCGTCAGGCGGGCATCCATACGGCAGGTTCTTGATCCACTCACGGATCTTTTTCTGCATATTAAGATAAGATACACCAACGCCTTCGCCCTTGGTACGAACTTGCTTATATATACTAACCACGTCACGCTCCATGGTCTGCAACGGATCTTGCATAACCATACAACCAGCTGTGCTTCTAGAAGCATATTCCCTATCGCTAACAACAGTAGAAGAAGAATGATTCATCATACTTCTCTCAATCCTTTCTCTCTCGGCCCTTAACGCCTTTTCCTTACAAGTATTACAGCCCATAACTATATTTTTTTATTCAACAATCCACGCAATTGGTAGCCATCTCAAGAAGCTCTCCGACACGGTCAATAATCTCATGAGCGGCCTCTATATTGTCCAACCTAACGTTAGCCTCCGCTACGACCATAAGTGTCTCCATCTCCTGTATCTTATTTATAAGATCCTTATCCTTGTCCTCGCATAGGATATCAGTCTTAATCCATAGCCGATCAAGACGCCTGCGTATAAGATCCGTCTTAAGATACTTGCGACTAAAATTGTAAGTGGAAGGGCTACCTATGATCTTGATATCATATATACCGTCTGGGAGGTCAAGGTATTTGACATTACAATCATCGTAATTAAAGCAATTGAGACCTAGTGTTAAACTGGTAAAGGTATTGACCTGATTCTTGCCAAGGAACAACGTAACGGGGTCGGACATGCCCGGCGTAGTGATCTCGATAATCGCCTTTCTGTCCTCCAGCAGCCCCCACTCAGACTCATCCAATACCTGCAACACCTTTGGATCACGTGTCTCTAGCACCTGAAACGACAGCCTAATATCATTCATATTAACCTTCTTATCGTACCGGCATAAGCTATCGTCATAACGGGCTTGCATATCAAGATCCGGGACATCGGTATAATATGTCTTGACCTCATGACCGTTGATAAACACCGATGTTATCTGGCAAACATGAGACCTAGCGACATCGAAAAACACCATCCTTACATTACCCTCATAATCAACGCCAGATGTAGGGTATGTCAATATCTGGGTATTATACTCACCATCGTTACGTCTAGCCACGACAGTAATAACGATAGGTTTCTCTATATCGTAATCATCCATGATAATCCTAGCGGCGAACTTATCATGAATTATCTTCGGTATAATATTAATCTGATTCATTTGTATATCTTTTTCACAAAGATACTAATTTGAACAACATGACAAATGAAGCTAAGAGATAAGAGCGGAAATAAGATCTTCTTCATTAAGAAGAATACCTCCGTTGATAGCCATAAATATAGCTAGGTAAAGGTAAAGAGATCTTAGGTCGTATTTAAGCATCCTCCCTCTAAGGAATACGATAAACTTATTAAGGTCAGGGTTGTTTCCGGCTACAGACATATAACTCTTAAAAAGGAACGTATCGTATATAGGATCGGATGTAGATGGATCGGTATCATCATAAGGGAAGTCACATATCTCCACCCATAGCCTAATAGATTTAATGATCAAATCCTTTACAATAGACTTATTCACCATACAACCGAATCTTACCAAAGCCACGATATCACCCCACTTCTGCCCAGATACATCCTCAACAATATACATAGCCCCATTTAGCGGATCTTTCACAATAGACGATAAAACACTCTTACATCCAATAAAATCAGATAGATCTTGAATGTTAAACATATCATTATCATGGTTAAAGATGACATATATGTCACCACTTCTTACAATAATAAGGTTACTCATCATGAATCCTCCATAAAAGAATTAATATCAAAACAGTCATCATAAAAACATAAGTCAGGATCACATCCTTCTTTGCCATCCTCTATGTCAGAAATAACTCTATCGGCCATAGATCTTAGCTCTAACAAACTTACACCTAAAAAATCTAAGGCCTCTTTCAAGTACTTATATAAGGATACGGTTTTTACTTCCTTAAATCCCTCATGAATCAAATGGCTATTGAATATACTGAAAAGAACTTTATCATTCCTACCATCAAACCTTTTACCATTGTTTTTAAGACTACCGTCAGGGTCAATCATCTTTCTTATCTTACTTGCAGATCTAGTATTTATGATATCCACCATAATCATAACCTTATAATCAACAGCAGCTCTTCTAGCCTTATTAGCCCTCCCCTTTGAACTTACAGGGGCGTTATCCTCACCACCTCCAATATATCTGAATTTAGCCTTGCTTACGAAACATGATGGATAAACCTTGCGAATATTCCACTTATAGTTATAATCACCGATTGATCTCATGATCGACAACTCACTGTCAACTACCATTGACACCATCTTATAAGCCTTCTCAAAACACTTAAAAGAACCAACATGCTCATAAATGAACCGGTATGTCATACCTAGCTTAAAGTCATTATCAGATATCCTATTAAACACTATAGCTCTATCGAAGTTGATGATAATAGCCATAATAATCTTAAGCCTAAAGTAGGGAGGTATATAAATATCGTCAGGACTGATGTTTCTAGGATTAGCCGTGGAATAATCAGCGCCAGCGAAAGTATCTCTACGTTTCTTGAAATTACGCGGGTATATAGGCTGACCTTTAGACAGCTTAATGCAAGTGCGCCCCTCATCTACCTGCTTCTTCTCAGCCTCAGTATATACCGGAAATTCCTTTATCATAGAAGAACATTTCCTTATATAATTCAAGTCGAAATTCATATTATTCATATTTTATCCACTTCAAATATAAGCAAAATATAAGACCTTTAAAAGAATAAGATGAACTAATTTTACCATATACCACCATTATTATTTCATTAATAACATAACTTACTGAAACACAGTTGTTCATTTTGTGACATGTGTAATAAGAAGCTTCGCCCCTTTCTGATGCAAATCTCATTATAAAGCATTCCTTTATTTAATTCTTACCGGTTTCTGATTAATAACACTATTAATGAAATGATGTTAGCTAACGCATTTTATCATCCGAAGTAAACATCCAAAAAACATTAATTTAAAAAAGAGTAGTACATTGGTAGATAAAGATCTTAATAATCCTACTCAATACTCTTTATGATTGTATTATTGAGATATTTACTATATCCTTACATTCGATCTTATTCGAATAATTACTACCTATATTAAATGTTAATGAATTCATATGCTTACTTCTTTTCTGCGCTAAAGCGTGAAGTGCCAAAGGAAATCGGCAGGGTGGGCTGTGAGTCGCTCCGCTCCTGGCCGGCCATGGAAGGCGACCACCAGCCCCACGCCATGACGCCGCCACATTGCTCATTGGCTTCCAACAAGAGTCACCTAAAAACAATGCTTGTCTATACAATTATCTCTACGGTTCCAGAAGTTAAATAAGAACTATTTGGCTTTAAGGAAAGTTGTTAGTTAAAAAGATGGTTAATTAAGTCATCTGGTCAAATAAAATCTTTATATTCGCGTCACGGTCGGTTGGATGAGTTGGTTTAGTCGGTGGTCTGCAAAACCATATACCTCGGTTCGAATCCGAGACTGACCTCATATTTGCAATTCTTTTCTGGGGTGATAACCAATAGGTGTATGGGGTTTCTTGTACACCTATTATTTTATCAATCCGAATCTTTTCAACAACACGAATAATACAACCAATATACCTAAGATCGACATAAAGATAATAGCCATCGGCCACCTTGATTCCTCCTTATCGTCTATATCCTTATGCTTGATGTCTGTCTTCTTATCAATATCCTCAATACCAGTGATCGTCTTATCAACGCCAAGGGAATCAGCCGTCACCGTGCTGTCCCGCCGGCCAATGACGATATGGGTATCTGTCTGCGAGGACACCGGCCGTTCCCCCGTGGTAGGATCAACATCCTTGTCCGTATCGAACTCTCTCTCCGTTATAACAATATCGGCATTAAGATCAGATGTCTTGATCTCTACGATCTTCCGATCCATGACCTCATCTATCATCGTCTCTATCCTGCTGATCAACCGGCTATCAATAGACGTTTCGCTAACCTGCCTCCTGCTTCCGCAAGAGGACAGGGACAGCGACAGACCTAAACAAAAAATCGCCCTAAGACTTATCCTTAACCTCATCATCAGCAATCTTCTTTATATCGTCAAACGTCTCGTCAGGTATGTTCTTGGAAAAACTAAACATCTTGAATACGTTTATCCTCTTAAACACGGCCTTGAATACCTTCACCAAATAAGCGTCAGAGAAAGCATCCCCTATCGTATTCAAGAAAAGCATCACATATCCAACAAGGGCTATATACACCCCATATTTGGTAACGGCAAGTATCATGCTAGCCTCCTCCTCGATCGGGTATAACGTCTTATATATAACACATAATGTCATTACTATAAAACAGGACAAAGCGAACTCCTTAAGAATATCAGTAAACCTGACCTCCCTAAACCATCTCTTGAAACTAAACCTCCTCCTACGGCTTCTACGGAGCTTCCAGCCCCTTATGCTTTGCGCTAACCTAGCTAAAAAATTAGCTATTAATACTATAAGTAATACAATCAATAAATGATGCACTGGCTGGAAGTAAGCCCAACAAGAGGCACCATACGCAAGCGCAATATTCCACAAAGCCCCTACTCGCTCTATCATGTCTTTGTCTTTCATTTTGTACCCTACTCGCAAAGTTAACTACTATACCATTAAGTACCTAAAACACCACAGCATGTATACTGTTCCTAGTATCAAGGCTATCAAAATGCAACCAACCCACCTTCCCTTCAAGCCGGAAAGGATATGGTAACATGTCTTGATGTTCCAAGATCAAGCCTCTAGCCTGTTCCGCCGTCATCGACTTGACATCGAAATCGCCGGCCTTACCTAATACATGAGCGGATAGATAAACGTCCTTCTTATCCTTAACGATCTGGCATAGGTTACATCTAAGACCACGTTGGGAAAACTGTCCTTGCTTATCCCAGTTATTACAATACATAGGCTGTTTGATTATATCCCTACGCAATACAAGAAGATTATGAAGAAACGCTGTATCAAGGAACTGCCACGACCGGTCCTTCCACTTATTGTATGTATGAGGACACACCAATTCTACTATGTCAAAATACGAACCTAGTTCTTTTATGATATCATTTCTATCCATATTAAGCCGGTTTTATCGTCCATCTCTGGGCGTAGTTATTTTTTAACACATATATCTTCTCCATAGGTGTAGCGGGAGACCCGTTTGACGAGCCTTTCACGAATCCCTCGGGAGCCTGCTCCGTGCCGGAAGGACGCTGGTTTTCGGTTGGATAAGCAGCAACATACATGCTTACCGAAAGACTATAGAACTGGTTCCTCTTCCCATCCTTAGCCACGGATGTCATAGTAATCTGATCCCATCCTACAACAAGGTCGTAGAAAGAGTTCACGAAATCATCTGATCTTTTTTGGCTATGAGTGGATGCATTCACGTCAAACCATGTAATAGACCTCATCTCATAAATATAATCCGGAAGCTTATCCATTCTAAGACTATTGCTATGAGCTGCAACGAAACTAGTAAGATGTTCCAATCCCCTTCCAGACATATTATCATCATTCCAACCCGTCCTCCTTTCTCCACTTACCCAGTCATCTAAAAAATAAAAATTAGTAATATTAGGATTTATCTTATCTACCTCGAAAAAAGGAAGGGTATTTATATCAAAATAATTCCACATATCAGAAGGGCCAGGATGTATTCTCAACGAAGTTAATTTAGGAAGATCATTAAACTCCTTTATATACCTATCCAAATAGCATGAAGATAATCTAAGCTCTTGAAGATTTTTCATATTCTTTATATTCCTTATCCCGCTAGATTCTATATCCCTAAGATCAAGCATGCCATGCATATCTAAATAATATACCTCAGTCTTGCTAGTTATAGCCTCAGGCATTACAGTCATCCTAGTACCTACATTTTCAAAAGATATATAAGTCAACTTTTTAGATCTAGACAATTTATCTACCGGTATACCATCATTAGCGTATACCGTATCTTGTACTATTAAAGATTCAAGACCCGGCGTATCCACGATCGGGAAAGCAGTCATCTTACACGTCTTGATTTCAGCATAATAAATATCGCAAGTAAAATCTATTACCACGGCTCGCTGCACATCCCTTCTTCCATCAGCGTAAAGATGATTATCAACAGGGATGTACTGAGAACCATCCTCCTTTCTAAACCACCATGTCGTATTGGGATTTTTACGGTATTGTATAGCCAAAGAACGGAATATGATACGATAATCATTTCGCCCTTGGACCTTAGTCATAGGAAACTGCTCCTTTATTCCATCCCCCCAATCCACATTAGCCATACCGGGCTTCCTTGATCTAAACTGGACATACGTGTTAAATGGATCATCAATCACAGGATCGGGCACATAATTGTAATCATCACTATAATAATTCCTAAGTGCCCTATCCCATGTAGTGAACCACACGAACTTGTTGGATGATGCCTCGTATTTATATAATGTCTTAGCCATGTCTATATTTTCATTTAAATTAGTCAATTTGTTTCTTTTTGTATCATAAAACGTTTACATCTTAATAATTTCAACTTTTTGTACGTAATATCCCGTTGATTACCACCGTCAATATCACGGATATTGAAACTACCCGATTTGCGTCTTCCAAATATGAAGTAATAATTGCCTTCAAACATAACCCTGTCAAACAAACGAAAACCAAAAACCTCAAAAGAAGATTGATTCGGCTTTTTAACCCCTCCTTTTAAAACCTTTTGTTTGTGGATTTGACGATTATGTCTTCTAATCAACCTTACCTTGTAATGATATTCTAACATTAAAGCATTGAAATTCTTAGAAATAACGAAAGCATCAGAGATATGGGATTTTTCAATTCCATATTTAATCCGATTGTATTTCGTGATATAACCGAACGTCATCGAAACGTTGTCATATCTGGATCTCAGCTCCTCGTACAACTTCCATTTCATGATACCCATGACGGCTGCGTCACGAAGTGACTTGCCTCTGCTTACTTTCAATTTGATATTTCCTTTATGAAATTCCTTATGACAAGTCTCACACAAAGTAATCAAATTTGAAGGTGAATCTCCTCCTGTCTTCCTTGACTCAATATGATGGATATTAAGAATAGGATCTTTTGACTTACCCTTACAATACTGGCATTTATGCCCGTCTCTTGCAAGGATATATTCCCTTATATTCCAAAATCCTAATTGCTCACCTTCCTGATACTCCTTACCCGATATCTCTGGATTCTTGATCTTTTGAGTATCAAATTGAGCAACCTCAATAATCAGTTTTGAGACAGGTAGTATAGAATATACAAAACCGATAATTCTAATATGAGAATCAATCTTCTGCCGGATTGATGGAGCTATCCATTTATCCTTCTTATATTTTACTCTATTATTGAATCTTGGCTTCCTATATCTCAATCTATACCTTCTAGCCCTCCTTAACTCTCTTCTTGTTGATAGAAGATCAACAACATCACTTCTCAGAATAACCTCACTTGCGTAAAGTTCCTTGCTTTTCGTTGTTGCTGACAAACCAACGTGTTTTGTACCTGCGTCAACGCCTAACGTAATCTCTTGCTTGTAACCGGTTGTATCATACAAAAGTCTGATCGTAAAAGGGCAAAGATTCACTACGGTTGCTTTCTTTGATTTAAGCAACCTCCTAACCTTCCCATGCCTTGTTGTTGGCATTAAAGGACTACCATCTATGTCCTGTACATACACCATTTCACAAACTAATTCAATGTTTATTCAACATAAGTCAGAGTAAAACCCTGTTAGTACCCATCGCCAATGTTATTTTTAGGTTTTATATAGGCAACACTGGAACCCAAATACAATCCCTGTTTAATTACCTACCTTAGAGCAAGGAACTTGGGTAAACATTCCTTGGTAACTATATATTCTCAAATAACGTAGCCTCTGTCTCAAGGCTTAGGCTAATAATCGGAATAGCTTTTAGCTATTATACATAATGCGATGCAAATGTTTTATGGTTTGCATGAATTATGTATTATTCGCGAGAATTACCTATCTTGTTAAAATATTCTACAATAACATTCCTGTCCAATCCCATAGAATCACATAAATACTCCCCTTCTGGTTGACCCCCAAACGATAATACCTTATCCGTATCATGAGCTAAAACATCTCCATTGCCTACAAAGGTACGCCCATCGTCAAATACGATAAGCTTATATGGCTTATACAACCTCGTGTCAATATCAGAAGATCGTATTGACCTTAACACCGAAGCCTCTGGCGCCATACTAAACCTCCATCCATAATTATTCATAAGCACATAAACCATCTCCATAGGAGTCGACGGAGAGCCATTAGACTGACCCTTTATAAAACCAGAGGGAGCCTGTAATACGCCACTAGGTCTTTTATCATCAGGCTTGGAAGCTAAATACATACTTAGATACAATCCATAAAACTGATTTCTTTTGCCATCGGAAGCAGAGGAAGACATAGTGAGATAATCAAACCCCATCACCTTCTCATATAATGTCGATATAAACGTATCACATCGACTTTGGGTCAACAAGGAGATATGCATATAAAAACTACTCATAGATCTCATCTCATATATATAATCCGGTAGATTACTTACATCTATATTACTATAGCCATATGAGGCGGTAAGGCTAGTGATATTTTCCAACCCCTTGCCGATCATATACGGATGCCAGCTCACGACAGACCCATACCATCTATTTATATGATCGAAGGTCCTTAAGCTAGGATTTATCTTATCCACCTCATCCATAGCCGGGCATGTATTAGGGTCAAACGATGGCATAGCCACTCCCGGGGATATATATAATTCTCTTAGCTTGCTAAAAGACAGCCATTCCCTTGGATATACCCTAACCCTGCAACCTGCCAAAGATAATGTTACAAGATTAGGCCACATAGAGGGGAATTTCCTTATATTAGAAGACTCCGTATCATTAAAATCAGCCGTTCGACTTAAATTAATGCCTTTTAACTTAGTCAACCTATCCCAATCATCCGGTATGGATGTCAATGTCCCTACACCCAATTCGTTAAGTGTTATATACTCTATATTTACCGATCTACGTATCCTGTCTTTAGGGATATCGGTTATATTCCCATCGCCGGTAATGGATAAGGTTAAGTTGATAATACTTGGGGCGTCTAATATCGGGAATCCTACCATCATTATCCTTGCTGTTTGAACGTATGTAATATCATTCGTAAAAGTCATGGTAATGACCCGCTCTTTATCTAGCCCATCAACGTAAGCATGATTAGGCGCAGGGATATACTCACCCCCATCTTCCTTATAAAACCACCATGGATGGCTATCCGGATTCTTACGATAACTTATATCCCTTCTCCTGAACATCAACCTATATCGCCCGTATATAGATTCGCTCCTATCCTTCACGAAAGGAAATTGCTCTTTATTCCCGTCACCCCAATCAACCTCACACATTCCTGGGGCCTTGGAATAAAACTGTATACTCTCATTGTAATTATTAACATCCAATATAGGATCAGGCACGTCATCAGTGGTATCATTCCTGTCAACGCCCCTAAAAGCGTATTTGCCTTTAGTAAAAAAGGTTATAGAGCCTTTATTCGTATCCTTGCATATCAACTTCATACCTCTCCCTCCTCTATTCTCCTGAAATACTCGACAACCGGTGAGCTGTCCAATCCCAGATCGTTACAGATATCTATAGCCTCGTATTTATCGGCGAAATTATACTTACTCATATTATCATCCAACACGTCTCCGCTGAACACGGATACATGGCCGTCCTTTACGCCAAGAACGAACGGGGTGATCCTGGTCTTCCCCGCCCTCCGTGCCCTCGTAAGGGCGGCCTTAGAAGCCGGGGCAGGTGCCAAGATCCACGTCTGCCCGTAGTTGTTGGTAAGCACATACACCTTCTCCATAGGCGTCGTAGGATTACCGTTGCTAACACCCTTAACAAACCCCTCAGGGGCTTGATAAACGCCAGATGGTCTCTTATTGCTAGGAGCAGAGGCTTCATATAAACTTAATATAAGTTTATAAAATTGATTCCTATTGCCATCAGAAGCCACTTGAGACATCGTTATATACTCCCACGACATCATCTTATCATAAAACGCATCAACGAACTTATCAGCCCTCTCCTGTGTAGATATAAAAGAACTCGATAAATCCCATTTCCTAAATTCCCTTACCTCATACAACCAGTCTGGGAGATCGTCTACCGGAACCGTATATGACCTACAATATGTCTCCTGAATCTTATTCAACTTTCCCCCTACCAAATCCTGTTTCCATGAGCTACCTTTAGCCATAAATTTAACAACCAATTTATTATCCCCTACCTTATCCACCTCATCAAATACAGGTATGTTATTCCTATCGCTAATGATATCTATACCCGTAGCCGGAATAGAATTAAACGCCGGGTCATACGAAGGAATATTGCACCCATTGAAATTAAAAATAGTAAGATTCTCCCATTCCGAGAACCTCCTCCAATTAGAATCGGGATTATCGGCGAAATTAAAAACGGAACTACACCCAAAATACTTCAATCTTTTCATTTTTAAAAATCCCTCCGGCCAGTTACTCCATACATCAGGATGAGAAAAACCTCCCATCTGTATATTTGCGACATTCTGGCTATTAAGAATTCTATCATAAGGTATATCCCCATTTTTTAAAACAGACCTTGTCATATTCAAATAAGAGATATCAGGTAAATTTATTAACGGGAATTGATCCAATACTATTCCATCTAAGCTAAAATCACCATCTATCACATTAGAGAAAGTCATAGTCACCTCCCTCTTCTGTACGCTATCATACTTATGAGGAGGTATAGGTATATATTGAGATCCATCTTCTTTCTTGAACCACCACGTAGTAGCGTCAGGATTCTTTCTCCATTCAATATCCAAAGACCTGAATATAATCCTATACACACTTCCGTTTTTAGTCAAGGGATACTGATCTTTAGTCCCATCTCCCCAATCGACATTAACAAATCCTGGCTTACTAGAAGATATATTAAAATTTCGATTAAAAATGCCAGAATCTACTACTGGATCTGGCACATAATCAGCATCCTTCCCATTATAACAAGGGAACCTATCCTCGTTAACATAAAACGTCACCGAGGACAGGGTCGTATCATATCCTACTAAAAATCCCATATCAACTAATTGAGGTTATATCATAAGACACCCATTCCTTGTATCCGTTAACCATCTCATATACCTTGTTGATGGTCTTGCATACGACAGCGAATCCGATATCCACGTTAGGGAACTTCTCGTTAAGCTCATCTATTGTAAGCTCCTTGGTTATGCTCTCATCCCACTTACGCATCTCCTTTACCTCCATAAGGATCGGTTTACCGGTTACTCCTACGCTCATCACCCATTCTCCCTCACGGTTGGCATCCGCCAGATCCGGGAAGATCGTAACACCAAAAAGATCGGATAGGGTGAAGGTCTCGCCGGTACGGGTGAAGGACGCCGCCGCCCCAGGCGTAAGGACCACCTCGTTCACGGCCAACAGGCTCGTAAGTTTCTTGGCTCCTCCTGATACCGTGGCGTTAAACACGACAGTCACGTTACCCGTAGCGCTATTAACGAACTTGATATCATTCTTCTCGCTATTTATAGCCTGTAACCTAGACCCATATACGATATTTACGATCTCATAATTCTTGTCGTAAGTGCTCTGTAGCGTCACATTACCGTATTTAGTATCGATAAGGGTAATCCACTTAGCCTTACCACCTACTATCTCAACAAGCTTATAAAACACGTCATTGCCGTCAGCGTCAACCCATCTAGCTATAGCACCCGGAGCGAAATTAGTCACCTCCCGATCTTGAGTATAACTTATAGTGCTTTCCGTAGGCTTGTTAGACAAAGTAACGTAAAGACATTGTTCTACGTCAGCCTCTATCTTAACTATCCCAGCACCATCGTAATAATAATCAGGTACGTTTTTCTCTCGTATCAACAAGATGGTACCTTCCTTAAGCTTGTCGGCATTGGTAGGATCATCCACAAAAGACTTCATCTGGATATAGGTATCAAAGATGATCGACGTACTCTTATCCTCTATCTTCTGGTTGATATCATCAACAATATTATTAATCTCATCTTTCGTATAATAAGGAGACAAATCCACCTTCGGACCTTCCTGCTCTAAAGCCTGAGTTCCATCCCACCAATAATCAGGAACATCCTGCTCCCTGATCCAGAAGCTGTCCCCCACACGGAGCTTAGCCGTGTTCTCCGGGACCGCCAGCCACTCATTCATGGCATCGACCGTATCAAAGATATACGCCGTGTTCTTGCCCTCGGCTATACGTCTTACGACAGCCAACTCGCTCTCGACATCGCTAAGTCTTTCCTTTATATTATTGATCTCCCGCTCCAGCTTATCATAATTATCCTCCTGATCTATAGCATCGCCTATAGACATATAGACCTCATTGGTGAGCTTATTATAAGTAATACGGGCTACTTTCTGATAAGAAGTCTTATATGTACTCGCCCCCTTACTAGTATTGCATATAAAATCATATGTGTTTTGATACACGACAGATCCTCCGGTATTGATAAAGTTATACCCATCCTGTCTCATCGTACCGCCCTTATACCCTACAAGCTCAAAAGAACACTTACCAGTACCTTTGGATCCAAACCATGTGGAGTAGGCTATAAACTGAGTCTCTTCAGGTAATATATCATAATATTGAGCACGAAGATCCTTTACCGACATCCATACACATTCCTTGCCTGACCCGGTATTGTCTCCTCCCCATTTAAGTACACTTCTTACATGATCGTCATTATTACCGGGGCCAGCGAATCCTACGCCTAAATTATCTATGGTAGGAACATTCGAGTTAAGAGCCTCTGTCATGGTATCTAAATCCCTTCCCGAACTTTCGTCCCACAAATATCTGAACGTAACGAAATCCACATCACCGATCTTAATACCACCGGTATTGCTAGGATATGTTTTAGTCACCAGCTCATAATACCACTTCCCGCCCCTAAACGTGACTCTTATTCTCTCCACTTGCCTTGGAGATATAGATACGTACGATCCTCCAACAGAGACGCTGACGTCATCTTCGGCACGGGTAGCGCCTTCCTTTGGCTCCTCCGGGTCTACCGGAGTATAGATCGTGGCTTGCTTATCACCTGTATTGATGACAACGATATAATAGCTATCACCTTCCAGACCTTGCTCATGAGCCATCGTAACAAACCCCTGTTCGCTTTCCGGCCTCCATTCGACCACAACCATATGTTTGTCCATAGGTATGCCAGATACGCTATTAACGTAGTTGGTTGATGACATGAAAACAGCATGGTCATCGTAAGCCTGATCCACACGCTGATGTTTGGTAGCCAGACTATCAAGACGTGATATCTCAATGGGGTCGATAACCTCAACCCCATTATAATCATACCACTTATATCCGATCATCGTATTCTCACGACGATATTTCCTTTTTCTTACGACCTGACCTCCAGCTAGGGCGTCAATCATAAAATAATCATTACATACTTTAACCATAGCCGTTCAGATTAACAGGTTTGACATAAACAAGCCACGATAGTAGCACCAACAGGAATGGAAGTAAGCGTAGTCCCCACAGGGTAGGTAGGGGAGGATGACTCCAGCACCATCACCGACATCCGCTCAACGACCATATCGTTATCCACCAACCGACTTCCCTCCACATAGAACCGGCCATCGGCTACCTCATAGCACTCTCGCACCGGAACCATATGTCTTTGGCTTTTATCAGCGTAATCGCATATCGTGACCTTAGCCCCATCAGGAATAGAAGACAACTCATCTCCAACACCGTAATCCGGATGATCTGAATATACCACATAAAGCTTGGACTTAATATCCTGCAATGCAGGATTGACCGTCCTAAAGCCCTTTAGATGGATCTTATGCCCCCCGATCTCATAACAATCATCTACATCCATGATATTGAGATCACAGCTAATAACGGTCCATCCGTCTATAACAGATTGCGTAGGTGTAGTATTTAATCTATATGCTGGATCAGTAGACTCTACGATCTTATAATCAAATATCTTGAGATCAAGATTACCGTTAAGAGACTCTTGCCTCCTGATCTTTACCGTACCATTGCCGGTATCATAACAGGTCTCGGTAGTATCTATAAGCCGATCCATGTAATCCGGCTCCTCGCATTCGATACGAGTAAAATTAGATGGCAAAGAGGCATATTGAACACCAACATGGATATCATTATCCGTAGAACTCAATACATGATGATTATACGACCTAACATGATTTAAAGGGTTGATAACGTAAGTGGATTTAATTCTTACCGATCCTCCTGGAGTCGAGTAACATTCTATCGCACTTCTGGTAATACGATCATCCAACCTTTCTATGGCACACCTTTCACGGATAAAAACCGATGGGATGCTATTCATCCTATCCCCTAGACCATATCCGTTATCAGACGAGTCCACAATCTCCCAGAACTGGTTTCTTTTCCCAAGATCACCATCATAAGACACCACATGTCTCATACGTATGCTCCCGTTTGATGTCCTATAACATTCCTCGATATCAATAGGCATTCTGTCTTCCATATCCGTGAAATCACAAGACACCAAAGACCATCCGGTAGGCAGGGTGGATATCCGCTGTCCCGGGGCGAAACCGCCGTTATCCGAATCCAGTACCTCGTAGCGGACGTGGCGCTCGTTTGCCTTGGCATCATAAGACACGACTCTCCTTACCTTGACATTACCCTCACCGCTATCATAACATTCCACGAAAGACTCGATATCACGATCCTCCATATCCTCCATCTCGCACACCATGCGATCCCATCCTCCAGGTATGGCATTATATATCCTATCCACGAGAATATCGGGATTCTCAGATCGTGTAACGACATAAACAGCGCCCCTTATATCTATATCTCCATCATAAGACGTTATTCTTAATACCTGTACACGACCTTTATCTGTATTATAGCATTCTTTCCTTGACTGAAGCATTCTATCCTCAAAGTCAACGAAATCACAAGGAACCAAAGAGAATCCGTCGGGGAGGGTAGCTAGGGCGGCTCCTGGGACAAAGTCTGCGTTATCGGAGTCCACTACCTCGAAACGTGTGTATCTGGCCTTTATCTTGGAGTCATACGACACCATCCTTCGAAGTTTAACGTTTCCGCTACCGCTGTCATAACACTCTATATAGGATTTGATATCTCTCTCCTCCATATCGTCAAAATCACAGACTACCCTTATCCAAGTGTCTGGCAAGGAAATGAAGCTGGCGCCCTCAGGCTGTGACGGATCGGTAGTCTCCAGGACTTTATAACTCTTATCCCTAACCCCTATATTCCCGTCCCATGACGTGAGAACCTCCAGCTTCACCTTACCGGCCGGTGTCTTATAACATTCTACAGTTACCTCAATATCCCGATCCTCCATATCCGTGAAGTCGCAAACAACCTCAACCCAGTCATCGCTTATATTAGTGATAAATTCTCCTACAGGATTCTCAGGATCGGTACTTTGCTTGACGCGATACCATTCCTTTCTGGTACCCATCTCGTAATCAAATATCTTATACCCCTCTATCTGTACCCTTCCGGTCCCGGTATCAAAGCATTTAAGCACCGGTATTATCTCCCTTTAGGTCATGTCCGGAAAATCACATACTATACGCCTCCACGTATCAGGTATGGCATTATACTTCGTTCCAATAGGGTTACTATCGTCAGTAGTATTCACCACCTCATAATGAGACACCTCCGGGTTCAGGCGGGGATCAACCGACTCTACGCCCTCTATCTGAACCTTGCCTCCTTCCGTGGCATAACATTTACTTACGAATATCAACTCCCGATCGGTCATCTCCGCTATACTACAATCTATAGCCACCCACTCGGCAGGGATCTTATCCAATTCCGTGCCAATGGGAGTATCGATATCCGATGAGTTGATGATAAATATCTTCTCGGCCAGTATCTCTCCCTTATTATTCATATAGGTATGGATACGAGCCTCTACCTGACCACCCGGCGTACGATAGCATTGGTTGACGATCGACACACGGGCGTCTTTGATGTTAATGAACTGATAGTCCTTTCTAGGGACATCGCTTACAAGTCTCTTTACTCCTTTATCATCGAAGTAAACGTAACACCCGTCATTCCTCATCATGACCGGATACGTCTTTCCGTCTATGACAACACCCGAGAAGTCATCTGGCGGAACGGAGAAACCCATACTCCCAAATATGGAAGCAAGTCTCTTTAAATACTCATTAATAGCTGACATGTTATAATGTTTTAATTATATACCTCAAAGATATATATAATTATCTTTGAACGTAATTAAAAACATAAGATGTATGAGAAGAAGAATGTCCTTTAACAAAAAAGCCAACAACACGATATTGTTATTTCATTTTAACAATGATTTCAAATATATCGGAAAGAACGTAGGCCCTGTTACATGGGGGGGGGGATCATATGTCTCAGGCAAATTTGATCAAGCCGCTAAATTCGACAGCGCCCCTATAATATTCGACCAATCACAATGGTTCTGGGATATTATATCCGAAGGGAACTATACCATAGAACTATGGTATTATTGTACGAATAAAAGTTCAAAACAAGGATTTATAACATCTGATATAGCAGGAAGCCCTACAGGATTTGCCTTCTATATAGGGTATGATAATATCATATATGGAAATTTCGACAATTATGCAAGCGTAAGATCTTCTGTCTTAGAGATAGGATGGAATCACATAGCATTATCATCCAATAACAAATCATGTGGATTATATATTAATGGTATAAATAAATTTAACAAGAAAAAAAACATATCAAAACAAGACTACGATATATGTATAGGAGGAAGAACAGGGTCTAGCGATAATATGACAGGCGGTATTATAGACGAGATGAGAATATCAAACATACCTAGATACACGACAAACTTCACTCCTCCATCACAACCATTTATTATAGATTAAAAAAGGGGAGAGAATTGAATCTCTCCCCTTTAGGAAATATATGAACGCAAAAAAGGTTCTTTATTTCGGCTCGGTTACGATGGCCGGACCAAGACCAGCGGCAGCACCGATCATGTTGATCATCTCCTGAACACCCTCATGAGCGCCGTAACGTACACGTAAGATCAAGTTGATAGGATCATCAGCGATAACCTTTCCGAATCCCTGAGCGTATCTATGAGGATTGAGCGTAATCTGGAAGTCAACGTACTGAGCCGTTTGCTCTACACGACTATACTCGTTCATGAACGTCCGCCCCATGAAATCCTGATGTTTCGGGAATCCATTGAAATGAGCATATCCTTTCAACTCGTCATCCATCATATTACCGCCAACGTGAGTACGTGGAGCCTTGCTCTCCAGTCTCTCGAAGTGAAGCTGATCCCACCAGATAGGAGAACCCTCATCCAAAGAATCGGGGTAACCGCCACTAGCACCTACGATCTCAACGCTATCCTCGATATAAGTCATTTGATCCATCAAGCACTCTGATGGAGATAACAACATTTCCTTGCCACGGAAACGGATACCGCACTTGCAGTTACTACCAAGCTCTTGTGCTGATTCCAATTTCTTCCACATCCTGTTGCGGTATGATGCCGGAGCCTCGCTGGTGAAGAATCCTTCAAATACCTTGTCACACTCATCGCACAACATATTGGTATATACCTCTGTCTGGAAACTATGCTGGCAAGCCGCAGGAGTACCGTAATCCGTGATCTCCAGTTCCGGGAACGCCTGCTTGATTTCCTCTAAAGCGCTTTCGCCACACTCGTTGTCCGGGATCGTGATATAATACTTCTCCTTAGATACCTTGCAAGAACCACAGGCTGACCATGAAGCGGTACGAACCGTAGGATTCTCACACATATCGGATGTCTTAGCCACATAGTAGATAATAGCCGTAGGATTGGCCTCCACGAAAGTAGAGATCTCCTCATCCGTCAATTTCTTGGAAGTAGCGGCAATATAAAGACCAGTGCCCTTGATCTGGCTCATCTTACTAACCGTATCGGAAACCACGTTAGGAAGAGACTCGATAGTAGAAGACATGTCAACGCCATCATCCTCCAACGAAACGGAATACAGGTATCCGCCCTTAACCTCAGTATAGCTAGGCGGGCATTCCTCGCATCCTTTCATGATAGAGATCAGACGTTGAGTATAATCATCAGGCTTAGCCCCTTTCTTCATCACCTTATAACGTGACATGCTGCCGTTGATGCTCTCACGAACGATCTTCAACCCCGGATATTGGGCGCGAACCTCAGCCAATGCCAGGTCATCACCAGTATCGCAAACCTCCATACAATAGAAGTTAACGTCATCCGTCTCAGGCTCCGTGGCCTCGTTAGTACATCTTGTAACCGGAGTGATATCAATATAATCAGATACCTTACCACCACCAGCGATAGGTTGGTTCTTCATCCTCTCGATACATTTCAGCACGGCGGGCAACAAATCAACCTCCTCGCAAGGATCACACTCCTCGCATTGATTTGGCGTATTATCACAATCATCCAAAAGAATGGCGTCATTGATCTCAACACGACCCTCCTCATAGCCAAGAAGCTCAAATGCACGACCAGCGAGAACCAAGCGGATAGCGATACGGTCTCCTTTGGAAACTGAGAATGCCGTGTCATCAGACACACCGTTGTATCCTAAGATAACATCATCGACATAAGCATGATCTTTCTTCGGCCAAGAAGCGTAGATCTCCGTGATCTCGTTCAAGGAGAATAACGGCGTGGAAAAATCCTTATCATAGATAGAGCGGGAAGCCGCTTGTTCATTACGACCGATACGGATCTCATAACGCTTGTCGTTACGAGGCTTACCGGTAAAATCAATCACGGCCTTACAACCGTTCTCGGAAGTATCTTTAGTATCGTAAATACCGATCTGTCCTTCCTTCAAGAAGATGGAATCGACATCCACCATCTTAGCATGTGGGGATACGAAAAGTACCCGGTCTTGCGGTCTGTGCAACATATAATCAATATTTTAGTTCAAAAAATCATTTACCTACGCAAACATAACAATAAACAACATCAAGGCAATAAAACATGGTCGGGAATATATGGAGACGCTATGATATTACGTTTTTTGTAAACATGTTATACTGAAAAATGATACAAGAATGCGTATACCCATAAAAACATGACAAGATTATTTATAGTAAGTATCTTATAATCAACTACTTTCTGGAGTCGGATATTTCTCCGAATCCAGAAAAATAATATCTAATTATACGGTAATGCGATAAAATCCTATTCATATAATTCTATATATCAATATATTATAATATATTTTGACGTCAAATCCCATTTAATTATATTTGTATCGTGAATCTATCTATCACAGACCGATTCACGATGTAGTATAAATTAAAAATATAAAGTTATGAAATCAAATTTGATTTTAAAATCAGAAAGCAGGATGCTTTTAGGAAATCAGATATCCATAATGAGCAAAGATGGATATGTGTGTATAACTGAGGCCATGAACTCAATAAAGAACAAAAGAGAATCCATGGGATTATCATCAAGGGAAATTAACGACGTATTGTCGCAGCAAGGGTTCAAGGAGAAAATAAAAGCCCTAATGAGCCAGCTCGGATATGGCAATGACAATGTCAAAAATAAGCTGGACTACGATAACCTTACGCTAAAGGAATTTAGGAAAGCAGGATTAGCTTACAGAAAGGGAGGCAGAGGAACCCAAAAATGGTTTATAGATCCATACGTATTTATTACCATAGCCATGGAGTTGGATCCTGAAATATACGCCACGGTAGTTATATGGCTAACAGATGGCCTCGTGAAGAATAGGAACATAGCTGGAGATACGTATATAAAAATGAGCGGAGATATAAGATACTTATTAGGCGACAACATAACGAATGATGATTTCAAGAGATATATATCAAGGATAGCCAAAGGTATAAATTACGTGGTATTCGGCAAACATGAGGAGGGTATAAGGAACTATGCCTCAATTACGCAAATGCAGGAGATAATAATGATACAAGGATATATATCCGATATGATAGAAAGTGGGATCGTTTCTAATTTTGACGGAATAATAAATTATCTCGGCATGAAATGGAAGAAAAGATGGGGATCAAAAAACCCTGTCATAGATAATTAAAACACATTAACAAAAAGCCTACCCGTTTCCGAGTAGGCTTAATGATCAAACTAACGGTGTTTATTTAAAGGAAGCCACATTATCCTTATCCATTCTATATCTATACAATTCATTCTCATTAAGGTTGAATTGTTTAGCTACCATATCCAGAATCTCCTCCACCAAAGGATCGGGCAGCTCCGGGTCGATGTCCGTGGATTGGATACCGGCGGCGTTGATATACCCCGATAGGTCTACCCTGACAGGACGGCGGTAGTACGTCATCTTAACCTCCTCGGTACGGAAGCCTGACTCGTAGACCACGACCTTCCCGTTCCCTATGGAGTAGAATGTCTCACGGTAGTCGTAAGAAGGACGGTTATTCTCGTCTCCAAGAAGCTCATGGATATTCTCGTTCTTAGCCTCCCACATAACGAAATCAGTGGCCTCACACCCTTTGTATGAGAAAACACCTTTTATGTTAGAGAACCATAGATAGTCGTCAGGTAAGTTAAAGGACGTAGACTCAGGGTCATCCATCCTACCCGCATTATCCAACGACATCCAATAAACAAGAAGGTTTTGGATGGAGCGTATAGTCTCGTCATCCTTCCTATTTAGATAGTACTTAACCAACCGGTCTTGGGCCTCGTTGAACAACAGCACGAACCTTCCCGGATCCAGCTTAATCCCGCCATTGGCCAGATTCTGCTCGTTCTTCTGCAAAGACCTTAGATACGCTTCTTGGATTGTCATAATTATTCCTCCTTAACCTTATCACCTTCCTCTACGTCATCCTTCTTCTTAATATCCTTAACCTTCTTGGTCTTGGACTTATCATCGATATTAGACATAGATATGATCTCCTCATACTCATCCAATACATTAGCCTTTATGTCAATAAAGTCTTTCTTGGTAGCCAAGAACTCAGCGGATGTCCGAACGTCAGGTCCTATGATCTGGCCATTATATTGTAATCCGGATGGAGTCATATTGATACGACCATTTCGTTGAAGGACGTTTACGATACGGTAAAACTCAAGAACTTCCTTGAAATCACCTTCCAATGACCGATCCCAGATATCAAGCAGATAATCAACATTGGTCTTCTTCTCATTCATCCAGTTTGATAGAGATCCTGTATAATACTCATCCTCCGTGAAATCCGGGCGAGTTACGATACCGATGTAAAGAAGAAGATCGATGACAGCCTGACGATCGTCGCCGCCTTTCTTAAGGGCGCTGATAAACTTATAGCTGATGTTCATCTTATTGATCTCACGCTGCTGAACGAAATCTTTCATATTGTCTTTCTCTACGAAACAGAACATAGAGTTCATGAAGACAGGATCGCCATCCATTTCCTGAGGAGTCAACATGCCGGAAAATACAGCCAAATATAAATAAAATAGATCTACGGTATTAGCCGTATTATAAACCTTACCCATGAAGATCTTATCCTTAGCGTCATCCCAAAATTCTAAATTGGTTTGAGATAGATCCATCTGTGACATTTCCTCGAAAGGCTTCATGATATTATCTACCCGCTGTTTGACGAGCCTGTCGATCTCATTCTTGTCAAGACCATTATAGCATCTTGATCTTGGATAAAAACCGGTGTTATAGGCCTTGGAGAAATCATCCCAAGGGCAACATACGTGAGTGGCGTTCTCCGGGAACGGAGCTTTAGCTATATTAGCGTCTTGAAAGGCCTGAGGAGCACTTCCATCGTGTTTGCCTACAACCTCATATAAGGTATCTGACATGATATTGAAACCGTTTACCTCGGCCAATACCTTCCTTGATTTTAAAATTTCTTTCATTTCCTTTTTTTGCGTTACTTTAAAAAAAGAGGAGAGGACACCCTCCCCTCTAAAAACCAAATTACATATATGAAAAAACTTAGCCGAAGTAGTTCGGTTGAAGCTCGATAATCAAGAACTTACTGTTATCCATAACCCAAGCCGCTGAAGCTGAGTGGCACCAGAATTGCTCTTTCATGCCCGGCAAGGATGATACGATCTCATTACCGTTAGCTTTGTGTGCCCAACGACCGTACTCATAACCCCACCACATACTTACACCTTCTGGTTTGATATAGAATACGTTATTATTCATATTACCTAACTTAGCGTTAGCCGTATTAGGAATAGCGGAATACGCGTTAGTTGATCCAGCGTCAGTTATATTCTCGATAATACAAGAATAAGAGGATCTAGGATACATGCCATTCACTAACTCGCTACGATCTGTCATGTCAGCGTAATCCAAAGAAGGATCGTGCTCGAACTCAACATTACCGATGCCCGGGATGAAAGCTCCCTTAACCTGAACCGGACCTAAGATCATGGCGTCATTAGTACCAGAGATAGGGTTAGAAGGCAACATCCTATCGCTTCCCATACCCCAGCTTAAGTTCTGCAAGGTAGTGAAGAACGATTCCCTGATCAACTTCTCTAAATTGATCATAGCCATAGCTCCTACCTTGAACTTAATCTTACGTTCCGTAATAGGAAGATCCTGACGTCCACGGAAAATATAAGCTGCTGCAGCCATAAGCGTATCCTTAGTAATACCCATCGGACGGCTATAGTAGATAGTGTAACCACGGCGAAGCTGACGGTAGATACCCTCATTCAAATGGATAGGACCATTTTGATCCATAATAATACCACCTTCTTGCCACATCAACTGTCTAGCTTCCAGCTTAACCAACTCAGCCATACAGAATACCTCCAGCGTGGACGCTACCTTAGCCGTACGCAAATCAAGTCTACCATTAACAGTCTTACCGATAATAGCCAAATCAGGAATATTGCCCTCATACTCGCTTCTCATAGCATTCATACGACGAAGAGCGGTCTCCACGAACTCTGAAGTGCTATTCTGAGCGGCCTGCATGGACTTCATACCAGCGTACATAGTTGTCTCGCCCTCAACACCACGGTGGTTCCCTAAACGGAACTCACAAGTCATAGAACCGGCCTTGTCAGCTCCAGATACTTTAGAGAACTGAGTGCTGTACTCACCAAGAGCATGACCGATCTTCCAGTAGCGGATACCCGGACGTAATTTCTCTTTGGGGAAGTATTTAGCCTTACCACCAATAACACGACACCAATAACGTGTCAAGTCACCTTCTGTCTTAGACGGGATCTCACCTGAGATAAGGATATTACAACCGTTAGCGGCATCGTAGGTAATAACATCATAAGCCGTAAACTCAGAGGTATTCAAAACGATATCAAACAAGCTACCATCAATACCAGGTTTCAGGTGATGACCTGAAGTATCCTCTGCCGTAACGACAGCGAATGTTTTTGTAACAGGTAAATCATAACGGAAAGAGGCTCCAATACCGTTAACGGAGATCGTAGCGCCGTTATTAATCATACCCATATACATCGGGACAGGATAGTTAGCGATATTAGAGAACAAGTTCAACAGACCCAAATGATTCTTATCCGGATCCTCATAATACCAGCTCGCCAATGAGCCTAAGTTATGCTCTACAAGCGAAGTCTTATAGTTCTTGGCATCGGTGAAGGCGATTACATTATCACCATTCACAGTAGCCGGGAAACTTTTTGTCAAAAAAGGGTTCATAATTATCTATCTTTTAATGTTATACACTCTTTGATCCACTCAGATCAAGGAAGTTAGCCTCTATAGTATCATTATCGATATTATTTTTATTCTGCTTTCCTCCCTTATTGCCAGAAAGAAGAGTGATGGTCTTCTTATTGACCTCCATCTTAGCCTTGTTAGTCTTCTGTTTAAGGAACTCGTCCTTATTCATCAAGAACAAAGCCAAATCAGCGGCCATGTCCGGATTCTTGATAGCCTCCGAATAAGCTTTATCTATAGCCGTATGACCTTGATTGTCTATCGGCTTGGTAACGAAATCGACAGCCTTACCTATCATCGTGTCAGTCAACTGGAATCCTGAGCTTATAGACGTCTTAAGACCTTTCTTATAGATCTTCATCTGCTCAACTAACTCCTGTCTCCTTTTCTCGGATTTTTTCTTCTCCTCCTCGACAAGGTTATCCATCTCCTTTTTCAGGATATCATGGAACTTATTGGCCTTGGACTCAATAAACTCATCGCCCTTGCCGATCATCATCTCCATATTATCCTTTATCTCGTCTTCCGGCATACCCAACATCTTATAATAATGCTGGATAACCGCAAGCTGATCATTTTTATTACTCATATCAAGGTTATCCAACGGAGCCTGAATACTCTGATATTGGCTTAATAGTTGGCCAACGTTACCACCGGCCTTATCCACCTCTATCATCTTCTTCATAAAGTCAGACATAGAACCGGTATCAACCTTATCCTTCAACAACTCATCGGCCTTATCCTTGATCAATCCCTCCACTATATCAAGTAGATCATCTTCTTTTGTGATAGTAGAAAGATCAACTGGCTTGTCATCTACCATAATATCAAGGTTATCGATACTGTCGATGATACCTCTGGCAGCCATCTTCTCCAAAAAAGATTTCCCATTAAATCCTGATACTACATTATTATCAGTACCGCCTTCGCCAAAGGAATCAGGGTCTGGGCTGGTAGCATCGCCGCCCTTATCCCCGCCACCTTCAGCCGCTCCGCCGTCGGCAGGCTCTTTATTGGTATCACCTATAGGATTACCATCCTTATCATATTTACCCTCGATATTATTCTTATCGCCATCACCGTCACCACGGTAAAAAAGTTCCTCGACACTCATGGTCTTAAAACCCTTAGCGAAATCACCCATGTCATTCATACAATTTCCTTTTTTTTAAATTTATCCTTTTTTGCTTTTTACAAAAGTAGGTGATTATATAAAATCATCATAAGAAATGATACTAATATATATCTGAGCGAAAATACGCTCTGGGCTTCACCAAATCCCTATACCGATTGCTCCATGAGGAGATCACCGGATTCTTTTGACATGCAATACTCAACCGTCTTGTCCAAATCATAGGACTATGTGATTCGATTGAGTATTACAAACTTAATCAATTTAGCTATAAGTAAAAGAATGCACCCCATTATAGTATATGACAGAATTTTACGCCAAAATGATTACAGATTTTGTAAAAATATTTACAAAACTTGTAATCAATTCTTGTTTATTATTGACGTAAACCTATCTGTATCAGAACGTTTGTTCCTAGCATCTATCTCCTTTTCCTTTAATTCCAACTTCCTTTTCTCTATCTCCTCACGAGATCTTCGCTCAGCCTCGGCGTTAGCCTGTCTGGTTCTCATATCCTCCTCACGGATATCCAGATCCCTTTCCTTCAAGGCTCGATCCGCTATAGCTTCCACATAATCCATACCCTCTTCGTTATCTTGTGTCCTAGCCGCTTGACCGGCGGCCATTATGCTCTTACCCCGTAAATCGAAGTTACCCTTGATATAAGCCAGCTCCTTCTCCTTCTCATGCTCGTCATTACGGGCCTGTTGATCGGCCTCGGCTTTTTGCTGTACAAGTCGTTGTTGATTCTGGTACTCCTCCTGTCTTACACGATCTGCGTAAGATCTGGCATCCCTTCCTATCTGATTCATCTCAGCCGTCGAGTTGGCATTCATCATTCTAGTGATATCAAGCAAGTCATTGCCCAAAGTATTAGTCTGTAATATATATTGCTTCAAATTCTCCAATTCCAGACGTTTCTTGGAATTAGAGACAGCCATAACATTAAGATGACGTAACGACAAGCTATTATCCGTAAGACTGACGTAAGCCAAGGACAGATCGCTGTTCCTGTACATCACGGTCCAATCGTATCCTTCCTTCTGGCATACTTGAGCCACGGCTAGATGAATATCCAATGTCCGTTTCTTGAAGTCATCGAAATCATTGAAGTAAGTCTGAGTCTGTAACATAGTGGCGTTAACTCCCTGTTTTACGCCCGTAGAACTCTCGTATCTAGTTGACTGACCCATCGCTTGCTCGGATATACCTATCATCCTATAAGCCATCATATAGGCGTAAGACGCCATTTCCATACGGGATCTTATCTGATCCGTATTAGTAAGATCATATACACCAAACTGGTTATATATGCTACTCATCTGCGGATTCTGGTAAGGATTGTTCGTGTCATTACCACCTACACCCATAAACGAGACAGACTTAACGATCTGCATGAAAGTAGCCAAAGCCCCTTTCTTGTCCATCATATCCTTATATTCCGTAGGCAGGAATCCTAAGTCGCCTAAGAAGAACTTACCGATCTCCTTCTCTGCGTTATTGTATAGCTGGTTCATAGCAAGATTATACATCATCTGGAACGGCTGTATGCGATCGGCAAGGCTTGACCCTATGAATCCAGACACCGGAATGACATAATCATATAGACTGCTGTCACCATGTATCTGATGAGGTATTGGATCTCCCCCTATATATATAGGTTTATCCATTAAATTACCTCCAGTAATCTTAACTCCAAACCTAACCTCAGGCACATACTCCAAGATATAGGTATTAACCTCAGGATCGCCAACGGCTTCTGCCATCACCCTCTTCACCTTCTTTATCCCGTTCTTCTCCAAAAACTCAGGTAATAGCTCGTCGGTAACAAGCTCCTGATCTACCATACCGGTCTCCGTCATGTAAGTTATTAGAAATACCGGTTTCATGGACACCCAATATCCTTCCATGACTCTAAAAAGACGGGAATCTATCTCATATCTCTTTCCATTGGACATGTCAGAGTTAAAATAGCCAAAGGGATGGAAGCGGGGCAAGAAGCGGGGCTGGGTGTGTTCCTCTCCGTCCGGCCCGAAGGTATGGTACTCTCCCATAGGAACACCATAGTAATCCTCAGCGGCGACTATAGACTCATAGTCATGGTATCCTTTCCATGGAATAACCTCATTCTCGTACATACCGGTAATAGAAGGCTTCTTTTTCTTCCAATCATACCTAGTACCGTCATTGGATACCCATCCCTCGTAATCATCATCACCGCCCATAATCCTGCGTTTATCCTTGGCCGTCATCTTATGGCCGTATTTTGATATCAACTCAACACCCTCGTAATAATGAATACGGCCCACATAACTTCCATATTGCGGATATTTCACATCAGGATGGAAAACCTCCATCGGACTCCACACCTCCGGACGGTAGTAGTCAAATCCAACGAAATGATTGCGGAACATCTTACCGCTAAGAAGACGATCCCGGAAATTCTCCCTGTCAAGCTCATCCATATAAAACCTGCTACGATCAGCCTCGATCGTATGATCTCCCCATACAGCCGCCTGCGTCTTCCATCTGGTGCTCATGAATCTTTGGATATCATCTGGTGTCATAGACACCTTGGCTTGTTGAATTTGCTGGGCGTAAGCCTGACGTTCCTCCTCGGAATTAAACTCATTGTATGTAGGATCAAGACCAGCCTCTACAAGACGCTGATTAACGATAATATCCCACTGTTCTTGGATATGGCGGTGAAGTAAGTTGGACATCGTGTCCTCGTACTCGCTTATAGCCAGATCCCCTACCTCATTAACCGTATACTTATCCTGTAGGTTTGTCAACCATCCCTCAAAAGCGTTTACAATACCACCTATGATATCATAATGCTTCAAGAAAGAGGGTATCCTTATATCACTCCTTAACTTCTGTACGTTCCTTAACTGTGGGATAACATCCGCCATCTCCATAAAAGATAACTTACCATCCGCCATCAGATAATAGTCACGGTACATTTGGTTACGATCATACTGTTTCAATCCTATCGCCTCAAGAGCATCCATACAATCCTCTTTCCATTTCCTGTTCTTTTTCTTCGTGGAAATAGCCTGAGGAGGTAATCCTAATAGCGCCCCTTTTGCCGGAAACGAATGATCTCTATTGAAAATCTCCATATCAATCCAATTGTTTTTAGCAAAGATAAACTATTAAGCGACACCAAACTACCGAAACGCTCCTATAGATACCGATCCAAAGGCAGAGGCATATACCTCATGGTGTTTATAAGCGTCTTCCTTACGGGCGTTATTCATCTCCTCGATCTTCGATTTAGGCATATAATTGTTATCGTCAAAATATCTGGCTAAAGCTAAAGCATGACCAAACGATATAATCCTATCGACGTTCAATCCGGGCTTGTACTGTATTATTTCATCCAGTAGAGCTATATCATCAATCAACTCAATGCCCTTGACCGTTATATCAAGACCAGTATTATCATCATATCCGATAACGAAATCCTGCCAACAGTAATCCACGACACACGAGAATAGCAGGTTCTGGTTACCGGGGGTAGGGTATAGACCTAGCTTGCTGTTCTGCCGGGAGCCGGCCTTCACATACTTATTGGCTATAGCCTCGCCAGCGAATAAGAAGAAGGACGCAGGCATGCCGCTCTTCCGGTTAAGATACTGCTCATACATCTGGTCGGCGTTCTCCATAAGGCATATAGCACCATATCCCTTCTGAAGCACCTCGCATGTACGGCAAAACTGATCTATGGATGATGGGCGGGATACATATGACGCTACTATCCTATAAGCATATGGATCACGTATACCTACACGTCTCTTAAATACATAAAAAGCACCTAATGAAGGAGTATCAGACTTCGCTTGCTTATACGGATCGAGCGAGCTTACGTATATAAAATCATCAAACCTATTAGATTGAGGCATCTCGAATATCTGGACAGGAGCGTCAATAACACCGCCGCTAAACGGGAATCCAGCCAGTTGCTTATTCGATTTAGTAGTCCCCAGTTTATTACCTGACTCAAGAAAGACATCACACAGCATACCGCTATATTTCCCCGACTCAAGAAGATCGTTCTTATGCTTGATAGCGTACTCGACCGGGAACAGGTTCTGGGATGAGCTTAAAAAACAATCATCGATCGTAAATGGATAAAACATGGTATGAGAAGTGTACGCAACCCTATCTTTTGTAGATAGTTTCTTCCGTTCCTCATTAAGTTTATTGGTACTAGCCTCGAAATCAGTAGCGTCGATCTTGATCTTATTAAGCTTCTTGTCATCAGGCTTACCAAGATAATCGCCCAATCCTATAGTTCTCTTAACACCGGAGTTAGCCATCTGACCGGGAACGAACATCGCCCATTTCCGTTCTTTCCATGTTTTCCCTTTCATGGCTCTACGATTTAAAATATCCCAGTCCATAACCAGAAGATTGTAGGTCTCAGGATCAGAAAACATTTCTTGAGCGTCCTTGGATAATTCTACCTCACCACCAGTACCAGCCAAGATAGGGCTAAGACGCCAGCCGTAAGGAGTGTCGTAGGAAGGCATAGCGGCAGTGTACGGCTTCTTGATAGGTCCCTTACCAACCTCGTCGAAAATAGCCGTAGCCGGTGTCAAACCAGCCGTCTTCTGAGTGGAGGTCTTCCTACCCATGTTGATGTTGGCTATAGAGATAATGGCATGGATATCACGTACGCCATTGGACATCCTCTTGCCTAATGTAACGCCCGAACTCCAGTCGGTCTTGGTCCTGTTGATCCTGAAAAAAGGATGCACATGATCAAGACCATACTCACAATACTCACCTATATTAGATAAATCGCTATCGCTGAAACCTACCACGGAATGACTAAGCCCGATCGTCATGGTAGCGTTCATCTGAAGAAGGGATGACATGATAGTCGTATTATGGGATACGACAAAATTGGTAGTAAGAAACTGATGAGATTTATTATCTACCTCAATACAAGTAGCCTTATACTTCCCGTAATAATCTATATCGGATATCCTAAGTCTGTTATGGGTCTTGGATATATACATATCATCACCATCCATGACGCAATAATATCCCATAGACCAAAATATTTTCCTTACAAAGGATATAATATACTCGCTTTTATAAACGACCTTAAAACGATCATCGCCGGTGCTTATACCGCAAGCGATCTTCATGAACGAGCTTATAAATAACTCTTTCTGTTTTTTGGATGAATAAATGACATCATCCATCTCCTTCTTGCTTAGCTCAAAGATCCTGTCGGTAGCGCCACAAAGGAAGGAGGCGACCAGAGACCCCATGAGCTGGGGTGATATCAGCCAACGCCGCTCAGGAAAATCAACCGCATCCCCCATATCTATAGTCATTTTAGAGAAGTCAGAGTGGATAATACCCATCGTACTCATGACTTTACAATCACCATGATACTTGACCTTCCACTGGTGCTGCCCGCAACACACCACGCTGCGACCGTCCTCAAAGGTCACTTTGTACGTATCAACGAATCCCTGAGGATATACGCCCACTATGGTAGTAAGATTCCCGTCATCACCGTATATGATATCTCCTATGTCGGCGAATCCTATTTTCTTGGAACCATAAGGAGTGTATATAAGCTCCGAGTCCAGAAGAGCCTTGCCAAAACGACGAGTACCAAACATCCCCAACCCTTTCTTCTCCTGACGGGCACGTTGGTACATATCGGCGAAAAACCATTCATTGTCACGCAAACGACTGATCGCTGGCACACGTTCCCCGTTTGGAAGATCCTGGAATACGGGAAAGAAATTAACATGCCAATAAAGCCATGGCGGGATGAACGTACCATTGATAGTCACCCCGTACTTGACCTTATAAGCCTCTTCTTTAAAGAACTGCTTAACATCGTCATCTTGATCCTCCCAACCGAACAGATCGTTCCATACAGGAGGATTTTTCATGTTTACATAAAATTCTGGACTCGTGCTTAGACTCATTTTATAATATCCTTTAAAACAGACTCGATTCCACCAGAAACCTGACCCTTACGTTCCTTTTTCTGGACATTGCTTACAGACCTATATACATCCATGATCCCGCTCTTCTCCATATAAGAATCATTCCATGTATTTATCTTATCGATTAATTTTGATATGAAGTCAAATGCCCTAGCCATATCCTCCGGCTTCTCCTTATCCCAAGGATGTTTATCAATATAAGTCTTAGCGTCGTTTATGGCCTTAGCTATGACCTCAAGATTATCATTGACCCGATCAGCGTCCTTACTCGTCGGCTTTCGTCTTCCCTGTGGCATTGGCTTTCATATCCTTAAACTCGTTATACTGTTTCATAAGAAGCTCATAAGACTGAACAACCCCGATCTTACTTACTTCCGTCACGCTCATGTCATGGAACATATCCTCAAGCTCCTTGTCGGCATATCTCAGACGTTCCTTGTCATCATAAAACACGAATCCAGATGTCCTATCTTCTATAATACCCTTGGCGGTGGACGCATATGTCGTATCTAAATCCAGATCCATACCGAAGCTGGTAGCCAACTGGATTATGAACATCAACCTAGAATTGACTTTTACAGCCTCTATATTCAACATCTGTATCTTATGGGTCATCTCATGAAGAACGACAAAATCCTCCTCTTTTATCAACGAAGATGATTTAAGGGCTATCTTCTTAGTCCTATCCTCAATATCGCTATACAGACGCTTGCTCTCACGTTTTATGGCTATCCAATGCCTTATATGGGTATCCGCCTCTTCTTTAAGATAATACCTGATCTCTGTTTTTATATCTTTATCTTCCATATTACGCATTATAATCGTTGTTGTTTAACTCGATCTCATCACTGATACTCTGATCTATTATTCTTAATAAATCCCTGGTACTAACATCCCGCAAGAAGCGTACGTTACCACCATTAGCCTTAGCAACTCTCCTTAAAGCGGAGTAAAGTATATCACCCAATGAATATTCAGGTAACTCACGGCATCCGACTTCCATGACAATAAGGGCATGGATACGATCATCTATCTTACTTCTTACGGGACTTCGCATAGTATTTACTTATAAGCTTCCCCTATAATACGTAGCGGGAAATGTTTGAAATTACGTTCAGGATCATCCTTCGTATAACCCATAAGAGATAGATGTTTCTCAAAATGACCTTCCGTATATTTTGAGGTATCCAATGTCATCCTAAATATAGTTCTATTCTCATTGTCAGGATGTTTGTTATATGACACGTCTCCCATACATCCACATCCAAGATGATGCTCCTTGACATGGAAACCATCTTTATGGGTGATAAATAACACGATTTCTATCTTATCACCTATTTTCTGATCAAAAATATTTAGATAAAACTCGCTCTCGTCATCCGTCAGTCCTATATCAAAGGAATCGTTAGGGCACTCGATATTAAAATCGTTATGATCGGCGGTTATGACCTCCATGGCGTTCCATTTGGCTTTCTCTCCTTCCACGAACTTCAACGGGCATACCTCGGTCTTCATCCAAGCCTTCTCCTTGATAAAACAACCACACAACGAACATGCCTGTCTTCCCATCAATCTTTGCAGCAATACCTTAGCTGGTAACTTAAAGAAAGCGATATTAGAAGAGTTCTTAGGACATTTCTTGCATAAATCAAGACGATTCTTGTACCATTCGGGATAATCTTTCTTATCCTTAGGAATCCTACCCAATAAACTGTCTTCCCAAGCTTGGGCTATTACTTGGGCTTTACCAATTGTTTGCACGATAATTATTTTGGTAATTATATACAAGTTTACACTCGTATAATTAGTTAATAAATTTCTTAACCGGGTTATACCCAAACCCTGTATGGAGTGGCATTACTGCGTCCCCCTTTACTTTTCTCATGATATTATAACTTCCGTTGATGTCAGCATTAATAAGAATACCATCTCTTGTCTTAAAAAGACCTCTTCTTACCCTTCTACCAACATAAGTATCATGATGACCTACTGATTCTAAATCGAAAGAGCTGCATTTTGACGTGTGAGATTCGTTTACTTCAACAAATCTTAGTCCTTGTCTTTCCGATTTATATCTTAACATTGATATAAACATCTCAAATGGAATCGAAACAAAATTCTGATTGTTTCTTTTACCAAGGTTTACATTTTGCTTCCATCCATCATTATGACCTACTATCAATGTTGTTATATCTTCCTTCAAGCAAATATTTATTATCTCCTTACTTGCCTTATGAAGATAATCTTTCACCTTATTGTTTCTCCTTCTTGTTAAAGACATCAACCGTCTCGAATTTTTCTTTCCATTTACTTTCTTTAATTTACTTTGTAAATACGAACGTTTTTTATTATAATACTGATTAATAGACTTCAATCTCTTTCCGTCTATCAGTATAGCCTTATTACTGACATTATAAACAACAGAAGCAAGGTTATTTACACCTAAATCTATAGACATTATTCTATTGTTATCAATCTTCTGCTTTACACAACAAGATTCGTAAATCAATTCAATAACATAACATCCTTGTCTTGGTACTATCCTAACCTGTTTAACACTACCTTCTTCACATCTTGTTTTCAAAGGAGGTAAACTTTCTTTCTTTGGAAAATAAATATATTCACCTTTGTGTCGTATCTGGGCATAAGAGTAGGTAAAAATATTTCTACCTTTTACCTTGTCTTTATACCTTGGAAACTTAGGACATCCAGTAAATTTCTTATTATCCCTTTTCCATGCTTTGATAGAAGAGAAATAAGATTTTAAATTATTATCTAATCTCATCAATATCTGTTGTGAAGAAGATCCACTTAACGCTCTGAAATCAGGATTGTTTTCAGACACCATTTTTTTGTTAAGATCAGTACATCTAATCCACTTACCAGTACTTAGAAATTCTTGTTTTACAACATAAAGCCCAGCATTGTACAGATTCTTTGACAAGAAACAGATATTATCTAACATCTTATATCTCTTATCGTTTGAAGTGATTATATGTTGTTCTACTAAATACATGCAACAAATATAAATAGAATATTTTAAACATCCTATTTATTTTATGTTTTTGTGTAAAATTATATATAATCACCATTATTTTTTAAACTGTTTTTGTTGAAAATCCTGTAATTGTTCCCATGTCATTCCATACCGACATTGATACATGGCCTCATGGTTATCACGTATAAGAGGATCTCCGTTCTTTAACCCCTCCATATCCTCTATCGCCTTAATCTTCTTATCCAGACAATCAAGTTCAATAGGCATCCTTTCATCCGGATAACGATTACCTTCCTTGACAAATATCCGGCGTATCTTATCACGCCTTACCCGCATCTCTCGGAGATTGCATATAACGTATCCGATAAACGGGATTCTGATAGATATATTGTCAGTATACCTAGCTAGGTGATGGATGTAAGATACGGATGCTTTCATGCACCACTCTACCTGTTGTTTGGTAAACTTCCCATCAGATCTTCTTACCACCTCATCCACGATATCCCTATCGAATGAAATAAGATTCCTACCCATCAATATCCAATTTGTTTCTCTTGAACACAAACCCCATTACACGGGTATCATCACCCTCCCCGTCAAGAATAAAATAGTTACGTAAGCTTCTCATCTCAATAGACAGCTCACGGGTACGGAAGTTCCCGTTCTTCTTGTCCACCAGAAAACCCCCACGTTTAAGCTCGTTGTTCAGGACAGCGACGTAAGATTCCTTCTGTCCATGACAATCCATGTACTTAGCCCTGGTATCATCCGAGTATCCGTAGTTGATGTAGAAAGAAAGTAAGTTTATCGTCCTTTCAGTAATCAAGCTCCTACCCTTGGAATCCAGATAGCCATTATATATCCTTAAGAACTGCTGGATCATATCCAACCTAGTATCGTAAGGCAACGCAAATACGAAAGCTTTTCTCTGCTCGGCCATACAAAATTAGTTTTCGACAAAAATACTTTAAAAAAATATTATTGTCAACAAAATATGATATAATCAGTATAATATATGCTGACTAACATATGTTTACGAGTATCCAAAGGCAAAAAGATAGTGGGTAGGACGAACGAAGCCATGTATGTATACGGCAGGCTACGATGGCGAGGACAGTGAAGTTCACGTACGATACGAGCGTGGACGGCGGGGGACAGCCTTATCCTGCCTCACGGGATGCGACCGCTCCCTTTTTCTTTTTGGCTTATTGACCTCCTATCCTTCCGTCATCGTCCAAGGATATAGCCCAAGGCATCCAAAGGAAAAAGGTTGGTGGGGGACACGCTGGGACACCCAAGGTAAGGCTACCGCCGTTATCCCGGATCGTTCCGTCGGGACTACGTTATTGACATGGACGGCGTGAGACGATACGACCCGTACCTTGAGGCATGTAGCCCAACCTTTTTCCCTTTGGCGTTTTAACCTTCTCCCTGCTTACCTTACAGGATATGGCTCCAGGTATCCAAATAAAGAATGGCCGGCTCTCGCGACATGGACGGCGGTAGAGCTATGTTCGCCTGCCGGAGCGTGAGCGAACGCATACGACCTTACCTTTTTCCCTTTGGATTCCTTCCTCCCAAGCTATGGGATATAAAGCCAAGGGGAAATGGGAGGCCTTGGGCATGGAGCCTGCCGTAGAAGATACGGACGGCCGGAGCGTGAGCGACCGCACAAGACCTCGCTTTTTCTTCTTTGGCTTCTGCTCCACCCGATCCCCCTACCGGGGTTCCGGCTTCCGGTATAGGATACGGCTTCTACCAGGTTTAGCCTGCGGTATGCTACCTGACGGCACCATACCTTGGCGGTAAAAAGCAATGTTTTATTAAATAGAGACTTTAAGTGGAGTACACAGGAACTCGACGTCAGGAGAGGTTCTGTGTACGGATAGAGATATTAGTAAGTAGTATATGTTTATAGAGTTAATTATATTTAATAAATATACCTATTAACGCGCGCGTAACAAGTAGGTTGAGAAAAAACGATCGTTCACGCACACAGCGTTTTACGGACATCATCTACCCCTTTCCTCCACCCCCTAAACAACAAATGGGCGACCTTCACAGGCTACCCATCCATCCGAATAACTTGTTTCGTATTGATGAAACTCGTATATTCGCAGCAAATAAAATATTCCATGGGAACAAAGATAGTACTTTTACAGAAAATGAAATTAAACTTCGATAAGATTCTTACCGAAGCATATATCCCAAAAGATATACAAGCAAAAAAAGATGAGCTTGGATGCCTAAGGCTTCCGGCAGGATCACTTGTCTGTCCAGTAGATTACAAACCTGTAACTAATAAGGACGGGAAGAAGGTTACGGCCGTAAAATACTCGAACAAGAAAGATAATATAAGAGGTTCCGGTATGGTTATAGAAAAGAAGTGTAAGCAGGTAACGGCTTATCTTTCTATCATAAATGTACAGAAGCATGTATTTTTAAGAAATAGGATGAGAGATGGTTACCGTGACCGTATCGAGATCAATACCGATGATTTTATAGATATCCTATCCGATGGCATAGCTTATTTCTGCTACAGACATGTTTTAGAGGATTGCCATGAGGATATAGAATATCAGCTAAAGACGCTTAAGGCTTACGCCGAGGGCAAGATAAGAATAGCTTTATCTGATATCATGATCTACTCGTATAAGGCTAAGAAGAATGAGGATACGAAAGACATATTCGTAGGCAAGAAAACATCCGTATACAAATGTCTGGATAAGAATTTAAGCTCAGACGAAAGACGGAATATGGCTAACAAAAGCCGGAAACTTGATCGGGTAAGAATCCTTTCCAAAATAATATTCAGAGCCAGAACCAGAAACGTACATCACATATATAAGGTAACTAAAAGAAAGACAGTTAAGTTCAATGTATCATATCTTCTTAATGAGTTGAATAAGAAGCTCATAGGCATAGGTATGCGTGAAATATCTCAATCCACTATATACAGATACATAAGCATGTTCTTAGACATGTGTAAGAAGAGTATATCCGATTTGTATGAAGAGGTAAAAAAAAACAATGGAGTGGCGAATACCAAAGACAGGAAGAACGTAACTATCGGACACCTAAGACTATCATACAAGGGGAAATATATGCATATCCTTATATCGACAGAATACATAAGAGATGTATTTTTAGGAGAAAAATATTCCGAGATGAGTAAAGCTGGATGATTTGAGTATCAGATATAAAATTTAATATTTACATATTATTCACATTTATTTTTATTAGTTAATTATAACTATTCGTATCTTTGTACCATAAACTTAAAAAGACATGGTGCAAGAGGATTTTAGAAATGAAAACGACCTCCTTCGTCATATTATGACGGTGGATAAAAACGTAGAGCAGGGTCGTGCCTTGAAGAAGATTTTCACCACTAGGGAGAATCTGTTTATTACCGGTAGAGCCGGTAGTGGTAAAAGTACGTTCATGAGACGTATCGTAAAGTTCTTGGGTAAGTGCGTTATCGTAGCCCCGACTGGAGTAGCGGCGTTGAATGCCGGTGGACAGACCATCCATTCGTTTTTCTCTATAAAGAACGATCCTTATATCCCTTCTATCGAGAGAGGTATGTTATCGAATAAGGTGGATGTAAGTCCGTTTATGAAGAAGAAGATCAAGAATCTTGATACTATCGTTATTGACGAGATCAGTATGGTAAGGCCTGATTTACTTGATGAGGTAGCTGACGTACTTAGACAATGCAGGCGTAGCAAGGAACCTTTCGGTGGAGTTAGGTTGATTATGTTTGGAGATCTATCGCAACTACCTCCTGTGGTGACGGCGGATGATTTTATCGATAGGTATTATGAGAGCCGGTTCTTTTTCTCATCTAAGGCATTAAGAGCCTCAGGATTCTCGGTCATTACCTTCGAGAACGTGTTCCGTCAAAAAGATCCTCAGCTTCTTTCCGTACTTGAGGATATAAGATGTGGTGTTATTACCGATGAGTCAAGACAGATATTGGATAGTAGGGTCAAGTGTCCGGATAATATGGATAATACTATAATTATATGCTCAACTAACAAAGAGGCGTATGAGATAAATAAGACTAATCTTGATAAGATCAATAATAAGGTATTTAAGTTCGATGCTACTGTATTCGGGGAGAAGCCTGTAGCGCCCTGTGAGGATGAGCTTATAGTAAAGGTAGGAGCTAAGGTCATAATAACCAGAAACGGCAATGGATATGTCAATGGCTCGATGGGTATCATAACCAGCATAGATACTGTTGATGAGACGATATATGTTCATCTAGATAACGATACTGAGGTGGAGATAACCAAAGAGAAGTGGGAGAAGATGAAGTACAAGCAGGTAGACGATTCCCTTGAAGGCATTTCTTGCGGCTATATAATACAATATCCATTGAGGTTAGGATACGCCATAACTGTCCATAAGTCCCAGGGAATGACTTTAGATAATATATTTGTAGATATCAGCAGAGCCTTCGAGATAGGGCAGATATATACCGCTCTTTCAAGATGTAGGTCTATAGACGGGCTTTATCTAAAATCAGTACCTAAGGAAGATATGGTACTGCTAAGCGATAAGATATCTGACTTTATGGAGAAGGTAGATGAGAATGAGGGTGTTTTGAATCCGGAAAAGATATCTGATATCGGGAAGGATATGATAAAGAAACAACAAGATTTATTTGACTTCGAACAATACGGATTATAATGGCTAAGAAAGAACTTTTTTCAGACGTAGATGAATTAGTATCATCTTTAAATAAAGAGCTTGGAGAAGGCTCGATAATGAACTTCGGTGATGATAAGCCTATAATATCCATACCAAGGGAAAGCACCGGATCGCTGGTGGTAGATAAGGCCCTCGGCGGCGGATGGGCGGTAGGCCGCATCCATGAGCTGGTCGGGATGGAATCTTGTGGCAAGACTATGATGTGTACGTTAAGTATGATCGAGTTCCAGAAAAAACATCCAGATAAGTTGGTGGCTATAATAGACGTGGAGAACGCTTTCGATATTGAGTACGCTAGGAAAATGGGGTTGGATATAAACCGGTTTTTGATCTCCCAGCCAAGCTACGGGGAGCTGGCTATTGACATCACAGCCAAGTTAGTCGAGTCCGGGAAGGTCGGATTTATTGTCGTAGATTCTGTAGCCAATCTGGTACCGAAGAAGGAGATAGAGGGCGATATGGAAGACAGCAACATGGGATTGCAGGCTCGTTTGATGTCCAAAGCCATGAGGGTTCTTACAGGAATCGTAAACAAAAGCGACTGTGTTCTGGTATTCATCAATCAGTATCGGGAGAAGATCGGTGTTATATACGGCGATCCTAAGGTAACGACCGGAGGTAACGCTCTTAAGTTCTATGCCTCTATCCGTATGGAGATGGCGAGAAAGAAGGTTATATTAGGAGAGGACGGATCTTCAGTAGGTCATGAGGTTAGGATAAAGGTGCTGAAGAACAAGACAGCCGTTCCGTTCCAAATAGCAGAGACAGCCTTGTATTATGGCGTGGGGTTTGATAAGGAACTTGAACTTTTGAAGTTATGCGAGGAAACCGGTATCTTTATCCGTAAAGGATCATGGTACTGGTACGGGGATGTTCGTGTAGGGAACGGAGTCGATAATACGTTAAGTATCATGAGGGATAATCAAGAATTGTGTCAAGAATTAAGAACTAAATTGAATTTGTAATCATGGCAATAGGAGTAAAATTTGTAGACGTAATACCGTCCAGTGTAGAGAACGCTGTCGAGGTTAAGAAAGGGGATGTGAAGAACTATCTGTTCGTAGGTATTCCCATGAGTGAGTTTATTGGAAAGAGATATGAGTATGAGGGATTCATATACATGTGCCTACAGGGTGTCACCGGTGGCACGGAACTTGGCGGAGATATAGCCATAGCCGTATTGAGACCGGTTCGCCCCGCCGTCGGGCAGGCATCTTATCATTTGGTATCGTATACACCTCTTACGTATACTAGATCTGATGTGGCGATATTCCTTCGCAATGGTGATTTTAAGGTTGTTAAACGTGATGATTGTAATCTTATATAGTATGGGTACGTATATCTCTATAAAATCAACAGTAAACGCATTCAGGTACGGGATTGATCCTATACCTGAATGGTTTGATAAGATATCCCAAAGAACCAAGGAGCTTGATGTGATGGTTGATGGTAACAAGGTAAAGGCTTTGGATATAAGCCTAGAAAATGGCATTCTACGGGCTTTTTACGGTTATTATATAGGTATGTATCCGGATAACTCAATACAGGTGTTTAGACCGGAGGATTTCCATTCATTATATACGTTGAAGTTATGAATATATCAATAGGTATAGATCCGGGTATAGACACCGGAGGATTGTCTATGATCCCGGAGAACGGGGATATTAAGGTAATTATGACTCCAAGGATATCGGTTAAGGGGGATATAGATCTTAGGGCTATATCAAGCTTCTTCCTCGATGCCGCTGACAAGATCCAAGAAAAGGGAGGCGGGACGCTGGCGATCGCCGTCGAGGACGTCCACAGCATCCACAACAGCTCAGCCGCCAGTAACTTCACCTTCGGCGGACGGCGTCGGGAACCAAACGCGCTCTTCGCTATGATGGTGGAGATGATGGAGCGATACCACTCGCATCCGGACGTCAGGTTCATGTTCGAGGAGGTCCAGCCAAAGACCTGGCAGAAGGAGCTTCATACGACAGCCGATCGGGTGTATACGGCGGCTAAGCTGGATACGAAAGCTACCTCCATCCGATGCGCCATACGCCTTTTCCCTTTGGTGTCTTTCGTAAAACCATGGTCAGGTAAAGGAGTTCAACCTACCAAGATACAAGATGGGATGTGTGACGCTACGCTTATAGCCGAATATATTAGACGTAAGTTTAAGCTATTTTAATACTATTAAGCGTTTATTGTATTTGAGTTAATATAATTATGATTACATTTGCGATGTAATAAAAAGTAGTTCATTATGCTTATAAGATGCTTGTCGAAATCATTAAATGAGAAGTTGAGTAAATTGGAGCTGGTTGTTAAAAATGTAGGATCTAATTCACTTTATAAGAATATTAAGATAGATATTGTCAATAATCTGGCTTATATCACTTCCGTAAACGCCAAGGTATGTGTTATAGAGCGATTGGAGGTTGAGGCTGACTCTAACTTCTCCTTCTTGGTCGAGGCAAGCTCTTTTATCAGATTTATAAAAAAGCAGAAGAATGGTGAGATTAAGATCGCGCTTTCCGATAAGAAGGACAGTATTACCATATACTACGCCTCTGGTGAGTATAGTTGTCCGGCGTTTGACGTAAATACCTTCCCTATGGTATATAATATTCCTGAAGGAGGTATTAATGTTAAGATGAATGATTATGTATCGATACTTAACAAGGCCAGTAACTATACGGAGATCAACGAGCTTTATCCTTGCATCGAGAATGTGGTTATTGATATTGATGAGATTAATATTAATATAGTAAGTACTGACAGGAATACTATTTACAGGTATTTTGTTTCTAATCAGGATAAGGTAGAGAAGGTATTCATCCCGGTATCAAACGCCTCCTCTATATTACTTGATAAACATATAGATAAGTCATTAGATACGTTGTCTATCAAAGTAGATGATACTAGGACTTACTTCTCTACCCCTGATATGGATATGTATGAGATTCACTTTGACGGTAATTATCCTAACTGGAGGTTCGTGGACGAGCATTTTGTCAAAACAAGTACCTATGTCTTTGATAAGGATCTACTCGTCCAAGCCTTCCAGAATAATATCAAGATAAATGAATTTGATCATTGTAAATTGATATTTACGGAAAAAGGATGCGGTATTATGTCGGAGAACCCTATGTCTGGAAGATCTTGTAAGGAAAGGCTTACGGCTTTATCGCATAACGGTAATGATATTATATGCGATGTGCTATGTGGTAGGTATCTTGGTATAGTTAAAAGCATATCATGTAATAGGGTCGTTATCGAACATGATCATAAATCTCATTTCAACAAGATTTATGGGGAGGATAATAAGAACGAGTATTTCTTGTCATCATCAATTATTGTTTAACGTTTAAATATATATAATATGGGAGTTCGTGAAAATCAATTATCATCTAATACACAATACTTTAATATAAGTGGAGGTGGTGTATTATATCAATCGTCAAGAGATCCTAAGGAAGGTTTCGAGGAACATATAAATGAGAAGACAGGAGCCGTATCCTACTGGAGGGTTTTCTGGAACGGTATAGAAGGATATCTTTCCGATATTTTTGTATTAGAGCAGGAGATGAATGGCGCTAAGACAAATTTCTTATTTATAAAGATAAGCGATGAGGAAGGTAATTATGTTATAAAAGTTCCGTTGATGACCTCAAGAGGCGGTATTAACAGCTATGTTAAGTCTCTTGTAAGATACTTGCCTAATATCGACCTAAAACGGAAGATTGTTATCAATCCTGCGCATACTAAAAAAGGAGAGCAATACGCTCCTGGTAATTTCTTTATCTCATACGCTAGGGAGACTCCAGACGGAAAAGATGAGCTTATCCAGCAATATTATAAGAATGGACAGAATGGATGGCCTGACAGGGTTGAGAGTACTGATATAATGGGGAATAAGAAGTTTGATTATACGACCCAAGACGCTTTCGCCTATCAGGTACTTAATAAGTATATTCAAAGCATTAAAACAGATGGTGTGAAACCTGCTCAGTCGGCAATCCAAAACAATGATGGTGAGGCTACAACGCAAACGCCCCCACCGTCATATCAGGCGCAGGCCCAGCAGCAGACACCTCCTCCATCATACCAGCAGGCTCCGCCTCAGACAGCCCAAGCACCTTCTTTTGGAAGTCAACAGCAACCTCCTCAATATCCTCCTTTTGGAGATGACAATGATCTTCCATTTTAATTAACTAATTAAAAATAAGAAAGTTGATGGAAAGTAATTTTAATATATCTACTAAAGTGAACCGTGTCTCGATGCCTACCCAAAATAAGGTAGATACGGTTATGAAGAACTTAGGGCATCGACCTTGTGTAGCGTATTCCGAGGAAAAGGATATGTATTATAAGGATGGAGAATGGGTAGCGTCAGATCTTGACGCTACTATCTTACCTCTTAGGGAGATGTTCGAAAAGACATCTGATTTGAAGTTAGGATTGAAGATCGTTTATTTAATAATAAAATTATAGTATGGCTACGATTGAAGATATCAAAAAACTTCTGGAGAGTAAGTCATTTACATCAGCCAGAGATCTTGATGAGTTTGAGGAAAAGCCGGATGATAAGCTTGATGAGGTTCGTTTAAGTTGTGATCCATCAATTGGACTCGTAGAGAAAGAGGGGAAAATTTTATTAAAATCCTTAATATTCTCAAAAGCATGGAACTCATTGGGCAAGGATATACCTATCAAGCAAGGTAACGCTTTCCCATTAGGTCAAGGGGATATGCTTGATATAGACACGGGTGTATCGGCATCGTTCCCGGATGGTACTGTCGGGATGGTGATGTTGCTTCCGTCGCTCACCGGGGACACAGGCCTTACATTGGTGGGTTCTCCGTTCGTTATCTCAGATAATGGCAATATCATGATCAGGATAACTAACATCCGTAAAGATATGGCTATAGTCGAGAAAGATAAACATATAGCTGAGTTAATTATAGTCGGTAAGATAAATGCCGATATTCGTAAAACTTATAACAGTGATAAAAATGTTCGGATTGAAGATAGTAAAGAGTAGTTATATAGATACTCTAAAACAGGATCTCGATGAGGCTATTAGTTATTCAAGTAGATTAAAAAGAAATTATGAGGATGCTCGTAGTAAGATAACGGAATTGGAGGAAAAAGAAAGATATCTTAATACGCTTGTGGATTCTCTTAATAAGGATATAGAATCCAAGGATTCTCATATCGTTAAGATGGGGAATGAGCTTAGTAAATCAAGAGATCTATATAATGAGTCGGTAAAAGATAAAGAGACTCTTAAACGGGCTTATATGGATATCGAGAAGAAACATAAACTATCATCCAAATTACTAAGCGAAGCCAGAAGAAGATACATTGAACTTGAGGATCAGATCAAGATCATGTCCGATCGTATCAAGTATCTGGAGAATCATGTCGATCCAGAGGCTTTAGATAATGATGTTTCTGATGAGGTTGTTGTCGATGAGGATAAGATGGATCCTAATTCAGGTCATATCGATATACCGAAAAATGATGATAAGGTTACTGAGGTCGTTAATTCCGATACCGGTAATGATACGAATGTCGAGAAGAAGGAAGATAAGAAGAAATCTAAGAAACGTAAAAAACCTAAAAAGGATGAATAAGATCTTGTTATTATTAATAACTATCCTTACCTTAGCGGTTGTCGGATGTAGTACATCTAGAACCTACTATACGGAATATGATACTACTGACATATCTTATGTAGTGGATTCCATAGTATCTTCCGGAACCGTGATGGGACAATGGAAGGAGTGGAGGTTTACGCTGGATGACGGCCGAGTCGATAACTTTGGCTTTACCGCCCTGTACGACGTTAAGGGAAAAGCTAGAGGGTCCATACAGGTCAGGCAAAGATCCGATACGTTTAATATCAAGATAATAGACTATCATAAAAAAGATAAAAAATGAGTTACGGACTAGGTTACATACCATCACCAGCGGATGATAGGGACGCTATTATGAATATGCAACATGAGGCTGTTCCTGATGAGTATAAGATCAATAACGTTGATAGCGTGGTAGATCAAGGTTCTTCCCCTATTTGCGCAGCCGTAAGCCTGGCTGAGATCCTTAACTGGAGAAAGAGTATAAGGGCTATTAAAAGACCAGCAAAGATCTCTCCTTATGATATATATGATCTGAGAGAAGATAAGGATCAGGACGGGATGGTTCTTCGTGACGCTATAAAGTCTATCAAGAGCGTAGGCGTAGATGGGGAGAAAATAAACAGTTACGCTAGGATCATAGATCCGGTATCGGCTAAGGTTTCGTTGATGCTGAATGGTCCTCTGGTTATAGGTCTGTATTGCTATAATTATGGTAATCGATTCTGGCAAGGCCAAGGACAGAACTTGGGAGGTCATGCCGTTATCCTCACCGGCTGGGACAAGGCCGGATTCGTCCTACAGAACAGTTGGGGGACGGGATGGGGTAGGTCAGGTATAGAGACGTTCCCGTTCGAGGATTGGTGCTATATGCTAGAATGTTGGACAATAGTTTCATAAAATACTATATAAACTTCGAGAAATTCCGAGCCACATCCTCTTGTGAAAGACGATGTGGTGTATTTAGGACCCGTAGATCAATTGGTTAGATCATCTGGCTCATAACCAGCAGGTTGTCGGTTCAAGTCCGGCCGGGTCCACAGTTGGATTAATATAATTTGTCATTAGATTTAGAGTTTAGATTTTGTTTGATACCCTTGTCCGTGAGGATCAGGGTATACGCCCCAATAGCTCAAGAGGAAAAGTAGCACATCTCCCCTAAAGATGGGATCCACGTTCGAGTCGTGGTTGGGGTACATGGTGTTTTCTTAAACATATTCCCGCAGGTCGGTAATTAATGATAACCGGTAGACAGCCTACGGGAATCAATAAAATCTTACGTGCTTAAGATCGCTTTCAGTTCTATTTTTCGTGTGTAATCTATAGGAGGGTAGCACGACCCTCCTATTTATAATAACTATTTGGGATGGACATTAATCAAATAAAAACGTATCTACCATCAGGATGGGATGTGGTTGATCTAATAGATCACGGCATAATCGATCTTGATATTATGAACGGAAAGATGATGGGTGAGTATGTGGCTGTGTTGATGATAAAATCTTATGATAAGACCAATGGTCATATCTTAACCACTTTCTCGTTCCATGATAAAGATATGGATAAGTTGAGGATGTTGATAGGTAATGCTATAATGGCGGTAGGATATAGGAATAATCCTCTTAATGGAGATGGGAACACGGCGATCAAATAAAGGTGCTGAATATACTGAGAGAGGGATATTGGATATCCTTAACAGACAGTTCTTGGTGTCTCCTAGATGGATTATAAACAACTTATATGTCTATAACTGGGAGTCTGATTATCTGGCTATAACCAGATCTATGTACGCTTATGAGGTTGAGGTTAAGATCTCGCTTGCTGACTACAACAAGGATTTCGAGAAACAGGAAAAGCACCAAGTAATGCAAGGCTGGTTCGAGGTCCGGAAGCAAGCCCTATACGAGACCGGGGACTGGGTCAGGTACGGCCGGCCCAACTACTTCTACTACTGCGTACCGGATGGGTTGGTTGATCCTAAGGACATACCTCCGTACGCCGGGCTTGCTTATGTTTGTGGCAGGAATTTGAGAAAGGTCAAGGACGCCCCTATCCTGCACCGTGATAAATTTGATCCGGAAGCCTATAAGATGGCTGACAAATTCTACTATAATTGGTGGAATGAGAGACGTAAGGCCAGACAGATAGAAGGGAAGGATATGAAAGACGAGTTCAGGAAAAGCATGAAAAAGGTTAAGGAGAAGATAACCGTCGATGCCAAGATCAAGGCGATGGAGGCGTTCAGGAACGTCTGCGATTACGCCTACTGGCCGTACGGGGGAAGAGGGGTGCCCGGAATGAGACCCAACTGTTCCGCTTGTGGTGAGGAATGTAAATTACAATGCCCGAAGGGGAAAGAATTTAAAAACAAAATAAAATGAGTAAGATTAAAGATTTATTGGCAAGAGCCATTTCATTAGCCTCAGAGCAGCCTATGAGCTATAAAGAGGCAATTGAGTTACTTGATGGTATAGATACGTGTAAGGTCAAGATCTGGCTGGAAAAAGGGGCTAAGCTGCCTGAATACGCTCATAAAGAAGACGCTTGCATGGATTTGTTCGTTAAGGATATAGAACTTGACGGAGGCAGGATCATATATCATACTGGCGTACATGTAGCATTGCCAGAGGATTATGAGATGGAAATCCGTCCACGTAGTGGTTTTACTAATAGCGAGCTAATTATGCAAAATGCCCCTGCTACCATTGATGAAGGATATAGTGGGGAGATTATAATAGTTCACAGAAAAATGAATAGGCATAGTCCTTATTATTGTAATGTCGGTGGTAAGGTAGCACAGCTTCTTATTCGTAGAAGGGAACGTATCGTATGGGAAGAAGTGGAGTCATTAGAAGATCTTGGAAAATCTGATAGAGGTGATAATGGATTTGGAAGTACAGATAAGATAAATAAAGATGGCTTCATGACCAGCGAACGTCGGTTAGGAAACCACCGTGGTAATGAATGATATGGAAAATAAAAATACATCATCCACTACTAATGAGGGCTTGAAAGAAATTGACAAACAAACAAATCCTGTTATGTATGGATGGAGATGTCCGGTATGTGGAAGAGTATATTCTCCCTACGTATCTATGTGCGCTTATTGCGGTAATAATAATATGAATCATATTACATGTAAAGTTACTGGATAATTGATATGAGTGGAAGAATTAAAATAAAGTCCAAGGATAAGGATAAGAGACCTAAGATCGATGTATTTAAGGTAATAGAGAACCGGTTCAAGAATATGAACGAGCTTCGGGATCTTATCGACATGGATCCAAGGAAAGGGCTAGTCAGGATCCGGGACGGGGCCGGCTTTAGGGAGGTGGAGCGGGGCGGATGCCTGCATCGGAACTACCTTAACCTATTGGAGGAGGAGCTGGGCGCTAAACTATCAATAGATCTGATAGATAAGTATGTTAAAAGAAAATAGCACATCACCTACCCTAGTAATTACCTAGGGTAGGTTCGTTTTGTATACCGAAGTATCTACCACGATCTGGCTATCCATATCCCCAATCAACTCAATGATCTCATCCCTTATATCGTAAGAAAGCAAGATCGGGATTATAGTTAACATAAAAGATAGTAGTATCCCGAATCCTATTATGACAAGGATATCATTATACCCTATATCTAATATCGGCATGACAAACATCAATCCTGACGTGAATATCATTACGAACAACGTGGATATATCATTTATCATATCCCGCTCCATCGTATCCTTAATCATATCTCCTCAACTTTAGTATGATTTATTATCCTGCTGATATGACGGATACTTAATCCCGTCCTGTCCTTTATCCTACCATACACGTAGTTCCTTGATACGACCGTAGCTAAGTCACCTAACTCGTCAAGTATCTCATTGTACATCCTATGGATCTCGTTGTTGCGGATAACCGTACTATCCCTTATATATATCTTCTCGATATCTTCATCGCAGAAGAAGATCTTGATCTTATGAAGTATGTCTCTAAACATGATTTTAGTTTTGTTCCAAAGATATGAATTTTTGATATCCGGTCAAAGACAATACCTGAGAAGCCAAAAAGAACGGGAGGCGGTGGTAGGACGGGGGAGGCCCGGAAGGACGAGGTCTCCCTCCTTCCCTTGGGATTACACTATCCTTACCGTTACTCGATAGTTACCATGAGAACTTTTCCCATAGGCATAAGATTCACATCCCGAACAAAGATCAGTTACTATACAATTATCGTTTAATATATAATCACCATCCCAAGTTACATAACTTTCATCTAAAACCTGAGTCTGTAATTCAGATCTGTAAGTGAAATTAATGATCTTCCCAGGATCGGTTATCACCGTTACAGGAACAAAATTAGTTATCCTATTCCCGTATGTCACCATATTAGCCAACTCGCAATGCATACCCGAATTATATTGATACGTAAGGGTTCCCTCTATAATACCTCCACTTATGCCTAAAATAACATTGTACTCATTTTTCGGATTTAGATATGATATCTGGCCACTTATGCTTATAGTTTTTATCTTCTTATCGCGATATATATCAAGATAAGATCCGTTAAAACCAGGTTGATATGGCTTCCCATCAATATATATATCTACAACGCCAAGACACATATTCTTGTTTATATTAACACGGTAGTGGATCTTACCGGGAGAAGAAGTCCTGCGCCTAAACATACCCCCTCCTTATCTGAGGGTTAAAATATCCCCCCCCCCATGTATTCAACTTCTTTATTCATAATATGTTATGTTTTAATTATATCGCAAATGTAATAAAATTAATGAGAAAGTCGTTAGGGGATGAGAGATGGGATATGTTGGGACGCCGGACATGTAGGGATATGCGGGGATATGCGGGACGGACCACCTACCCGAAATCACCCCGGCCGGGCTGCCGTTTTTGGGACCGCCCCCCCCAATCCACGAAGGGCGGTAAATGGGAACGGCAAACGATCTGCAAGCCGAAAAAAAAGAATGCCTATTTTGTATTTAACCTGTTGATTATCAATAATATAAATCAATATTTTAATATATGTTTACATTTGATTAGATTTATTACATATAATCGTCGAATTTTTATTGCAAAATATTTGTTGGACAATAAAACATGTAGTATATTCGCATGTGAGATAATAATATTAACAAACAAGGCGTGCTAGATGCCTATACAAGTCCCTAGGGCAAGGGCAAATCTAATGACAAGTAAAGATCTTAACAAAGTACAAAACGAAGTAAAAAAAGCAAGTGAGAAAACATTGACAGGTGCGGTCAAAGCTTGGTGTCAGCTATTTAAATCAGGAAAAGAAGTTAACGAAATATTAAAGGACAACGACATTAAAGTAGATAAAGCTATTGTACCCGCTTTAGTTGCTTTGGCAAAGGATAAAGAGGTGGTTATACAACTTTGCAAGGAGATACTCCCACGTGTAAATGATACCTTTTGCGCCTACAAAGAGGTTGAGAGAGAGTACTACGACAAGCAAGACCAGGTAAACAACAGCAAGTTGCCATTGGATAAGGTAAATAGTATAGCTGTATTGGGTAATACGCATAAACGCTTTGGATATTGCGAGCCTGTAGCATACAGCGACACAGATAGCGTACCTTACTATGAGGTATTTAACGGATCAGATAAACGTATTGTCAAAGTAGCTATACCTATCAAGCGATACACATATAATTTGATAGCTAAATGTATCACTTACTACCTAACGCACCCTAAAAATGATAGATAATTAGGCGGGCTATAATAGCCCGTCACGGTTGCATGCTATTGCGTCCCCGTCGCGCAACTGGACTCAGACTAAAATAGCGAGTTATTTAACATATTGCAATAAGGATATACATGCTGGTAGGGTATCGATAGCATGTATAGATAGATCGCCGCTTAACAATGTGATTTTGGTGCGTTGCCAGTCAGGAGACGTACCGTTATCCTTTTGGCCTTATTGTAAGTCGGGTTAGTACGTTAAGGTCTCCTTAATAGGCCGTATTATAATACGGGGTATATTGGTGTATATACGCATGTAATGGCGTATGTCTATGCGTTGTAAGAGTAGCACGCATGGAGTGCATAACGGGGTTATAACCGTGCCAATATGTCAAGGCAATAACGTTTAAGGTAGCTTAAATACTTATGCGTTATATGTAATAGCAAAATAACAACCCTTACAAGGGTATTTTGTGCGATTAAATTGACGGACAAAGTGCGCCTTGTCGGTACGTATCACGGGTGACGTATGTACGTATTTGGCTTCGTTCGTTCGGGGCAAAGGGACAATCCAATGGAGACGGGCGGGTGTGGTGCGTCCGGCTGGCCGTTTTGATAACGGCGGCTTTGTGACTTCATAGCCATGCCGTATTCTTATTGGTGTAATTAAATTAATATATTATGTACAAAAAGAAATTCGATAATTTGAATAGGAAACTATCTATTCAAAAAGAAAAGGCTTTAGAGGCTGTAAGAAAGTCTCAAATGGAATTTTATATTGAGCTTACCAAAGAACTATACAAGTCTAATAAATTAGATTGCAGTAGGGAATCTGATAAATGTAGGCGGAAACGTGTTAGTTATATGGCGAACAAATTGCGGCAATAGTCGTTTGTTTTTATTTGATTTTAAAGTTTGCCCTTTCGTACTGTAGTGATATAGGACGGAAGGGCTTTTTTGTGCCTAATTTTACAAAATGATAGCATAACCATATGTTTTACTTACACATAAAAGTGTTGAGGCGGCAAATTTTAAGCATTAATTATAAATGTGTAAGTAAAATACTTTATTATGTATCATTTTGTATATATCTATATCCATACGGGCGGGTGAATTGTACCCTTATGCATGGATTTGCGCTTGAATCGATCCTAAAAGGTATATAATAGGCGGTACTTATTGTATATTTTTTATCTATATCTAGGCTTGTCTTTCCTTAGAGGTAGCTCTAGGGGTTGATATATATTATTTTATTGATACTCAATTAATTGTATTATTTGCGTTCAATTTTAAAATCGTGGTTACTTATTGTATATTTTTTTATGGGTGTATTTATATATTTCGTACTTACCTTGTTTTGTGGGTATATGGCGTTTGAGTTGGGGCGGTATGTTATAGCTACAGGCGACGCCCTGCCTTTAATCATAGTTATTTTATTGGCTTTATTATCAATACATTGTATTAGGCAAGTATATAAGGCAATCAAGAACAAGGACCTCGATATCCTAGACTGAATCAGCGTTCCACGTGGAACAAAGTAGCGGAAGGTCTTAGGATTTCGGGGTGGTTTCGAGGGAGGTGTGGGGTTTGCGTGATGGGACACCACCAAACAAGAAAAAAAAAT